AAAAAAAAGGCTGAAATTATCAGCCTTCTAATTAGATAGAGTATTATCGGAATTGTTTGAATGTTAAAGTCATTCGTCCTGGCTGGGTAAAATCATCCTCGCCACAGATGAAGTTTGCTTCGTTAACTTTTTCAAGTTACTAGGCTTTTCGGATAGTTGTATGTTTTTTTAACTTTGCTGCAATTATTCCCAATACTCTAATATTTTAAGCAGTAATAAGCTCGTAACGTGTGCTATTAACTGTTTTATTCATGATACCAATTGGTGACATATCTTCACCTGTCAACAATGATTTTAAGATTGCTGGTGAGAAACCACTAACCAACGCTGTACCATTATCACCAACTTGAACTGGGAAGTTTCCAGCACTTCTGCTTTGGATATTCCAGAACACTAATTTTGGCATTGCGTAACCAGCTGTTTCGTATTTTTCACTAATCATATCCAACGCACTTCCTCTGTGATTAGTAGCTTGATTAAACTCCATGTCTGACATAATCAAAACTGTTGTTGGCATTTCCGATTCTGGTAAGTTGAATCCAATTGCCTGATTAAGAATCAAAGTAAACACAGCTTCAAGGTTAGTACTCATACCCCAATCAGAATGTTGTAATTGACGATAACGGTCTTTTAAATTACCGTTAAGGTATTGCAATACTGGTGATTCAGAGAATGTTATAAACGCATCCTTAAATTTACCTTCGTTTCTTTCTGAAATATACAACCCTAAAGAAATACATACATCCAAACAAGTAACAGTTTTACCTGCTGGTGAACTCATAGAACCAGAAACGTCACACACTGGTAACACTCTTTCATTGCTACCTTCCATGTAGTTAGGTAACGCATCCCATTGCTTTACAGCCATTGTTTGATCTCCCTTTTGTAAGGTTTTCAATACATCGTATGGGTATACAGCTGAAGCGTTAACTTTAGTATCGCCATTTTTGTATGCATCAAAACGAGTTGAGTCATGTTTACCAAACGCTTTACCATAACGAGCCATAGCAACAGATGGTACATGTTCATAAGTAATACCATTCCATTCTTTAGCACACATAGCTGTTTCAACAACATTAGTTTTTTCAACTAACATTTTACGATACTCTTTTGGAGATAATTTCATGTAACGTTCTAAAGCAATAGCTTCTTTACCTTTACGAGGCATCCACTTAGCACATAAACCGTTATTCTCATTAAGAGCACTTACGATTAAGTTTTTAGCTTGCGTATCTAATTTAGTACCAAATAAAACTAATAAATCATCCCAACGACCATATTCGGAAACGTATGATAAATTTTTAGCTAACGACTCAGTATGATTTTCAACCAAATATAACATTAAATCTCTAAAGATCTGACGCTCACCAGCACCACCACGAACATCACGAGCCCAGAACATAGTTCTAAGAGCTACTAACGGATTTTCGTTAAATGCTTTTGAGAAGTTAACTACTAATCTTTTTTTGTCTTGCCCACGCATAGCTCCAATTGTGAAAAATAAATCCACACAAGCATTAAGTGATGAACTATTGGTAACCATACCGTTTTCAGTTTGGTTATCTCTTGTTCTAAGTGCGTCTACTAATGAATTTGCCATTGTTTTATTTTTAATTACTTTACAAAGATAAGCATAAATTCTTAAAAAACAAATTTTTTACTACTTTTTTTTATTTTTTTTATTTTTAAGCTTGAAAATGCTATCTGGTGGTTCAGATAGTGAGTATAAAAATTCGCCATCTTTGTTCAAACCACTCATTTGTAACATACCATCATTAATTAAATCATCAAACGTTTCAACAACAGAAATTTTTCTGGTTGATTTAACAACCTCATCAAATTGTTCAAAATTAAGTGTCGGATCACCTAATTCAATTATGTTAGATGTAGCCACTTTTAAAATCTCATCATATAAGATATCTTTATCTAAAAAAGGATCTTCTTCACTAAAAAGATCCTCTTTATCCAACCCATCTATAAAATTTTTTGTGTAAATTATTGCATCAGTATTATCCATAAGACAATAGTAATAAGAAAATATTAAAAAACCAAATCTTTCTTATCATAAGAATCTATTATTTCAAATATCTTCTTATTTGCCCATGTTGGTAATTTATCGTAATGTCTTCTAAATAGCTTAAAATCTGATGAATCTATATTAAACTCCTCAGTTGGGGTATCTTCATAGGTTGTCTTTCGTACAGTATCGAAATACAGACTACCTAGCTCACAAGCGTATTGTCGCTCATTATTTGGGATAAAATCTACAGATAAGTATATATGGGACTTATCTGGTGATATGTAATATATTTTTAATTTTTTGTTTTCATAGTCATATACTGTGAATTTATAAATAAACAACGTGTTAAGGTATTTAACCTTTTTATCAAAATTTCTCATCTTTTTATCTTTTTGTAACTATTTATAATAGAACATTGCGAGAGATAAAAAGCTTTTAAATAAATATCGTAAAAATATGGAAAAGAAAAAAATTAAAGTAACACAAAGACAAATTGAGCTTTTAGCTGAAAATGAAATGAATAGGTTAAAAAAAGAAGACATTGAAGGTATGATGGGTGATCCAGAGGACAGACGTGTTGAATATCCAACCCCAGGTGAAATTGAAGCCATTAAAACTGGCGAAGAAATGCCTACTGGTGATGATGATACAATCGACCCAAAAGATATGAAATCACCCCCTCATGAATTACTAAGTTATTTAGATAAAATCGAAGAGGCTAAATCAATTTTAAGTAAAGTTGCGGCTAAAGAAGATAACGAAAACATCAAAAACAGAATATACGCTCACTACGAAAAAGCTCAAAAATTAGCTTTTGAATTAATTAAAGAGTTTGGTATTGTTCATTAATCAATTTATCTACATATAAAAATTATTACTAAGGGCGGTTATACCGCCTTTATTTTTTTATATATTTTACTACTTTTAAGTTATGTATAAAATCATATTATATAATAACGGTAAGAGAGTTAAGACCATTAGGTCATACCAACTCTATACAAACGCTATTAAAAAATATAGGGGTTTACTTAAGGATAATAAAACTTATTTCCCTAAAGAATATCTATGGAATGGTATTAAAACCGATTATGAGTTAGTTTTAACAGCACCACCAAAAAATAAAGCTATGGAGTTTTTTAGAAATGAAATTGGGGCTGTTGTTAAGATTAAAACTAAAGGTGATTTTGTTATAAAACAAATAACCAAATACACTATTGAGGATCGGTTTAAAAATAGAATCGATGGTAAAATGTATGATTTTAAATTATTAATAAAAAAACTATTAAGTAATCAAAATTTAACATATACTATAATGGCTATTAATAATAAATTAGTCATTGAGTGTTTTGAGAATGATGATGTTGATGTGTTTGTGTTAAAGAATTGTGATATAGCTTACTCATTATCTGAAGCTATAAGGGTTTTTAATAACACAAATGGATTGACGAATTTCATATACTTCCAGGAACCAACATTAGATACTAAGATGAGGGTTTATGATGATCTAGAACTTAAATACGGTATTAGTAAAGATTACATGCAAAAGGTAACGACCCGTTAACTCATTTTAAGTACAAATTTAACGTTATAAATAATCACATCAAATTTATCTTTTGATTTATACCCCTGTAAAGTGTTGTTTTGTATTTTAAACACTTCTTGTTGTAAATTTTCGTGCTTTGATTCATTTAAATAAATGGTAATATCCGTTGTTATTTTATCACCAATTGTTTGAGTAATAATCTTAGCTAATTTATATAATTCACCAAGTTTCATATATATTTAAAGACCTTATTAATCTTTGTTTTTAATTTTTGTAAAAATGATGGTTCTGGTTTAATGTAGGTTCTATAGTCATTAATCTTTTCACCCAAACCAGATTTAATAGTTTTTGCAAATTTTTCTTTTTCAGTGTCAATTTCTATTTGATCTTTCCAAAGTTCTTTTTCGTAAACTTTAATAGCTTTTTCTATGTTCTTATCACCCATTACTTATAAATATAAATAGTAAAATCTTCATCATTATGGTAATTTGTTACTAATACGGTATTATCTGAACCGTACCTAATTTTAAACTCTTCATAAAATTCATTTGGGTCGAACGTATTAAATACACTATCTTCACCATCATTAAATGCGTTGGTTAAGAAATTAAAAGCAACACCCTTATTAGCCAAATTATAAGCATAATCAATAGCGCCTAATATCTCGTTTTTAGGCATTTTAACAGTAAACATACCCGAACCTATGATATAATCAAAAGAGTCGCTTAAATCGAATATTTCACCCGTTTTAAATGAAATGTCTGGATGTTTTTGAATAGCATAAAAAATATAATGTGGGTTGATGTCAACTCCGCTGTATTTAGTTGTTGGGTGATTTATGTTATTTAAGTAATTAACAAAATGACCTAAACCACAACCAAGATCTAAAATACTATCATCTTCAGTAATACCAATATCATATAAAACTTTAAACCTATCAGTTTGAGCCTCTGTTGAATCCCAAGCAACTGCTTCTGGTTTATTTATATCAGTATATAATAAAAACGGTGTGTAGAATTGAATAATCTCCTCTTTATAATTCGTCCTTGACATGTCTCTCTAGGTTTAATTGAATTAGATATAATAACCAAATGACCCCAGATATAAAAGATGCGTCAAATATGGAATATGTGATTAGTTGTAATATATTTGAATGAGCAGCTGAAAACAGGTCATAAGATGGTGAAAATTTAAACCCCAAACTAAAAAATAAACCTACCCAAAAACCACTACACATCATACAATTCAATAGTTTATGGACAAAATTAACTCGATCTTTAAAAAATTCTCTAACAGGTTCCATTATTTTACTTTGTACGAGCAATAAAGTTATACCGTAGCAACCCATAATAAAATATAGTAACATCATATTATTTTTTCTTTTTATCTAAATTTACTGGAATTATATTACCATCACCCATTGTTGCAGCATCTTCTTCATTATCCTCATCACTATCACGAATATCAGCTTCTGTTGTTAATTCTGGTATTAAATCTGGTGTTAATTCATTATCATCATTCGGGTCTATTTGTGTTGGCTCTGTTAGTACAAATGGGGTATCAAATTGGATTTGTTTTAACTCATCATAACTTAATGATGTAAATAACTTTTTAAGTTCACCCATTTTTTGTGAAAATAATTTTTGTTTTTTCTCAATATCCAAATTATGATCAATAATGTCTGATAGATGTTTAAACAATTGTTCAAAATTCATTGACTCAGTAAAAATAATGTAATAGGCTCTATTACCATTTTCATCATCTTTTTGCTTCTTAATGTTATATTGGTCTGTTGTTTTTAACAGTTCCCAATCATTATTAAGCCAAAAATCTATAATTTTTGTTGTTTTATTAACCCTGAATCCAATGATATTTTCTGGGTATTTTTCAAATAATTTATCTATTTTCATAGTCCAATTCCTTTAAATATTGTTGTTAATATAACTGCAACAGATACAGCTAAATAGGTAAGTGTTTTAGGGTTAATTTCAAAACTCTGAGGTTCTGGTTTGTTTAAATGTCTTATAAATAAGAATAATTGTCTAATAATAATAAGACAAGACATAAAAAATACTACAAATAAAGCTTTATCGATTAACGTTGTTAATATTTCCATAATTTTCTTACAAATATAGTAAAAGAAATGGAAATTATCAAGCTGGTTTTGTGAAATATTTGTTTAAAATTTTATAAATTTCAATAAAAATGTCGTATTCTGATTTTGTTTTAATTTTAGTTAACGACAATATATTAGCCCAAAAATCAATAATCTTATTAAATAATAATCTACTTTTGTCTTGATTATTATAAAATATTTCACTAAAATAATTTAAAAAATAATAATAGTGTTCGCCATTTGATATGAATTTTATATTTTCTTTACTGAAGTGTTCAATATTTTTATTCCAACACCAGGTAAAGTGAGATTTTCTATCATTATCATCTATGATAACATCATCACCAAGATAAGTGTCATGAATTAAATAACCCAACGAAATAATAAAATCACAATACAACTCAACCCTTTCTGGTATCACATTATTAATGTTATTCAAATATGTTAGTTGTTCAGTACTTAATGGTTTAGAAAAGTACTCTATGAATCTACCTATGGGTTCTCTATTCATTTATAAATCGCTTATAATAAATAAGGACTCCATTAGAAGCCCTTATAAATTAAATATAATATTTTTTTTTAAAAATTAAATGAACTTTTTGTTCGAAATTTGTTTATAAAGAATTTCAGTTTCATTAAGAGCTTTTGTTAATTTGTTCTCTTCAACTATTTTCTTTTCATATCCAAACATGGCTTTCATTCTTTCGATATCTTTATTAGTCTCTTCGTTAAATACTGTTGTTTTAACGTACCCTTGATTCTTTTCAACAGCTGTCCTGTCATGGCTTGATGAATAATCGTTAGCATTAATAGCTGGATCTTTAGATCTTTCTTTAGCAGCATTAATCAAATTTTTACCAGTATCTGTTTTAACAACATTGGCGTGATCATCTGGTGCATTGCCCTCAGCCTGATCTAATACTCTATCTTTTTGGTCTTTAGACATTTCAGTTCTATAATCTAAATCTAAATTGTTTCTCCAACCATTTAATTTACCAGCAACATCTTTTTCAAATTCGTTTGGTGTATGCTTTTGGTTTTTTAAGTTATCAACTTTTTGTTCAACAGAATCTTGAGATTTTTCAGCATCAGTAGTTGCTTCTTTATTTTCTTTGTTTGATTCTGTTTTATTTGTTGATGTTGTGTTCTTACCAACAACTGGTTTAAAGGTTGGTAAATTACCTTCTTCTAAACGATCTTCATCATCATCATATAAACCTAATTCATCAGCTTTAACAATAGAATCAATTGAAATTTTTTCTGGAGAAAATTTAGTACCAATTTCGTCATCATCATTTGTTGTATCTAATTCCTTATTAGCATTTCTATCTTCGATACCCATTTCGATTGAATCTATTTTACTTTTAGTTGTGTAAATACTATTTTTCATATCAAAAATATCAGATAAAACATCTTCCATAACATCTAAAGTTTCAAAACCAATTGAATCACCAAATTTAGCAAAATAACCACGTTTTCTTGGTTCAACTAAACCACTAAATACATCGGGATAACCAGCGCCTAATTTTGTTAATCTGCTATAATATTCAACACTACTTTCATCTTCTTTTTTAGTTAAGAAATCCATGAAACCTTCGTTAGTATATTCAACACCTTGTAATTCAGTGTTGTAATATTGATTCATTGTAGATGCATCTAATTTAGCAACCATTGGAGTAAAATTACTAACATATTTGCTATATTTTGTAATCTTATCGTCTAACACTTTTTTCATCTTTAAAAGATATGTTGGACTTTCTTGATCGTCATCATCGTCATCATCTTCGTTTTCCATCATAGGTTCATCACCAACGCCAATTACAGTAACAGCTGGTTGTGTTTCAGCGCCTGGCATTTCAACTTCACCAGTACCTTCTTCAGACTCAACTGTTAAGAAATCAAATACTTGATCAATACTTTCTTTAGCTGTTGCTATGTGATCAGCAGCCCAATCGTGACCGTTTTCTAAGATAGATTCAATTTTAGATGGATCCATAGCCATCATTTCTTCAACATGATGTTTAATTAACTCCAAATTACTAAAGAACATATATCTACTACCACCTTCTTCAGCGTGTTCAACACCTTCATCTTTACGCATCATTTCAAAATCAGCTCCGCTAATTTTACCATCATGGTTTTTATCAAGTTCTTTTTGACCACCAATTAATTTTTCACCTAAATATGATTGCATTTTTGAACCACATTCGCTCTCATTACTAACACAAGATTTATACATCTCACACATGATCTGATCATCTTCCATCATAGTTGAGCATTGATTTTCATATGTACCACCTTCGTTTAATTCTTCAGATAAAAATCCTTCTTGAACTAACACTTCATAAAGACAATCGGATTTTTCCTTCATCATTTCGTACATAGCTGATCTCATTTCTGAAACCGATAAATTACTTAAATTATTCATTTCGTTTATATTTTGTTTTTTATTTTTTAATTCTATTGATTCGTCTAATTTAATCATTTCACGCAAATATCTTTCTCTAATAATTTTAGCGATAGCTTCAGGTGTTTTTTTAGTTTCATTAGCAACATGTGAACAATACTCATAACAGTTTGAACACATACCTTCTTTAGTTTCACCAATTAATTTGATTGGTTTATCTATAGCACCTTGTGAACAATATGGAAACGCTAAACATTTTGGTTCTATTGTCACCAATTTACCACCGTTCCAGCTTGGTTTTTGTTTAAGGTCAGCACCAAACCAATCGTTAAGGTCAGATTCAGTTACCATTTTACCCTCAATAGAATAAACATGTTCTTTAACATAACCTTGAGGCGCTGTAACTAACTTACCAGTACCAGCTGAGTTTTTTACGCTACCATCTTGCCAAGTATTGAATAACCTGCTATTTAATTTTTTTCTTGAAATACGACCCAAAGGGCCTATATACCCACCATATGTTGGACTACCTGGATCACCTAAAACAGATCCTGTGGTTGTACCAACAGCGCCTTCACCATCTTCGTTAATATGTTTTTTATTTTCCATTAGCTAGCTGAATTTTTTAAGTCATTAGACCAGAAACTTCTTCTAGTCCATAGGTTTTTATATAATTGAACTAATACGTTTCTAGTTATATCTACAATATACTTTTCAATATCTTTATCCGTTTTAAACTTCTTTTTAATAATGTCAGTAACTTTTTTTTCTAAGTCTGAACTTCTATTAATATCTAAAAAATCTTTGATTTCTTTTTTAACCATAGTTTTAACATCACTCTTATCTGTTGGTGTTAAAGCCTCAGTAATAACAGATTCATCACATAGACACATGTCCATTTCCTTTATAACCTCATTAAAATAGGTTGCTAATTGGGATTCTGTTACTTTTACTTTCATTATATTTTATATATAAATAGTTGCCAAAACAACAATGTTACAATAAAAGGATTATGGTTAGAATAAATAACCCACCGCTACTAATATAAGCTATATTCCTTTGTCTTCTATAAGTTTTTGAGTTATGTTTAAGATCTGAAATTTGATTATCTTTTTCAGTTATAACTTGGTCTTTTATGTTAATTACCGCATCTTTTTCAGTGATAATACCTTTATGTTCAGTTATAATAGTATCTTTTTCTAAACCCTGTTTTACTAATATATGTACACTATCTCTAGTAACACCAATTTCAGCTTTTAATAATTCGTTATCTGATTTAAGTATTAAAGCTTTTTTTAATGCTGCGCATGGAACACAGCAAATTGTATCATTTAAAAGCGTTTGCGAATTCGCTTGAGATGTCCCTATTAGACAAAGAATTAATACGATTAATATCTGTTTCATGAGCTTTTTTTTCTTTATTTAGTTTATTTTTTAAATCACTTAATTGATTATTATATTCAATAATCTTAGCGGTTCTTTCGTTGATAGACTTATTTAATGAATCTATTTTAACATCATGTTGATGCACAACCGAATTTAAAGAATCAATCGTTTTTTCGTAATGTGATGTATCAATTATACCTATGTTACTTTTGCTAAAAACAAAATATATCATCACACTTGTAATTAGTACGATAATCAATAATATTAAGTTTTTATTCATTAAGTTTTTATTCATTTTTATTGGATATTTCCTTGTGTTGCTGATATAAGTTTATTACGACCTATTTGGTTATCATTATATGATTTTGTTATTGTTTGTAATAAATTAATAATATCAACATCCAACCCAATTGTACCAGAAATAACATCCATTTGTGGATTTTCTTCATCAGTATCAAATTTTATACTTTTAATAGCATCAATACCAGGGTTTTTAATTGTTTCTGTTGTCATTATGATTCTACTATCCTCAATAAAAATTGAAACTATGTCTAATAATAATCCAGTGGCTTTTAAAAACTCTCCAATAGATGTTATAATTGTTGTTTTAACAGCGTCATCAAGCTTTTCTTGTGTTTTTAAAAAACCAACAGTATTAATACCATCGAATGTTACTTTTTCACCTTCTTTAGCTTGTTCCTGATTTTCAGTTTCCTCAGGATTAACCATAACACCATCGTTATTATTTGTAATAGCTTCTTCGGTTATCATTCTAACCTTTGATAACATGTTTCTTATTTGATCGTATTCGTTTATCATTTTATTTATTTATTATTTCTGTTAATTTTTCGAAGTTAAATGCTGGTGTTAAATCATAGTGATTTTTACTGAAATTACTCCTGTTTAGAATACCCTTATAATTAATTGGTTTATGGGTTGTTACATTATCACCAATAAAATTTTTATTAATAGAATACTCTAAACATAAATAGTCTATTAATTCAGTTAGTGTCAAAAATTGTTCTTCAGTATATTGTGCCCAATGTTTTTTAGATCTCCATAATTTTTCAATGATTGGTTCATCATATATAGCACCTTTCCAGTCTATATAGGCGTTAGATTCTTCATTATATTGTAACCACCCAATATTTTCTAGGGCTATTACAATAGATTGTTTATCAAAATCTTGATTATCAAGTACTTGAGATGTGTTTATAGGGTCATAATGTTGGTATATAGCGCCAGAACGGGCTATTGTAAATGCTGGTATTTTCTTGTATTGTTTATTATAACGTAAATTAATACGAGTTATATAATCATCAATAGAACAGCCTGTGTTAATTAAAACTATTTGTTTTTTCTTAGTTCTATTTTTTTGTATATGCTTGTGGGTATCAAAAAAATGTTCTTTATTTAGTTTCTCCTTCATTAAACACCTTTATTTTATTTAAAAAATTTATTGTAGGTGCTGACTTATCTTCTAAACGTCTTTCGCTACCAATATTATAATTGGTTGCTGTTATAACTTTTTTTTTTCGATCTCAGGTTCTACTACCTCAACCACTGGTTCTTCAATTACCTGAGTAACAGCATCAGTAATCTGATCATGTACGGTATCATGTACGGTATCATGTACGGTATCATGTACGGTATCATGTACGGTATCTACACCCTCATTTACTACCTCATCTGGTTTAACGTAATCAACTAATGATTTAATAAAACCTAACGCAACCAATGGTAAAATAGCTCCAGACACAATTGATAATATTCTTTTTTGTTCAATAATCTCACTATCAACCAATCCAAATAATTCAACCCAGGCTTGGTAATCAACTAAATGAACATACGCAAAATAAGCATTACCCATGGCTTGCATGGCTGTTAATGTAAAAAATAAAGTCCAAACAATACCTTTGTTCATCTTTCTTAACGCAATAATAGAAGCTAAGGATGCTGCGGCTCCAATTTCAAAAGCAATTGCTAATGTAATTGCTAACCATTCTGGGTTAGATAATTTAAAAAAATCGATTACGTGAATTGTCGATATAATGGATACCATTATATATAACGTAACGAATGTACCGATTATAAAATTTTTTGTTAGATTGTTTTCTTTTTGCATATTATTTTTTTTTAAGAAATGTAACAGTTTAATTCATATTTTTCACGCATACCATAGATTTGTATTTGTAAAGCTTTTTTAATTTCAACACCATCCTTAAATAAGGTAATTGTAAATCTATTTGTAACACCTTCATCTGGTTTTCTAGGCCCTAAACCTATTTTAGTGGCAGCTTCATCATCGCTATATGTATAACCATTTATTTCAGCATAATCTAAAGCAGCATTTACCGCACCAGTATAACTGTCATGGTAAACCTCATATTTGTTTTTATTACCTTTATATTCTTTAAGAATGTTAATTTTTTCTTCAGTTAATTGTGCTTCATTAATATGTTTAATTCTTTGACCAACTTTTACATATTCACCTATATTTTCTGATCCTTTTAAGGAGTCTCCAATAAATTCTAATAATTTTAAAGCACTATCAGATAGTTTATTTGTAGTTTGATTATCACGTTTTGCTTCGCAATATTTCATTAATTCTTTTTTTACTGCTATGTATTTTATAACATCACCATTTTTATCTTCAACTGATTTCCTCATATTATCTGAGTATTTATCCACATATCCTAAAACAGCACTATAAAAATCAGGATTATTTTTTTCAATTTTTGTAGAAAATTCAGTTGGTGGTTTATTAGGTACTGTATTCGCTTTAGTAGGTACACTAAACATAGTTGATAAGGTAAGAGCGGTAGCAGCGGCTAATGATTTCCCTAATCCTTCTTCAGTTACTTGTGCTTCATCAACTTGTTTAATTCTAGCGTCAATCTGAGCTAAAAGATTATTTAGTTTATTAATATTATCCATTTAAATGATTGTTTTTTTAAATTCAGTTATTATGTTGTTTATTTCAGCTAACGACTCATTTATTTCAGTAGCTGTGCTATCAATAGATGGTGCATATTTTTCAATTTGTTGAATAATAAACATAGATGTTTCTCTAATTACTTTTTGGAATTTTTTAACTTTATCTTTATTTTGTTTCCATAAAGCAAGGTAAGTAATTGAATGTTCAATAGGAAAATCATAAGTTTTCATTACAGTATAAGCAACTGATTCAGCGTGTAATTCTTTTTCTTCTGATGAATACTCTCTACCAATAAATAATTTACCATTTTTTAAACCTTTATTAGCTGGTTGATGTAAAATTTCGTGAGCAATTTCGTGTACAAACGTAGATAATAGTCCAGCGCCAACACTACTACTCAATAATTCAATATGACCACCTTTACTAACACCCCTAGCACCATCCAAATCATCTGATTGTTTAATCTTAATACCATTATCCTCACAAAACGCTTTTAAAGCCTCTATCATGATCTTAGATTTTTCATCCTCAGTATCATCATCATTAAACCATTTTGGTGGCTCAGGTGCGTTAATTTGCTCAACACCAGCTATTGGTTGTACGTTTAAGTTATCATAAATGGCAACCTCGTTAAAGTTACTTGTTGATTTCATTTTAACATAACCCTTTTTAAGAGCCCAATTCCAAAATGCGTTGTATTTTTCTTTTGGGATTGGGTTACTTCTATCAACAATTTTAAATCCACTTTCAGCTGAGTATTGATCTGGTGATTTAGGATAGTCTTTAATAATTCTAGCAACATTACCCGATAATGAACCAGTGTTACCTGGTTTTAAAATTAAAATCTTTTTAGGGTTTTCTACTGGTTCAAAACCTCTACCTAACCAATACGGTACAGAACCAAATTCTTTAGCTCCTTTAGAAGCTTGTAACCAAATCATGAATGTATTAAAAAAGCTATACGAATACTTACCAGTATCTAAAATATAAGATTTAGCCGCTCTATTAAAATCAGCAATATCATCTAATAATTTACTATCATCTAAACTATCAGCTAATTGATCTATATAACTATCAACTAAGTCTAATGTAATTTTACCTGATTTGGATTTAACAAAATCTAACGTACCTTTAACAACTTCAATAAACTCTTTAGCTTTAATTAACTCTTCGATATCAGTAAACGAACCAATTTCTTTGTGAGTTTCACTAGACCCTAATAATTCATTCGCAGCTTTAACTGCATCGTTAGCTTTTTTAGCTATTTCGTCAGCACTTTTAAAACGATCGTTCCAGAACCAATGCTTTTCTTGGCTATCCCAAGCAGCACCGAATTTCTTCATGATATCTTTAGTTTTGAAAGTTTCATTACCAGCTTCTTTAGGATCTGGATTATCTGAAACAACAACAATTCTTTTTTGACCGTATCTATCAGTTGTACTCTTTACATTAATAGCTTCGTCTGTCGTTGATTGGATTACTTTAAACATTTTTTACTTAGTTTCTAGGGCTTTTATCTTATTTTCTAAATCCACTTTTTTAGGGATAATGTGTTGATTCTGAAATTCCATCATTTGAGCCTGTCTATTTAATTTAGACATCTCATTATTAATTTTATCATATACATCATATTCTGATTTATATTCAATCAACTGGATATTCTTATCGGTTAAGACTAATTCAGATAAACTATCGGATTTAACCTCTAGTTTATTACGTTCTTTTGTTAATTTTTTAATACTACCGTTTTTATTACATGTTTGTAATAGCATAACTAATAATAGCACTATAAATGCAATTAAACCGTGTTTACTAAAAAAAGTTTTAATTTTTTCCATATTTTACAAAATTTAGGTTATTAATAAATATTTGGGTTTTTATAATAGTTCAAACAATTCAGTAGAATAAAACCTTAATTTTTTAATGGCTTTCTCTTTAATTTGCCTTACACGCTCCTTTGTAAGCTCAAGATCCTCTGAAATGTCTTGTAGAGTAAGACAATCACCATCTAACCCATAATATTTTTTAACAACATATTGTTCGTAATTGGTTAGATTACCTAGTATTTTATTTAATTGATTGTTTAAAATTTCTTTATCATCAGCAAAAGTTAGGTCAGCTCTAACCGCTGAATTGTCAGCTATTATATCATGGTATGAATTACCATCATCATCAATTGGATCATCTAATCGATTAATTTTTGGCAGCCCAACTATGTTTTTAGGCATATCATCCGAAATCTCTTTTTGAGGCTCTTTATTATGTTTATAGATATCATTTATAACATTAACAGGTAAACGAATAGTTCTGGAGTGCTCATTTAATGATTGTATCATGCTTTGTTTTACCCACCAAATAGCGTATGATAGGAATTTAACCTCAGTTTGTTCATAATTATACTTCTCAGCGGCTTTTAATAGACCGTAATTACCCTCAGATATTAAATCTGACAAAGAAACTCCTTGATTAAGGTATTGTTTTGCCACAGTAATGACATATCTCAAATTAGAATAAATCAACAAATCTTTAGACTTTTGACACCCTTCTTTAATTTTATTAATAACCATGCGTTCTTCTTCCCTTGTTAGTACGTTATACTTCTTAACATCTAATAAGTAAGAATGGATTTCATTTTGGTCAATCCAGTGTGAGGTGTTTTTAGCCATTTTTTGTATATTTTTTTAATATTAATTCTTCTTCTTTTGTTAAACTTTTAATCCCAAAATCTTTTATCTTTTCAAGTATGGGGTCAATATCATCCATTGTTAATATTTGGTTGGTATTTTTTATTATAGACGGTTCGTCATCCATAATTTGACCACTCTCTAATTGTTGTGTTAACATATCAATAAACTCTTGACGCATCTTACTGATTATATCTATAAATCCTTGAACTTTATTTAATGATGAATCGATACTTTTTATAGTTGTTGATTTATCATATAAATGTTTATAATGCGCATCACCTAACGTTTTAACATAGTTATTATTGTTAACCTCAAATAATAAAAAACTATCCATATACCCATCATAAACACGATTAAGTATTTGTTGAATTTCTTTTATTTTTTTAAGAGAATCAAATCTAACAACAATACACGCTGATCCAATACTATATTTTAATAATGAATTAGAATCTAATATAGCTTTAAACCCATGCTTAAAATTATCTGGGTATCTACCCAAAAATAAAATAATATACTCTCTCCTTTTCGGTGAAAATATTTTTTTTACGTTAATGTAAATATTATATCTGATATAAAAAAATAAATTACTAAACATATTATTAGTTTTCGATTACGGTTGATATATTTTCTTCTTTTCTAACCTTAACCGAATGATCAGCCCAATCTTGAATGAGAGGGTTATGACTAATGATCCAAATATGTTCAAAAAATTGTTTTAATTTATCAAAAAATAATCCAATCTTATCTAAATTCTCATTGGACACCTTTCCAGTAATTTCATCAAAAACAATAATGTTTGGTTTTGGTAATGAACAAATTTTACTAAGCACACAACGTAAAGCTAAGGAACTAACGGTTTTTTCATAACCAGAACCAGCACTTAAAGGTTTTTCAACTGATGTTTCATGGTCAACCATCCAAAACTCAACCTCACTTTTTTCGTTCATTCTAATTTCTAATACAAAATCAGAAGTGTCGGATAATAATATTTTAAGATGGCTATTAATTAACGGTATCATAGTACCTAAAACCATTTTAGAAATACCGTTTTTACCATAAACTTCTAAATACACTTTAAAAATATTATCGATTAACTCTTCATTTTTTAATTCTTTAAGCAAACCATTAAATTCAGAAATCTTACTATTAGATAGTTCAATATCCTTTTCAATACTTCTAATTTGTAAAGCTATAGTATCTTTTTGTTCAGTTAAATTGTCAATCTTGTATTTTACTTTTTGGATATCTGTATCAGTTATTTTATTTTTTTCAACCATATCTTTAACCTTACGGTATTGGTTTAATTTATCATTACCACGATTCAAACTATCGTTATAATTTTTTAAATCCATAGCGGCTCTATCAGCTAATAATATATTCTTGTTATAGGCATCCCAAGCATCTTTTATACCATCAAAATGATTTATTTTTTTAGTAACGGATATCACATCTAACTTTGAACTTTCCCAAGCTTTTAATTTAATATCCTTTAACTTTTCACTATTTTCAATTTCTTTAGTATGGTCAACATCAGCCAAAGGTCTTTTACATGTTTGACATATTTCACTATTCTTTAAATTAAATATTTGTTGTTCAAGTGTTCCAACCTCAACTTTTAAAGAGATTTCAGATTCGGTATATTCCCTTAACTCACCTTTTAGAATACCATAAGCATCAATATCATACTGTTCTTTTGGTTCTGGTACTTGCTCAATAATTTTTTTAACTTCTTCAGCTTTTTGATCGATTAGTTTTTGAACTTTATCAATACCATTTTGAATAGTGTACTCATCTAATTTGTATAACTCACTATCAATATCGTTATATCGTGTTTTAAACAAATCATCCTTTTGCGTGTTATGATTTTCAATGTCTTTTTTAACCAAATCAAGCGATGATTGTTGTGATGTAATCATACGATCATTTTCAACTATCTTATCATTTTCAACTTCAATTTTAGCTAAAATATCCTGACTATTATTATGGTATAATTTTGATTTTTCTTTCCACTCCGTGTGTTTCTTTTTAGCTATTTTTTCTTTCTCACGGAAAAACTCAAGACCAATAAATCTGGTTAATATTCTACCACGCTCTGTTGGTTTGGTTTTAATAAGATCATCTAAGTTATCACCAGTTGTTAAAATTGTGATTAAAAAATCATCGTAGGTTCCAACATATGTCTTAATCAATTCATCAGTAAACTTTCTTTGTTCGCCATTTAATTGTTTAATACCACCTCTTGGTAAAACTTGATAGAAATCAACTTCATTCTTACAAGCATAAGCACCATCTCTACCAGCTTTTCTATTGATACTGCGTTTAATTATATAATTATCCCCCTCAATCTCAACTTTACCTTTAACTTCAACAGTGTCTTTATCACTAAATCTGTTAAACACCTCTTCATTCTTTTCTGTTTTGGTTGTAGTACCAAAAAATAAAAATAATAATAAATCAACTGTTAATGTTGTTTTACCACCATAGTTTGGTGGATCTGATATTACTGAAGTTATACCGTGTTTATCATCAAATATAATTTTATTATCATCACCAAATGATAGAAAATTTGAAAATTCAATCTCTTTAATCTTAAAGGTTTTATAACGATTAGTTTGTTCCTTGTAATTTTCTAATTCAACATTAACTGTTGAATCTAATTTCATTAAATGTGGTAACGCTATGGTGATATCATTATCTTTAATATACCTTTCAATAAGGGCTTTTTGATAATTTTCATCTAATACCAATTCTGAAGCATCGGCTGTACCTTCAACCACAACGTCAGAATTCTTACTTGTAATAGGTTTAAAAATAACTTTAACCTTTGATGTTTTGTATTTATTTTGGAAATATTTTTCAACTTGTTTTTCTTTAATTGTAGAATGATTATCTAAAGTATCTTCCCAGATTACTTTAATATAATTATTGCTATCATAAATTTCTTCATCTTTTAGTTTAGATGTTGTCGTATACTTTGTAGTCATCGTTTAAATTTACTTTTTTAGATTCTTTTTTTGGTTTTTGTTCTGATTGAATTTCTTCTATTTTAACTTCAGGTGAAGTTACAATATTTTCTGGATTATATACAAGTTTTTCTTCAACTTTTATTTCTTTTTTTATAACAATATCTGGTTTATCCCCATACTTCTCACTAACAAAAGCTTGTTCAAGTAATTTGTTGCAGAATAAATCAACGTCAGTTATATTATTTGCCGCACAATACAGTTTAATATCACTATATAAAGAATTTTTAATATTAAGCATTTATTAATTCTTCTTTGCCCTCTTCAATATCTTCGATATCCGTTATTTTAAAGTTAAGGTACTTAACAGGGTTTTCAATATCAAAAAACTCAAATTTAATATCTTTATCATTTATTGTTACAATATTAAATCCGTGTTCTGAAACTGTTTCACCAAAATTTTGTTGTATCATACTGCCAGGATAAACCACAGAAACCCCACTTTTAGTGTTTAGCACTTGTCTTTTGTGAATATCCCCACATAAAACAGCATCACACTTATTAAATTTTTCAACATCACTACCATGCATAAATTTAAACCCAAGTTCATTAACAGCGCCATTTATAACACCATGAAATAAACCTAATTTAACTTTATCATCAAATTTGTTAGATACTAACGAATCTGGTGCCATATTGCTATCATATATGGAATATACAACCCAAGCAATGTTTTCATCAATATTAACATCTGATTTGGTATAATAAATAATATTGTTAACATCAAGGGCGTTAATAATTGGTGTTAGAGCATCCATTCGTTCTTTGTTTTGTTCAACAATATCATGGTTACCAGGAATAACAATAACTTTACCAGTAACTTTTGAGCATTCATTTAAAAACCAAGACACCTCGTTAACTAACTCTGGGCTAATTTGATTTCTAGAATGTACAATATCACCAGCAATAACAATTCTGTCTGGTTTAATTCTTCTCATTTGGTCTAAAAAATTATCACAAATTGATCTAAATTCGTTGTGTCTTTGGAAATTCCTAAAATGAATATCCGCTATATGAGCTATTTTATTTATCATCCTACGTATTTTAATTTATAATGTTCAATGATCATTTCAGCCTCTCTTTTCATGTACCCTATCGGTATTAATTTAAACATCTGTGAAAATTTATCCCAATAAAACAAACCACCTCTGTTAAATTTACGCCCAGTCTCTCTTTCATACATTACACCATAAATTGATAATTGTAACGTATAATCGTTATATTGACAATGCGGTAAATGACTCACTGGAAAATGTAAAAATTCCCCGTAAGTATTTTCAAAGTTAAACTTCTTATTAGTTTTAAAATCCCAAACATTAAACATATTTTTTGGGATATTTTCAATAATATCTGATGTACCAGCAATACCTTTATCATCAGTAAATTCAATTGACATGATATGCTCTGGTTTAACACCACCAAAATTCTTAAGCAATCCAAGATCCTCTTCTTCGCATACCGTTTTAAACGCATTTATAACCACTTTCTCGAACTCATCTCTTGGGGAGTATAATCCGCTGGGGGCTAATAAGAATCGCTCTAATATCTCATGTAAATTGGTTCCATACTCATTGGCTAAACGATTTGTTTCACGCCACTCTAAAATAACCTCAGCTTTAGTTACCCCTCTACGACCAGCTACCCTTTCAGCGTGGTAATCCTCATCAAATTTCTCCTTGTAATTACCTAAAACCGTTGTAACCGAAGTGTATTTACAATTCGGCATAACGTCATTTATATAGGTATGTGTTTCTGCTATTAGTTTTATCATTTATTTAATCTGTTAATTTATAATTTTTATCTTTTAACCACTTTTTTAGGTTTTCACTACCAAATTCTTGGTTAAAGCTTGACACATCGTAATCATTAGGCATTGCGTTTAATAGTACTTTATTATGTAATTTACCAGCATCTAATTTATTAAAAATCTTTTTAGCATCTTCTAAAGCATCTGGGTCTAATACAATAATAATAAAATTATTTGACTTAAAGTATATTTCGTTAAATAATTTATCATACATTTTTTTTCCAAGTAATGGAATGCTATTAGGTATGACAATATGGTCAAAAGCCCCCTCCACTAAAAAGACTGGTTTTGCCCAATCAATTAATCTTTCATTAAAAATAATGCTTGTTTTATCAACAGATGGATTTAGGTATTTATATTTACCAGCTCTCGGTGATATTGAACGTGATACAAAATAGTTTAATTCACCATCTTTATCATACGATGGTATTATAACTCTATTTTGATATATACCATCTAAACAATAACCTATATGATACTTGTCAATTACTTCATCACTTATACCTCTTGAATATAAATAATTAAAAGCTGATTGGAATAATTTGTTTTTTTGTTTACCGTTTAAATGAAAAAATTCTTTCGGTAATTGTAGAATATCTTTTTCTACTTTTTCTACATGTTGATAATAATCACCGTTAAACTTAAATTTACCTAAAACAAATTGTTTAAGTGTTGGTTTATCCGAATATTCTTTAAATAAATTATATATCTTACCTTTTGTACCGTGAGTTTCAGAACAAGACCAGCAATTGTAAACACCCATATCATAATTAATTTCAAGGTTTCCTTTACCATCAAAATCAATACCTTTCATACTGGAACAATTTGGGCAATCGAATGATATCTGACCTTTACTTTCGTAATGTTTCCTTGATTCCCCCAGAAATTCTTCTAGTAATCCAATAAGTTCTAAATGTTTTCTCTCCGTGTCGATATCGTACATTACCTAGGTTTTAGGCAAAAGTAAACAAATAAAAGCTAATAAACAAATTTATTCGAAAATATTTTGCATACGAGCATATGATAAACATACCGTGTATGCGTCACTCATATCAAAATTTTCTTTTTTAAGTTCACCGTTTTTACCTAATAACCAGCTTATTTTGGGTTCCCGTTTTGATACTAGCTCCCAAATAATTCTCTTTTTATCGGTATCTTTAGGATAAGACCCAAACAATACTATTTTTTTACTTGAACCTGGTTGCATTAACTCAGGAAATGCGTTTTTTCTAGCCTCGTATGTGCTAATGTATTCTGGTGTTACACCTAATTTATCGTAACATATTTTAGTAACCATACCATTAAAACGCAGCAGGGTACCAACTGTATTAACATTATTTGATCTTAATAGTGGTTCCTCAATTAAAACGTGTTTAATATTCATTTTAGAATATTTCAATATAAAATCAGAAAATAAATCTGCTTTTTTTATTAATTCTTCTGTTTTACTACTAGGTGTAGGTTTTACCATTGGGGAAATGTGTGTTAACTCAAGTAACTCCCCTTTTTGATTAAAAAGGGAGATACCGATAGTCTTTGTGCTCACATCTAGTCCAAGTAAGTAGTAATCTTCTTGTATCTCTTTTTGCATAAATTTTAATTATAATCTTATTTTCACATTGAATGACACTACGTCATACCAATATTTTTTAACAGGTTGTGTTGGTTTACATACAGCTAACAAATTACCAGCAGAATCATGAATACCTAATTGTGTAATTATGATAGGATATAAGTTTTGATCTACAGAATAAAAATTACTAAAGTCAGCGCCAACAGCTGTTGTGGTCAATTCTTTTGCGGTATCATTGGTTGATTTAAAAAATTCATCCGATGATGCTAAACAAACAATATTTAATGATTTTTCGCTGTTATAGCTAATAAAACCCATATTTGTTGTTATATTAGCCTGACCAGTTATAGCTGAATATAAACCAGATGTTCCAGATGAGTTATATTTAATAACAAATTGAGAGCTATCCCATATAATTTTATCGTTTTCATCTTTCGTTGTTAACATAACCGTTGGGTCGGTTGCAACGTAACCTCTAGTTGTACCAGTTGCTAACACACCATTAACATCATAATTCTTATTTGAATTTGGAAGACTGGTTGTTAACGATTTTGTAATGGATCCGTTAAACACATTTCTGAAATATGAATCCACAACTTTAGGATGTGTTATCACAACAAAACCTTTATCTAACACGGCAAAACCAATACACTCATCTAAATTATAATTAAATAATGATTTTTCTTGTGATATTGGGTTAAATACTCTTGTACCATCTAGTAAATCAGCATAACCATCAGACCATGAACTTGATGTTGCTGGTTGTGGTTTTTTAATTAAATCACCAAATAATAAAACAACATTACTTTCATATGTTAAAACACTGGTTAAATCAGGTCTAACACCAATATCTTTAACAGATAAATCTTTTTCACTGGTTACTTTATCTAAATTATATGTTGTTAAGTTTTTCTTATTATAGGTACCATACATTTCCAATAATAAAGGTGTTGTACCGTATGTATAATAACCTAACTTAGCGTCTACAACACTTGTGGGTGTTGCGCCTGTGTAATAAGGTAATGAGAAGCTAATAGATTTACCATCGATTAATTCACCATATGAACCGTTTGGTACTTCAAAAATTAAGAATAATTCATTTGGAATAGGTAATACCGCTTTATTTGTTTTGGTGTATTCATACGAACCGATTGTTTGTAAAGCAGTATCATAATATTCGCCAGTATATCCAGTAACAGGGTGTACTACTAAAGGTGTTGTTGTTGTACCTGTTGTTGCCCAAGCAGTCCATTTATATTTAGTAGCATCAATAACAGTGTCATAGGTTGTACCAGTTGCAGCTGTTAGAGTGCCTAATGCAGTTCTTGTGTATTTTTTCATTTCCTCATCAGCAACTGGTAAGTTTAATGATTTTAATAGGTTTGCAAATATTGTGTTTGTATCTGTTCTTTTAACAAACATACCTTTAATAAAATTAGTTGGGTATGTTGTACCAGTTACTCTGTTAGTTAAGTTATTGATACCATCATTTAAATCAAACGGTACACTCTCATTAACAACAACCTTACTTTCGATAGGTTTTAAAACGCTATACGCTGCTGGATTTATATCATATTCAATATAACCTCTACAGTCACCACCAAATTGACTTGTTGACATACTAGTATCATCGTATCTAATGATAAAAAAATACTGAAATTCATCTGAATTAGTTATGGATTCTTGACTTGAATTTGTATCTAATTTAGTAAAAGTAGCTGAAAATACATTTGTTGAGGTATTGTTAATTTTTGTTTTTAAAGGCATGGTACTAGACACGTCTGTATGTGTGATTAATACCGTTGCATTTGTTGCAGGTAAATATTTTGGGCTACTTTTTAAGTATAATGTAGCAGCACCATCAGTACCGCCAAGGGTTTTTCTTCTATAAAAAGGGATTCTTACTTTTAATATTGCGCTCATTTTATTTGGTTCTTATGATTTGATTTTTTATTGTAACATTTTTTGATAATGAATATACATTATCATTATAATCGCCAGTTAAATCCGAAACCTGTTGCTCAATGTATAAATTAGCGTTATAGTTAACATCCTCATCTGAGATTGAGAATTGTGTTGGGTTAAACCCTTGCTCTAAAAGCCTTAATCTACCCAATTCGGTAAGGTAAACCTTCATTTCTACTGTAGTACCTGTATTTATTAAACCCATTTTATCTTTTTTTAATTATAGTTATTAATTTTTATTTATAAATAGTTCTTTATGTAATTTTTATTGGAGTATTGAAAAAAGGTGTTGTTCTTCTTTTTTCAATAAATTTAGTTCTAATTTTATTAAAATCTATAATCCCCTCAAATAATTCTGTATCTGGTAATGGTTTGAATTTTATCGTTGGTTTTGAATCATTAGCTAATGCTTTGTATTCACAAAACCTTATCATTTTACTACTACCTGATGATAATATAGAACTAACTTTATTACTAGTATTTACCATATCTTCTGTAATATCGGTAGAATACATCATATTATAAATTATATTATATTTCTTACATAATAAGTGAAACTCTTTAAAAAATTCAGTTAGGGTGTCAATTTCAATCAATTTTTTGGCTAAAATTATAAAATCTATATCACCATATGGTTCCTGTTTTATTAAATAATCAATATATGATCCAACTAAATATATTTCATAACCATATGGTGTGTTTAACTTTTTTAATTCAATTAAAAAAGCATCAAACTTTCTTTTTAACAAGATTTCACCATCAATGATATCAACACTATTTTTAAGGTAATATTTATATCTCATAATTAATATATTCCAAAAAAATACGTATTAACACCCTCATATCCAGTGTTAATCAAATTTATTGTAACGGTTATTGTATCCCTAATTGGTGTTAATTTTTGTTTTTCCCTCCAACATATAACAGATAAGTTTATATCAATAGTACCAATATTTTTATTTTGATTGATACTAGTCTTACCATAATACTGCGTATCTAGTAACCCAACATTACTTACAGCATAAGTAGCACCAAATTTAAGTGACTGGAATGGGTTAACTAAATATAATGAACCATTTCCATAAACTGTTTTACCAGAAATTGTTAAATTACCAACTTTTTTGTTTCTAAATTTTACAATATAATTATCATATTTAATACTACCATCCGCTGAATAGGTTGTTCCAGTTGTATCTAAACTTACATTTAAATCCGTTGCTAGTATACTGGTGTCATTTCTAAATCTTGAACTAAGCAAATAAATACCTTCAAAGTATATTGGCTGGTTGTTTTTGTTTAATATATAAAAATAACCATCGGATAAACTGGTATATGATTTAGCTATATTGGCAACGCTAACACCATGTGTGTTTAAATAAAAATCATTCCCAATACCACCAAATTTTGGTATGTGAAAATCAAAAACTGGTTGTTTTGCCTTATTTTTGTAGTATGATAAACTTGGTATTGATGCCATAATTATTTAAATTTTTATGCGTCTCCTGGTGGTGAATATGAACCGCCAGAATACTCTGGTACAGATATAGGTACGTAATAAATAAATACATCCGACATATGTTCAATGGTTTCTGATGCTGTGTATGGTAAACCTAAACTTGGTGCATCCGCAACAGCTATGTTATAATATTTCACAATTATTTTATAATCTTTTGTTTTTTCAGCGGTTTGTTCAAAATCAGGTAATTTTACATCTACTCTAAAATTATAACCACCAGGTGTAGTTTTATAAGCTTCAAATAACTGTGTGTATGTTGTACCAGAATACCCCATATCAATACAATCCTCACTATTTTCACCTGTAGTTAATCGTATACCAGCTTTATTAGTGATACTATAAAAACTACTATCAACATCATTAAAAGCGCCAGAATCATAATAATAATATTCCAAATTTTCTAAACTTAAAGGAACTATTTTTGAACCAAGTTGCGCATATAATTTAACCCTTAGTCTATTGTAAAAATTTTTAGTCTGGGTTGCAGTCCAACCACTTCTTGTAAAAGTTCCCAAATCTGACCCATAAAATCTAAAATAAAATCTAAAACTATTGTAATATACTTGATTTGGTATTAAATGATTTTTTTTATGTATTTCGCTATACTTTATAGTTGAGTTTGATTTTGTAATTGCATTTGAACCAGCAAAGGCGCTAAATTTACTATTATTAAAATCTTTTAAGTTTGCATCATCAAAAATCACATTTTTTAATGTAAAATTATTAGATTCGGTTTTTGTTTTTGGGTAAAAATCATAATCTTCTATTAACTGATCTTTATAATTTAAAGAAGTTAAAGTTTCATTTGGTTTATTAATTAAATATAACCCATTAACACCACTTATGTTAAATTGCTTACTCATAATTTATATATGTTAAAATATTTAAAGTAGCGTTAGTATTAATAGCGGGTTCAAACATAACGTAATCTTTTTGCGTCTTTTGTTTTGTACCTAAAAGAGCCCTTCTATATTCAATATCATCAGCAATCTTCCCCCTTAATGATACTTGCACAAACACATCATTAATGTAATCATCACTATCAGCTACCCCATTACCTAAAGATGTTTTTTTGGTACCAACATGATTTATTGTTGGTATTGGTTGTGGTGCTAAATTTGTCGGGTTAAATAATATAATTTTTTCCCAAGTATTTGGTACCAATGATGGTATAACACCAGAATTTGGTGTGGCGCTTTTATACCTATAAAATGTACCACCCCCATCAACAACAATATCATCATATGAGTAAACAGTAGAGTAATTATAAGCTAAAACTTCTTGGCTGTTTGGTACGAGAATGTTGTAATTTGAATCACCATCACATAAAGAGAAATAGGTAATAGCATCTTTAAAACCTCCGTCAAAAAATTTTTGCTTACCTAAATCTGTTAAATAAACCTCAAATGTGTTTGTATTATCTTTTATAAATCCCATTAAAAATCTATTGTTGCTTGTATTATTAACATATCAGAATTATATTTTCTAGTCAACGGTTCGCTAAATTTACCAATAGCCACCAAATCATCATCCTCATCATAAATAGCTAATTCAGTAAACGCTACTTTATCTTGGTTTGGGTTAAATGTTGGATTTGCTGTGTTTATAAATTTATTAGGTAATACGTTACAAGTCATTAATGTTTTATATATTGTTGCTTTAATATCAGTTTCAATATTCCCATAAAAGAACACTTCATCACCAAAACTAAACTCATCAATAGTAGTTGAATTTGGTAAAGAAATAAAGTCACTTACATCATATTTTGAGTTGGCACTTATATCAATTAACGATTTATCTAAATTTACCCTTAAATTTTCAATAAGGCTTACTGTATAATTTACATTAGCTGGATTACTACCTAAACCACTATTATCTAGATAAAACACGGATAACACAGACCCATTAGCTGGTGTAAAATTTAATTCAACACGTCTGTATTGAGTTGATCCTGTTGTGTATACACCATAATTATTTGAACTAATAAGTTGACCATTATAAAAGAAATAAACCACATTATTATTTGGTTGGTAATCCAATGTTATAGCCACTTTAGTTCCGTTTATATAAATACCATCATTGTAATCATTACCACCAGGAATGCCAGTTAATGGTACGGTTATGTCTTGTCTTAATGTTTTTGATGTTGTCGTATCACCAATTAAATAATGGAATTGAATAGTATCACCATTTGTTAAAAGGGTACTGTCAAATTCAATGTAGGCTGTGTTTGATGGTGTCGCCATAACACTTAATGGGTATTTCCAATATTCACCATCCACACCAATATTATCAGATGATGACGCTTGTTTTAATATTGATCCATTTAAAGATATGATTACATCCCCAATTTCCGTATTCGTTAAACCGTATTTATAACTAGAAAAATTTGCTGGATAAATTGATGATTCTGTATATAACTCAAAACTATCACATAAATTAGATGTTCCAGTTTGACATCCGTTTTTACCAATAAAAGTGTTTATATTTAAATAATTCCAATCGGCTGGATCTGGTTTGTTATTTATTTGAGTTATTTGCCACAATAAAAGAATATTGTCGGTTCTAAAACCAATACCAGGCGTATCATCATAATCACGTAAAAAACTAAACTCACTATAAGTTGGATCTAAAGGATCTTTAGGAAATTCAAATATAATATCTTTAACGGTAGATGATGTGTTACTAATTGTGTTATAATCTTCACAATGCAAACCACTTATACCCTCAGAATCATTGAATACATAACTAACATGTATAGCTTCATTGTTTTGTAAGACACCAGTAACGCTAGATCCTTGGCAAACTCCTGGTTCTGTTAGTGTTAATTTTGGTTTAGGTAACGTCCAATTTCTATTGGATTTGTAAGACAACGCTGCTAACAATTCCTGATGTTCTATTAAAATAATTTTTTGATCTACTAAAACTTTACCAACAATCGTTGGGTTTGTTTCTTGGTCAACTAAATCGTAATATTTAACACTAGCATTGGTTCCCATATATTTAACAGTTGACCCGCAGACAAAAGTATACCCAATTTCAGTACCTAAACCAGCACCACCATATTGTTTTTTATGCCACATTATATACGGTAATTTAAGTTTAAATGTGTTTTTATAAAAACCTTCAGCATAAAGATTACTAACCGAATTATTTGTATAATGTATAATACCAACTTTATCTAAAAGATTATCTAAGAAATAATCATAGCAAACAGCAGTACCCCAATAATTCCTGGATTTAGATGAGTACTTTCCTTTATTAATAGTACTATCAAGACCAATAATATCTTCAATAGTTACAATATTCATATTCCAAACAGGTATATCATCATTAGCCAGCGTACAATTGGATGTAAAATCAAATAAACCACCATCCCAATAAGCGTTTGGGTTAGTGACATCGTAATAATCTTTAATTGTATCTTTACCTGGGTAAACAAAAGCATCAAAAGTGTAGTCACTAAATAACGGTAATTCACGATCCACTTCAACACTAATAGTAACACCAGTGGTATAACCTGTTAAATCAAAAGATTCTCCACTATTTATGGAAATTATTGAGTACATTAAATAAGGTGTTGGCTCTAAATTTAATTCATTGTAATTTAATGTGGTGCCACTATAAGTTTCAGTATAACCACTTGTTTTAAATTTTATAAACAAATAATCTCCTTTTTTTACAGTATTACTATAATTATCGTTTATAAACGTGTTATCATTAAAAACTAAATCAAGCGTTGTTGTACCCGTAGCTGTGGTACCAGTAGCACCACCAAGTAAACATAATGTATTTTCAATAGTAACGTTACTAGTTGTTAAATCATATGTAAAAAAACCTCTTTCTTTTGCTGCGCTATACACTTCATTTGGTAATGATGTGAATATTGATATCGGTAATTTATAACTGCTACCCTCACTTGGTACTGGGTATTGTATATCGTGCTGACTATCAACTGGTCTTAAAATATTAACCAATGAGAATGTATCTGAACTATAGTCCATTTCACTGTCACCAAGGCTAAAGTTAGTTAGAGTTAATTTACCAGATGATAAATTACTTCTACCTGTATTTGTTAACTTAAGGTTAACTAGTGGTTCATTTTTTTTTATTATGTAACTCATTTATACTTTTACAATAAATAGATTTATTTTAGTTTTTTAGAAAATTGAATTTTTTATATTTATATTTTTAACGTCAAAAATAGTTTTTGGGTTTAATGAACCCAACGTGTTTGATTCAATTCCTTTTAAATTAACAAATATTGTTGCGTTTTCAACTACATTTTTTAATATTATAGTTCTTGTTTCGTAGTCAGTTAATCTGGTAATTTTAGTTTCTATAGTACCAGTCTTAATTAAAGCGTCATTAATAAAAATAGGTGTACTATCAATGAAAGCAGATTTAAATTTAGTTTGATTACCCGTAGTTTGATAAGTAACTGAGACTTCTACAAAGTTATTTGGTATTATATTATAGTTCTTATCAAGAGGTGTTGTATTATTAACAACAGTAGAATCGCTAATTGTTACGCCATCTAAATTTTTGGTAGTTACAACCACATTTGCCAACGCTTGACCGTTTTGTGTTATTATTGTTCTTACATTATATGGTAATATATCTATAGCTTCTGTTGCTGTTATAGGTGTTGATGATACGCCAGCACTTCTATTTAATTTATTAACGTCAGTATCAAATAAAATACCAAAAAACGTTGTGGCAACATTGCCACACGGGTTATATACGTTTAATTTACCCATGAATTCACCAGTTAAAGGATAACCAACGGGGTCTTTTTCTATGTAATAATCTAATATAATATCATTACCCTTGGCTCTAAAATCGACAATACCATGTGATGTAGGTGTAACTCTATTGTCATCTGTTAAATCGTAAAATTTATCTAAAGCTGTCAGAGCCTTGTTATTAATTGTTGAACCACTAAATGATCTGCTTGTAAACCCAGATTTTAAAGTAAAATTAGGTTTAAAAAAGAATAGTGAATTTTTTACGTCTGTTGTTAAACTTTCAATTGTAGACTCAAAAACGCTTACACGTGTCCTATCTTTATAGAACGTAAAATTATTAACAAGGCAAAAATCATTTTCAACCCAATTTGTATTATCTGAATACGGTTGAGTTGAACCAGTTACCGTTGTAAATGTTGCACCAACATACTTGTATAAAACACCACGATTTGCCGCATATCTCTGACCCAAATATAAACCATCTGGGTTATATGTGGTACCAGAACCACCAACAATCCAAGTATTTGGGTTATTTTTTTGATCTTCTCTAGATAATCTTTCAAATAAAGGTAATGAACCGTTACTCTCACCTATAAACGGATATATATAATACCCAGCATAAGCACCATTAGCAGGGTATCCTGGTTTTAAATATATATTTGTATGTCCACTCCTTAAAGCCGCACTGTAATCGTTATAATAATCAGTTTCGTAAAAACCATTTTCAGGTGCTGACAAACCATATGTGGTTCCTTGATATTTGGTTGTTAATGGTGATCCACCAATATTCCTTAATACTTTATTAGCACTTGTCACTTCATACAAATCATTAAACGCATACGAATTATCAATGTACATTGAATCGGGTCTTAATAAAGAATTGTATTTTCCGCCAAATGTAATACCACTTACGGTATTACCTGTTGAAATTAATGGTATGCCAGGTGTTGTAACTGGTAATGTTCTTGGTAATCTAGCTGCCGTTGAACTATAATTTAAGAAAGAGGATAAACCAAGCCACGAACCTAAATTAAAAGTTACACCAGAAGTTGCCATACCCGCTGAAGTATTATGTAAAGATCTATGGTTAAATAAATCAGCAGACACTTTAGCCCAATATGTGTTGTAGCCAGGCCCTGTTGTTGCAGCTGTTGGGTTGTTATTTAATGTTGTTTGTCTGGCTATATAATGTCTATAATAATACGTACCAGATTCATTAACATAAGCGTACACAAAATCACCAGCATTGTAAGTTGTGGTTGAGCTGTATATTACTGGTTTTTGATAGATGTATCTAAAAAAGTGATTAGCTCCACCAAAATTACCAACCACAATATCACCAAATTTATAATCTTGTGGTTGTGTTGGATCGTATGCTATAATATTTCTATAAACATAATCAATCACATTTGGGTTTGGTAGATTATTAACCATACTTTCATCATAACCCCAAGGTGTAAAATTTGCTGGGTTATATTTTTCTATATCAACAAAACACGATCTTGCGCCTCTTGGATGATATATTGGGTGAATTTCACCTAATATGAATGAGCCGCTATCGGCTATTTTAAAACAATTATCACTTGTTATGTTATTAACACAAACATATAATTTATAAATTGTTTTAGTTTGAATTGTGGCACCAGTTGAGTTTTTAACCACAACATTATAATTATTAATAGGTACTTTAACAACATCATTTAACTCATAATTAATAACTTGACTATTAAATAATGGAACTTTATCTAATATAGCTTTATATATTTCACTCGTATATATTTCACTTTCTAAAGCATAATAATTAAACGTTGCAACACCAAGCGTGCCATTATAGTATCTTTTTTTAGTTCTAATTTCACTCATAAAATCACCAGAATAATTTATGCTAGTGTAATCAATTAAACCATCATCGTAAGATATAAAACTATTTGTGACTTGAGTTGTACCAGTACCCAAAACCGTATTGTTATAAAAACTTTTATTTGGGTAGTAACTAAACTGCCTAGTATGGTTTAATTCTCTTTTACGAATTTTTTTACCAATACTAATAGCGTTATTAATGTTATTAAACTCAGTTGTTTTTGATGTTTTACCTAAAAAATAATCACTATATGAAAAATCAAACTCTAGTGTGGCAGTTTCAACACCTTTTTGTTGTGTTGTGCTGGATGAGCCAGAAGTACCAGCAAATCCAACAAGTCCACTGGTTGGTATATTAGCGTTTTTACTTCTAATTTTAAAACTAAAATCAATCTTATCATTGTTTAACTCTTTATCATAAACTGTTGTGTTGTAAATAAAAGTATTTTGATTATATTTTTTATAATACACGTTATATAATGTATTAAAAATATATGATGGGTCTGTTGAATAGTTAATATCTAATGATGGTATTGATGAATATTTAGTACCAGTTTTTAATTGTAACTCCGTTGGCGCTAAATCTGGTAAGTTATAAATTGGTTTAATTGATAATCCATCATCAAAATAACCTTTACCAATAAATCCAGAATTAAATAACAATCTAAACCTAGGATCACTCAAATTTCCACCATTAGCAATATAATCAACCTCATCAACTTCTTGGTGTTCGTAATTAATTGTTTCGTATCTACTAAGCGTACATGGTAAATCAATTGGATTTATAATTAATGATATCCTTTCACCTGAATTAAAAAACCCATTGTACTGATATAAATATTCTCTATTATCCGAAATATCATCACCATTAAATGTAAATGCTTGTGTATCATATACAAAACCTAAATTATTAACCAATTTAATATCAACTGTTTGTGATACATTTGTAGAGGATTCAAAATATAAATTAAAATTAAAATTTAAAAAACTATTTCTTGTTATTAAATAATAACCAGGGTTTGTTTTAACTAATGTAAGATCATCACCAGTTGATAAAAAATTATCGTTTAATGATTGTATTGATACATAATTGTTAGTATCTGGTTGAAGGGGTAACGATCTATCTAATGTTTGTATTAAGGTACTATTATCATTCAGCGTATAAAAAGGCCCTAACTTGGTTGAGTCTAAATTATAAAAACCATCAAATTCAACACTAATAGAATCCGAAATAAATAATTCACCATTAACTATGTTATCACCAACTCTAAAAGTATTGGCTGCCGTAGAACCGCTAAATATATGTAATAAATTTAATGATTTTGTTAAATTTATTGAATGTACTGTTTTGTTGGGGTCTAAAGAAATTCTACTAATATACGCTGGATCAATATGCATTAGTGGGTCGCTTTTAGTCCTATCTTGATACCTATCATACATACCGCCAGGTGTGTCACCAGCAATTGTTGACGTATTAATTGTGGTACCACTAGTACCAGGTGTCATAGATGTACCTAATAACTTTAAACCACCACCAGAACTTGAGGGGTAAATAGTTGTGCCAGTAACAGTATCACCAGTAACCAAAAATACTTTACTATTCGCTTGTAAATTTTCTTTATTGGTGGCATGTATTTGAGCAATTATTTCATCTTTATAGTAGACTTTTTCATTAACCCAATTAAATCTTTTCTTATACGGAACAACCCATTTAAAACTTGAGCCGTAGGTAACGCCACTTGGTTTTAAACCAGTATAATCTTTACTATACCCGTAATATTTTGGTTGTTTTACACTTAATATAGCACCCGTTTCATCAACATATGTTTTATAAGTTGTACCAAGATATGAACTTAAATTTATTGTTCTACCAGTTATATCATAATAACATACGTGAGGTTTTGGTGGTGGGCAGTCAAAATCAACATTAATATTAATATGGGCTATTGCCCTACCAATACTGTTCATATAAAATGAACGTTCAGATTCTGTTATATCAGAAGTTGCTGAATCACCAAATACGATTGTTCTTGAATCAACATCCATTGGGATATGATCCCATATTAAATTGTTTTCATATCCACTTTCATAAGGGCCTACAACAACAGCTTTATTTGGTGTTAGTCTTCCATTTATTTGCGAATATATACCAGCTGTATGTATACCATCAGTGGGTGGGTAAGTAAGATTAAATTGTGATATTGTATTTAAACGATATAATTTTTCATCGTAAATAACAAACACACCATATCTTTCGCTTAACACATCATTTACATTCCCATTATAAATTGAATCGTCACCGTAATCAACCCCAGACTCCCAAGTATAAAAAGATCCTTCACTAGTATCACAATATTCAAACATTGTATAATGAACACCTAAATATTCATTAATTGTGGGATCTGTACCATATATTTTAGAACCAACTTTACCTTCAATTTGGAATGTTGGTATTTCACCAACTGTTGTTGGGTTAACTTTACCAGCATTGGATGTTACACTTGTGGTACCTAATAAAACTGGTTTTAAAGCACCTTGTTGAAATTCCGATCCATCGGTACCAAGCCAAGATACGTTGGTGTTTAAACCGTGCTTATATAAGAATTTATTATCTAATAAACTTGAGTTTTGTATTTTTTTACCTGCATTAATAATTGTTGTTGCTGGTACAAACTGTTCAATTAATCTAATCCAAGAAGTGTCAAATTTATTTAAAAATTCTAATGTTCTAGTTGAATCAATTGGTGTTGATGTTGTATTAAGGTAATCAAAATATATTTTTGATAATGACGGGTATGTTTTAATAGTTTTTCTATTCTTTGGATTAATAAAATTATCTAAAGATTTTTTAATAAACTGGTTGAAAGATACGGTAGATGCGTCAAACATTAAAGTGGAATCAATATTTAAATCGGTATTAACTCTACCAATATTTCTAAGATATTGTCGATAAACAGTTACATCAAATATTCTGTTTGAAGCTAAATAAACCTCCAATTCTTTTGAATTTATTGATAATCTACTATCATCACTTGTATACTCGGTATAACCGTTAGTATCTTCAAATAAATAATCTTTTGTTTCTTCAGTGTAAACCCAACTCTTAACATTATCTACAGTTCTTTGTAAGTCAAAAAGATATATATTATTAAATTTTTTATACTCGTTAATATATTTTTTACCAAAATCGAACCCACCAATATTAACTTTATCCTCACGTAAATAACCACCATTTTCCTGGTATTTAACATTTGTTGGTATTGTTGGGTAACCATCTGAATTAAAAGGTACTGTTTGGAATAAAATAACGGGATCATCGCCTGCTATATTACTATAGATTTTATTTAAAGCATTAATAGCATCCAACTTTTTTTCAGCTAAGTAAATGTACTCATTAAATTCAAAAATTTCTTCTGGTAAACCAACTAATTTTAATATAAATTCAACGGACTTTCGGGTACCTTTAGATTTAAACAAATAAAATGAGTTAATTAATATTCTTCTCCAAATCTCAATGTCAATTTCAGCTGGTGTTGTTCCTTTAGCTAAATTATCTGGATTTAATTGGAAGAGTGAATCAATTAATGAATTTTCATCTTCAACTTCAAATGTTTTAAAACCTAACATCCTAGCATAATTTTTAATTAATAAATCTGGGACATTTTCAATCTTATTATAACTGACATTTCTCATGAAAGTTATACTGTCAATATATTTTTTTACATCATCAAATGTTTTACCGTATAATTGTAAGATTAAATTAAACTTTCTATCAGTTGTATCAAATTCTTTTAACACATCTGTTGTTAAGAATCTTGCAATTAAATTAGTTTTTACGCTATCGTAGCTATCAGCTAAATCGTTTAATTTAGTTGTATATTTATCAAAATCATTACTAAACATGTCAACATTAATGTCATCATATTTTGGGAAATACACCGTTTCTTTAACATTGCTAACAACACCATTATCAGATATTTTAGGAAACATAAACTCACTATAATATTTACCACTTTCTTCATCTATATTTAATAAAAACGATGCTAAATCAGTTAGTTCACTATAAAAAGTTGTGTATATTGAATTTTTTGGTTTAATATAGTAGTTAACATTAGCCTCACTATCAACATTTAAAATACTAGAAAACGGATCTCCACCGATAATTAATCTAATACCAGTGCCATCATCATTATAATTTTTTGGGAATGTAGCGCTAATAATAGGATATTCTACGTTGTTATAATATACCACATAATCTTTATAGGTTTTTGTGAAATTTCTATATTTTGTAATATTTTCAGCATCAGTAAGCGTGCTACCAGATAATGTGTATTCTATATTAAATGGGTTGGATAAACCATATAAATTTACTTTAAATTCTGAACGACTTTCAGTTGGATATGATGTATATTCAACAACAGTTGGTGTTAGAATTGATATAGCATTAAGTTTTATAGCCGCAGGAAATGCGTTATAAATTTCTAATAAAGTATTTTTAAATCTTTCTTTTAATGAAGAAAATAAAACGTAATTATCTAATTTTCTTCTATCAAATAAAACATTAACTTTAATGTTTTGATCTATTTTATTTTTTAATGTTTCAACATAAGGTTTACCTTCAAAATATGGTAAGTTCCTATTAACAATATCTTCAACAGTGTAGCTTTTGACAGCATCATTTTGTATTGATTGTGTGCTAAGATTTAATTGTGCGGTTGCTGTTAATTGTGCTTGTCTATCTCTTGTTTGATTGTACGGTACGCTTTTATTTATAGAAAAATTACCTAGAGTAAAAAACGGATCTCCAGTTATTTCATTTTTAGCGTTAGCAAATTGTAATCCAACTAATTTATCCCCAAAAGAATCACTACCAAATGCACCAATTTTACCCTGTACAGTTCTATATCTTAAAGCGTTTTCATACAATAGATATGATGAACACGGAACATACTTTGTCTCACCGTTGATTGAATATGTACGATAACCATCACAACCTAGGGCTTTGGCGGCATCGTAAGCTTCTTGAGCTGTATTATATAAATCACGTATGATTTGGTTATTTGTTGTGAAACTTAAATTAGCCATTTCTTACGATATTTTTTAATGTTTTTGTTGTATCTATAGCGTTTCTTCTTTTTCTAACTTCAAAAAGTTTCTTGTCAACAGCATCTCTTATTTCATAAAGGTCATATTGTGAGTAGATATTACCATCAAAATCATACATGGTGTATATTCCATCATCCATTGATTTTGTTTGATCCCCAAATAAACCGATAGCTAAACTTTCTAAATCATAATTAACCATTTCAACCTCAATAATTTGGGGTGAAAAACTTGTATTTGTAATTATAACATTTTGGTCTTTTCTACCAATAAATGGTGCTGCTGTTGGTTTAAAACTAGGTGCCACATTTGGTGTTACGGTACAAAATAGCATATTACCAACATTATTGTAAATATACTTTATTGTTTTTTGAGATGAGTTTGCTGTGTTAATTTGTACTGGTTCAGATATAAATGAGGATGTGATTACTCTATATAAATTAGGGATTTTAGTACCATCATTATTTAAGTACTCAACACGATAACCATCTAAACCATTATTTGAAAATTTGCTAATATAATTAGCTGGGGCGGAATCAACATTAAAAATTAAACCCTTAACATCTGGATATGTTGCTAATTCAGCGCAATCCTCAATTTTAACTCTAATTTGTGCTGGTCTGATATATATCGTATAAAACCCCTTTAGATTAAACACTTCTTTAGGTAGTGTCATATTGTATAACCCACCCAATATCTCAACGTCTTTACCACCAAATTCAGTTGTGGACATAACAGGTTTAATTACCTGACTACCAAGTAGTTTTGTTATTTTTTGTATCTCAGTAGAATTTCTATTCTTACTATAGATAACAACAACTTCAATATCGTTTGGGTCGACATCAGCTGGTCTTTTTACACCGTATACTCCAATTGCCATTTTTTATATATTTTTAAAATTATATCCTTTATTATTTATTTTATAATAACCTAAACCAAGTTTACTTAACTGATTAATATCTTTAACGTTTTTCAATTTCTTGGCTCTTTCAAAGGCACTATTTAAACCTCTATCTATAAATACTTCGGAGACAATTTTTGGTTCCTCAATTAACCCATCAAACAAAACTAAATTTGGGGTTGAGGCGGTCACCACATTTGATCTCATGTAGCTAAATATAGATAAATTATTACCGAAATCAACATACTTTACAGGATTTTCAGTATCTAAGTATAAAACGTATTCTGGGTATTTGGGGTCATCAACTAATATCATAGCAGATATACCTAAACCAGGGATTATAAATTTAATATTAATTCTAACATTTGTGTTTAAATCGCTAAGTTGGTTTAGTACTTGTATATTACCATTATCATCGCCAACTGTCTGCGTAAAACTTATTTGATTACTAATTGGGTTTGTATTTATAACATCTTTTTTATTAAAATATTTATTAATTAAAGTAAATTTACTGTCAGTCTTCCCAGTTACAAAATATTTAGCGCTTGATGGTTTAAAAAAATTTTTAACATCCTCAGCTGTTGATATTATTTTTGTGTTTGTTTTGTAATTAACAATATCGTTTTCTTGATTATTGGATATTCTCATTGCATTATCAACCAAGTTGTTAATTTGTTCTAACTTGTAATTGATTGGTGTATTATAACTAGCATCTATATAAGACCCTGGTAAAACAGTGTTTGATTCGATATTAAATATAATCGAATTATCCTTATTATTTAATTTTATTCCAATCATAGTTTTTTATTAATTAACACCATTCGTTTGGTTGATATTGGTTATTATTTCTATACTCATCTATTATAAATAGGTTGTTTTTATTAAAGTAATTTTTGATACGCTTAACATGGTGCATCAACATCAGCTTCAAACACCGCTTTACCATTTTCAAAACGGTATATTTTTTGGTTCTTACTAGAGAATGGTAGATGATTCTTTAATGATGTTTTATTGCTATCAAACAGCTCAGTGAACGTGGAATCATAGTATATTGTTGTGTTTGGGTCTGTCCAGTTAGGGCTTGTCGCATAAACAATAATTGATATTAGCTCATAACTATTGGTTGGCACTCTTACCATGTGATCGTTATATTCTTCATAGCAATACGCTAAAAAGGTGTTAAGTGTAATTTGATTTGTGTTAGTTCCTGATGATCCTGATGTTCCTGATGTTCCACTTGAACCTGATGTTCCTGATAAAATTGGTGAAATAGATTGAGTTCTATTATTTATAGGGGTTATTCCTTTTTTAGATGCCCTTATCGCAGCATTTAATGGTATGTATATATTTTTTATATCGCCACTATCATTCATCAATGACATTTTAACGATACCTTTAATTCTTATTTCTTCAGTATAATAAAAACTTTCAAAAACTTTATTGCCAATACTAAAATGTAAATCTATATTTACAATCTCATTTGGTTGTATATAATTATCACCGTTGTATATTAATAAAACATCAAATAAATAATCTCTAACATTATTTGATTGGTTAGGTGCATCAATATACTTATTTAGATAATCTAAATCCAACACGTTAAACATATTAACATCAACTTGCGCTATACTTGGAGAATTGTCTTTATACAAATATCGATTACTTAATAATTTTGGATAGTCCGAAGGTGATAAATTACCACCAATTTTAGTTATGACTATATTTGGTAACCTATCAATGGCATTAATATTAGTTACTACAGGATTATTACCATCCTGGTCATACGAAACATTGTACTCATATACCAAGCTTTCTAGATGTAATAATAAACCACATTTATTTTTAATATCATTATAAACATCATAATCCGTTGTTTTAAGACTATGGAATGCTTGTTTTATTTTTCCTAAGTATGGATATATACAGCTATGTGTTATGAAGTTTACAGGTGATGTGTTAACATTAGCAGAATTTAAAGACCCTAACTCTTCTAAACTTAAATTATTACCATTTACATCCGTTAAAATAGTTGTTGTGTAATCGTCAAATTTTAAAACTTTAATATCAAGTTCATTATTATAATTTTTTAAAGAATCAAATAATTCGTCTAAAAAAATTTTTACATAATTTGGAGCTCCGCCAGTTGGTACTCCGCCAACAAGAACTGAACCTTCTAAGGTAGACCTAAAGTTTTTTGTGGTTATATTTTTTACTAAGTATTTATCTAACTCGTCAATTAATATATCAAAAAAATCGATAGTGTTAAACATTTCTTCACTAAACGAATATGTTGATACATTGCTTGCGCTATATATTGATAGATCTGGTATAATTAAAGCCTCGGCTACCCTAAACTTATCCCCCTCATCCCAATTGGTTTCAATTTCATTATAATAAGCTGTGTTATATATATTATTATCCGTAATTACGGATATGTTATTAAGTTCTAATTTTCTAATCCTCCAAGTAATATCATCAATATTATTTGCTGTAATTCTTTTTAAAAAATCACTATAACCATTTATCACAGTATTATAAATTGGTACTGTGTATTGATTTTTTTCAAAATTAACAAATAAATTAGTTGGTTTAGTAACAACGTAATTTTTAAAACTATTAATAAGCTCACCGCAACCAAGAACATACGTACCAGTGGCAAATTTATCTAAAGGGTTGGTGTTATTATATGATCTTACCGAATGTTTATTACCTTGATAGTTATCTAATATTAAATTTTTAATTCTAAATGATAATGGGTTTAAAGGATCTGGTGTTGGTGTTAAATCAACATCAACTGGTTTAACATTTTCTATAACATTATTATTAAAATACTCATCATAAGCTAATTCGTATAAATCAAAATCCGTTCTTTCTAAAGAATAAGTGTTAGTATTAATATCATACTCAAAAATATTATATTTTTTGCTTTCAAAATCTAAAACATATTTTAAATACCTAATTTCATTTTTAAAACCATCTGCTTTTTGAAACCATTTTTTTGATTTCTCTTGTTTTGATGATGGTACTAATAAAATTTTATTACCGTTTAATGCATCCCAAAACGAGAATTTAACATAAAACTCATTATTAATATAATTATTTAAAAAGAAAAATGAATACCCTTCATCACCTTCTTTTAATTTAAAACAAGGTCTTTCATGTATTACATTATTTAAAACAATTTTTTCTTTTATATTATATTTTGTGTTTATAAAAATTGGTATTGATTGTACTCTAGTTTGGCTAATATTTATTGGTGAATTAAAAAACTCCATTAATAAAAATGAGTTGTAAAAAAATGGTTTATTTTTATACAAAACGCTATTAGTTACCCAACTATCTTTTTTACTCCAATATGGTAGGGTAAAGCTATTATAAAAAATAGGTAATCCGCTTTTTTTGGGGGTTACTATATTTGCTAAACCAATAGGGTCACCAACAGGTTGTGGTAGACCTAATATTGCTTTTGATTTTGTTATTTGTAATTCATCTTTAACAGTAACTTCTCTTAAACCATTCTCTTGCTTATTTTCAAATGCGTTATTAAAAGATATACCAAAATCAACACCCGTTTCGGGTGGTACTAAACCAAACTCTCTTTTAGTTCTTAATACATGTTCCGAAAAAGCAAATTCAATATAAGGTGTTATTTGTGTAATATCGGCTTCTTGTAAATATTTTAAAAAGAAAATATTAAAGTTTAACTCTAATGATGTTTCTGGTTTGTATTCATATATCTCAGAATCAACAATCCCATTTACAGTACCAGCAATACCAAGATTTAATAATTTATCATTATAAAAATCTCTATCACATGTATAATCTTCGGATACAATAAAATTGTTTACTGATATATCGTTATTAATAACTCTAGTTTTTAACATTTTACATCTTTATATTTACTGTAAGGTTTAACCCCTTTTATATTATTATTGTTATTTTCATCTTCATTATTGTTATCATTTTCATTCAAATCCAAACCATCTAATATATCACCAAATTCGTTTGTAAATTGACTACCTAATGATGTAATATCGTTAGTACCTAACTTGTATTTTCTAGCGTATCTTTTTTCTGGAACAAGAAAGAAATTAATTTGATTAAATGCATAAAAAGATCCGTTTGTAAATGGAAAATCTATAAAAGCACCATCTTCATTAGCAGCACCAATATCATATATGTCTCTCCAAATGTATTTCTGTTTGCTTCTACTAAAAACAGCATAGCTTGGTACATTTATGGTGTTATCACCACTATCTTCAATATACTCTGATTTTAATTTTAAATTTATTTTATAAAACGGTTTGTAATTAAATAATACGTTGTTATGTATAAACCTATGACTAATTTCAGAGATCTCTGTTTCATATAAATTTTCAGTAGTATGTTCACATAAAGCATAATAAAAACTATCACCAACACTAACCTTCTTATTAAAACTCTTGCTATTATCTGTTATTTGTTCAAGACCATCACCATCGCTAACAAAATCAATAAAAAAATTAAAATGTGATTCTATATTACTAAATAATTTAGCATTTGGTGAACCGTTTTTTATTATACCAATATATAAATTAGTAAGAGGCTCACCTTTATTATTGGTGTAGTTTTCTGTGTTTAAACTATGGTTTAAGAAAAAGTTTTTAATTTGCTGTTGTAAGTTATTTATTGAAAAAGAACAATCGTCTAACTCATCAATAATGTCAATAACTTCTAAATTTTTGACGTAATACTCTAAGGCTTCTTTTTCCACAACTTTTGTTACATAAAAATCTGGATCAACAAATGGTTGTATTTGTGGTCTTGGTCTGTTAAAATTAGTATTATTAATACTACTAAATGTTAAACCTCTAACGTTTTGTTCCTCATTAATTTTTTCAATTATTGCGTTATTAGCTAAATTAGTTTGAACTGAATCAAATGATATGGCTACAGCTGAGTTTGTATCAACAGTACCCATATCGGCATTATATAAAGCTATTTTTGGTTTTAAATCAATAAAAATTCTATCACCTTCAGTAAATACAACTTCATACATACCACTATTAATAGTATTAAGTTTTTTACTATCAATTTTTATTTTATCACCTTTATTAAAATTGTGACCTAAAGGAAAAAATAGACCGTAGTTTTCTTGAAATTTTGAACTAGTAAAACTTCTTGCTGGAATACCATTTCTAAAATCAATATTAACCGAAAAATCTTTAGCTGATTCAATTAATAAATTATTTTTTCTAAATTTTTCAATTATCTTAGTACCTTTACTATACAGTTGGGTGTTATTAGCGTCTTTTATTGTAGGTATTGGTTTTGATTTTAATATAACAATAGACCAGTTAGTTAAATTTAAATCAAATATTCTTTTATCTATATTTATTTTTCTATCACCATCATACGTTGATTCGTAAACATCTAATGATAATATCGGATTAATTGAACCATACATTCTAAAATTAGAATTTGATTCCTTTTCTATTGTAAATTGTTTTTGTTGTGATATTTCAAAGAATAGATTATTTTCGTATCTAATTTTATTCGATTCATCCAAAATAACTCTACTGGACAACGATGTGTTCGTTCCCCCAGCAATTTTTTTCTCACCTAATATTTCAATTATTTCGCTCATTTTATATAATAATTTTTTTCTATATCATATAATGAATTTGTTTCATTCCAATTACCAAAGTAATAGTATTTGTTATTATAAGAATTAGCATCATTGTTTGTAACAATAACACCATTAATAACATTAGTATTATTATTCTCATCATCAACATAAATGTCAACAAGATTAGTGTCAAAAAAATTTATATCATCTACAACTTTATTTAAATTACCTTTTTCATAGGAAGAATAAACACCATCTTTAATTAAATCAGGTAATTCATCAGTAATATCATGTATGAATATTTCCATAACAGACTCTTTACCAGCACTTTGTCTGCAATTAATAAAAACACCGTAAGTGTACCCGTCACTAACAACTTGGTTAAAAGCTGGATGTACATTAAATCCGTTTGTTTTAGCGCCAGTTTTTTTACCTAATTCAATAGCATACAAACTAGCCGTGAAAACTTCTGTTGAGTTGTCACCAAAATTCCACGTACCAATATCACCAAATACATTATTACCGTTAATAATGAAGTTGTCAGCCGAAAATAAATTAGCGTACACTGTACCTGAATTTGTACCACCATTTCTTTTAACACCAATACCAAAATATAATTCACAATCAGTTACTTGTTCATTGTATGAATCAGAAATATCTATTGAAATTTCATTAACTATTTTTATCGGTCTATCTAAAGAACCAGCACCACCGTCTTGTGAAAGTACCCTAGGTATTAAAACTGATCCAATTATGGTTGGTTCATCTATATTATATGCACTATCAATTGTTATCGGAAAATTCCAAGGGGCGAGCGCTTTATCTGGGTTAAATTTAGGAAAATAACCAACGGTGTTATCAAGATCTTTTGTTAATATATTATTTCTACTATGTTTAGCGTGTATTGTTTTTACCGTATAAAATTTTCTTTTTCTATTTAATAAATCATATTCAAATAATCCAGACCATGTACCTTCCCAACCGCCAAGCCAAACATCACCACTTAATGTTGATGGTATTCTTATACCTGGAATAATTGAATTAAAAAATCCACCTCGAACATTTCTCCTATTTGTAAAAGCATCATCAGTATCATAAATTTCAAAAGCGTAATAACCTTTTGTTGGTATACCTATTGCGCTGTCTGTTGTTTCTACTAAATCACCAAATTCATTTGTTGTGTAATAATCCATATACATTGGTAGGCTTATTCTAAAAATACCATTGTAATATGACCCACTGAATACCCCTAATCTTTTTCTACTACCCTTATTTAACTTATCATCTAAACGATAAACCACAATTTCCATTTTTTGAAGTGGGTACAAATCACCAGTATAATAACCAACTGAATCATCTAAGAAATATATTTCTGGATTATTATCTGTTCTCCAGGCATCTATATTATAATCATAATCTGGTCTAACACAAAACCCCTCAGTACTAGCGTGTACGTATCCAAAAAATATCGCAGTCGGTGTATATTTAAAATTTATTTTAAAATCACATCTTGTTATACCAACATCACAAAAATCATCATCACCCCAAAAAGGTGAAACTGTTACCTTTTTTACATTATGGAAAATATTAGGCATCTCATCTAATTCAGTTTTAACTTCAACATCATAATTGTTGTTTCCGTTATATATAAAATTAGGTACTTTATTTTGGTTGATTGTTGTTTCTACTGCGTTACTATTGATAAGCGTTTTAAGTTCTTCTATACTTTGATTTAAGGATGTTTGCTCAACTAAATCATTAGCCGATAAATCAAACGAGTTCGTATCAAATACATCAAAATCCATAATAATATCGTGTTGCCCCAGTGGTACACCAAATATCATATAATCACCAGACTCATTAGTTGTTGTTGTATATTTATAATACTTATCCATTATTTCCACGTATTGTGGATAATGTGAAAAATCAGAAGAATCTGGGAAATTGCCAACAGCTCTGTGGCTTGGGTTTTTAGTGTTTCTAACTCTTGGTAATAAATTATATCTAACACCATTAGGGAATGTATCGTTAATAGTTTCAAACGGATATAATTCAGTTATTTCCGTTCTAAGTTTATCTTCTTCGGTTATTGGTATAAAAATACTAACTTTAGCATTCTGGACACCAAACCCGCTATTAAGCATTACTCTACCAACTATAGCACCAAAATCAGAACACTGCCTATCGTAAGCATCTGCGCTAGTAATCTTAAGACTTAAAATCTCAAGATTATCAAATTCTTGTTCAATATTTAATGTTACCTTCTGATCTTCTTTAACAAAATCAATTGGTATTCTTATGTTTCTTTCCATTTTAGAACCCTAGTACGTTTTGAGTTGTTGGTATAACAACAATGTCTTTTTCCGTATATTTTACTTGTAGAATTTGGTCACCATTAACTCTAATAGCACCACCAGTTAAATCAATTTCATTTGTTGTGATGTCCACAATATCATTGCTAGAAATTATTGATGTGGAATAATCTCCACCGACTTTATTATAAGCTTTAATATAATTAATATTTAAAATACCGTCAATTTGTGATAATTTTTTAATCAAACCACCAATTAAATAACTCTGACCTAAAGAAGTATTTTCCTTGGTAAAATCGTTGGCAATAGTAGATGCTATACTTCCAATTACATTTACTTGAGCACCGTCTTCACAAAGAACTGAAATTTCAAATCCAATGTTAATAACCTCAGCTGGTTTAACAACAACATAATCATTAATCATTCTGTAACGAGATAAATAATTCGCAACATTTTCTAAAAGAACTGATGAAACACTATCGCTTAAATTACCATCACTATCTGTTGATAATATACCTATATTAATTTTATTTTGTACTTGAGTTACACTTGCTTTAGCTGGTGAACCAAACTTAGCTGGCATGCCTAATAATATAGCTTTATAATCTTGTAATGTTACAGCTCTATTTTGTGCTGCAAAGTTATATGAAATATAATTTCTAAGCTCTTCTATAGACGGTGCGTCACCACCACCAATAGCTGGAGTTATGTTTGTTACAGTTAAAGAGCCTTGAACAATAGCATTAGTTCTTTCGTCAGATCCTGTTATTTTAACCGCTATTTGACCTATTGTATTAATTACACCAAGACCAACATTTGTATCAGCTCCACCACCAATTCTATATTTTACGTATAATGTTGTGTTGTTAATTGGAGCCCAACCTAAACTGGTGTTATTTAAAAAACTTTTTAAATCAAAACTACCCGCATCAACAAAATCATCTAAAATATCCAATCCTTGATTTATTTGAGATCCGAATGTTAAAACACAAAACCCATTTGGCGTAAATTCTTTAATAAATCTTTTATCAATTTTATTATAAGCACCATTATAAATACCATTAACTGGTGCTGTTGTTGGGTCTTCTATAAAGACACTGTCCTCAGCTAATGAAGGTACTTCATACCATTTATTGGTTCCTGATTTAAATTCTGTAATAGTTGGTAATACTTCAAATGTGGTACCATTTTTATGAATAACTGATTCGATTGATATTACATTATTTTCAGGTAATGTTATTTGATAGAATGGTTTTGTGTTATTAATTGTTTGAGTGTAAACTCTAGTGGCACCAGCAATAACGATACCTGTTTTAGTTATTTTATAAGCGCTTAAAACACCGTTAACAAAAATAGGTACTTTAGTTCTATCAACTTTGTTTGATATATTAAAATTTGAAGCAAAATCAATATCATATAATAATTCAAAACTGTTAGTATCGGCTAAAAATTGTGAACCAGCATATAATAATGGTAAATAACTTTTATCTTCAGCATCTCCTCTGGCTGGAACTTGTACCGTAAACTGACAAACAGCAATACTAGCGGAAGTGCCTGGTAATTTTAAACCATATGTTTTGGCAATATTATATAATGATTGTTTTTCTTGTGCGTAATCTAAAACAGTTTCTTGTAAAGATCTATCAATATGAAATTGTAAGTTATCTGATATAGCCGCATTAAGGTCTAATAATACAGATAAGATAGAAGCGTCATTGTAATTTTGAACAATTCCAGGGTAGTATTGTTTTATATAATTTATTTGCTCGGTTTTTAACGAAGCGAAATCTCTTTTACTATAATTAATTGTTTTTGCCATTTTATAATACTAAGGTTACTGTATCTGAGGATTGAAAAGTCCTTGATGTTATTGTATAATCAATATTTATTCTAACGCTGTGTTGTTTTTTATCATCATTAATATATTCAATATTATCATAAAATTGCTCAATATTAATCTTGTTAATTTTTAAATTAGGTATATATTTTTCAACAGAATCTGTTATTTCATTTTCAATTTTAGTTATTATAATCTCATCAAGCGGTTCAAAAATATATTGGTATAAATTTGTACCAAAATCTGGTAAGTAATATCTACTACCTCTTCTGGTTAATAATAAATGAATTAAACTTGATTTAATTTCAGACTCAGGTATTTTTGTTAATTTTAAAAAATCACCATTGTCACTATCACCAAAAGGGAAATTTATACCGTATGTCGTCTTCCTAATATTATTCATGATTATATTTTATCATAAATAGTAAGAAAATTTATTTTATTGTAAAGAAAAAAGCCACCTTTTTGGTGGCTTTATTATTAACTTGAACATCCGAAACACTCATACTGTGAATTATCGGGCTTTTTAGGTAATGGTTCAGATGAACCACCACTTGATAGTTTTGAATTATTCTCTATTTTTGATTTTGTTCTGGTATAATATACACCAGATTTAAGACCAGATTTCCACGCAAACATTAAAGCGCTTGATATCTTAGAATATTTAGCATCCGAGTGGTATACATTTAATGATTGTGATTGATCAACATAGTTATTCCTAATAGCTGATAATTCCAATAACGTTTTTTGTGAAATCTCCCAAACGTCTTTATAGCGATACTTAATATCTTCTGGAATTTCGTTAATTAACTGAATGCTACCACCATTAGAGACAATTTTATTCTTAATATCATTATCCCATAGGCTAATTTCATCTAATTCTCTAACTAAATGCTTATTAATAACTAAAAACTCACCCTGACCAACTCTTCTGGTAAACAAATTAGAAGTTACTGGTTCAAACGACTCAAAAACACCTAATAAAATAGCGGAAGATGCTGTTGGCATTAACCCTAAAAATAATGAATTTAATACAGGAATTGGTTCCCCAGATGGTAATGGACTCCAACCCTCAATATATGTCTCACCTTGTGAATATGGACTACCGTCCCAAGCTGGGTACGTTCTGTTTTGTTCCTTAGCCATTTTCATAGACTCAGTAACCGCAGCTTTGTACATTGTTTCGAAAATATCTTTATTCCATTTTTTAGCTTCTTCACTTTCGAATGAAATTTTCTTTTTAGCGAAGAAATCAGCTAAACCAGCTACACCAATAGCTAACGACCTTTGGTCTAACCCAGCTAAAGCACTCCACTCATCACTCCATTTATTCTTATCAATAACGGAATTTAACGCTCTAACCATTACTTTGGTGCTTTTGGCAATAGTTGCTAACTCATTATGCTCAGCCAAATTAATTGAACCTAAAGTGCATTGTGATGTGTAACCTGGTTTAGATACATTGGTAATTTCAATACAGAGATTACTCTGCTTAATAACCCCAATATTCCTTTGCATGTTTTTTCTATTAGCATTGTCTTTAAAGAACACATATGGTCTACCACTTTCAACTTGTGATTTAATAATAGCATCCCAAATGGTTTTAGCGTTTGCTTTATACCCGATACCAAGTTCAACAGCTTTATTGTACATTTCAACAAACTCATCACCCCAGGTTTCGTGTAATGGTTTTAAACCAGCTTTTTCGATATCATTTGGACAAAATAAATACCAATCTTCATTGTTAATTAATTTTTCCATGAATAAGTCATTGATAACCACAGAAGTAAATAAATCTCTGGCTCTCATTTGTTCGTCTCCGATTGGTAGTGTTAACTCAAGAAAATCAATAATGTCTCTGTGCCAAACTGACAAATATAAAGCGCAGCTACCAGAACGACTACCTTGCTTATAGAATCTCATTTTACTTTGAACCATATCAGCAAGTCTAACAACACCACCAGCATTTGAATTAAATGAACTTACCATTGAATGTTTACTTCTAATTGGATCTATTAATAAACCTATCCCAGAACCCTCTTTTGAGGCGTATGACATCTTTGTAAGCGTCTCTTCAATACCTTGGATGGTATCGCTATGAAGTGTCGTTAAATTGCACGAAATCATCCCATTTCGCTTATCAATACCTGCATTAGTATATATAGGGGTTGCAAAGTTCATTCTTTTATGAGTTAACTCATCTAAGAACATTTTTTTTTCGCTTGGGGTTGTGGCTAAATGTGAAGCAACTCTTTCATACATACATGATGGTAACTCAACTGGTGTATTACCTTCTTTAACTGAGTATTTTTTTAAAAATGTTGTCGCAGCAAAGAAATCGTAAGTCATATCAACTTCTTGTAGTTCTTTACCAATTAATTTAGATTGTCTACTTAATAATAATCTACCACCTAATGTCGCATAATCTGGGTGATTAATTACTTTATCAGCTGATTTAAAAGCTATTAACTCATCTAATTCAGTTGTTGTCATATCATCATAAATTAATGGTATAACTTCTTTAAATAAACTATCCGAATCAACATTTAAATCTTTTGAATGTTGTTTAATTCTACTTAATATTTTATTAGGCATAAAAGCCTGATACTCACCGTTTCTTTTCTTAATTCTCATTATCTATAATATTTTAAAATTCATCATCAAACATACCATCAGTTGTTGTTGGGATGTCCACTCTAGTGTATTGTCCAATTCTTTGTTCAAAGAAATTGTTTTTGGCTGAAAGACCTATTCTAGCCATGTAATCTAATGGATTGTTTACGTTAAACTCTGGTTCAATACCAAAATCTTTTAAAACAACATCTGTTACGTATCTAACATATTGAACCATCATGTCGGTTGTTAGACCCATTAATCCATTTGGCATACTGTCTTTAACAAAAATTTCTTCAACTTGACAACAAGATAATATAATTTCTCTAACATCAACAGATGATAATTGATTAATGGCGTATTTGTTATATAAATTTACAGCGAATTCATAATGTAATGTTTCATCTTTGATGATTAACTCATTCATTGAAGCTAAACCTTCCATTTTGTTTCTTGACCTATACCAGAACACACCAGCAAATACGGAACTAAATGAAATACCTTCAACGCAAGCAAAAGCTATTAATCTGTGTACAAATGATGGATGGTTAATCCATTTTTCAGCCCAAGAAGCTTTTGCTGAAATGGATAAACTAGTTTCCATGGAATTAAATAAATCCGTTTTTTCTTTATCGTCTTTAATGTAAGCTTCAATTAATAATGAATATCCATTTGCGTGAACTTGTTCAATAAAGGTTTGGTGACCATAAAAGTATTGAGCTTCAAGTAAATCAACTTCGCTCATAAAATTAGTTGCCAAATTATCAATCACTAAACCATCTGATATAGCAAAAAACCCTAAAATATTCTTTAAATATAATTTTTCAGAGTCTGTTAATTCAGGGTATTTGTCTTTTGATAGATCTATTTCCTCAGCCACCCAAGTTTGTTTTTCTGCTTTTTTATAGAAATCCCATAAATCTGGGTGGGTAATCGGAAAAATTGAATACCTCTTTGTTAAATCGTTGCTCTTTAAGTTCATAATATGTTTTTATATAAATACCCTTCAAAGGTACTTTTAATTTGTTAAATAAAAAAATTTTGTTGTTTTTTTAAGGGGTTTCGTTAGCTCTAGCTTTTACTATTTCTCGGTATTGTTGTCTATTTTTTTCGATTCTTTTCTTTTCGCTATCGATTTCAAATCCATTTTCTGTAACTCTATCGTTAGTATCAATTTCAAGTAAACCATTATCGAATTTACAATTTTGGAAAATCATACCATCTGAACCTAATCTATTTTTAAGAATAGATATTGTGGCAACTTTTTGTTCTTTTTGTTCCAACGTTTTACCAATACTCATAATAAAGTGAGCAATTTGAGCTTTTTTAAGTGAACCACCCATGTTTTCAGTTCTAACAACCTCAACACTAGTAGAGGCTCTATTACCTTGAGTTGCTGTCCAACAAGCAACATCCATCTCTTCAGCCATTGTCTCAAGTAAACGCATTATTTTACCCTCATTAGACCATTCTTCAGCGCCCTGTGTTTCTTTCTCCAATGACAAACAATCAACATAATCAAGAACTAATAAATCAATCTTATTCCCCTTGGAGTTTAATTTCTTAATAATGTTTTTGATTTTTGTAATAGTAACACCATCAGCTGGTAATTTCTGAAGAAAAATATGATTATCAGTCTTTTCTCTTGTTTCTTTAAACTTTTGTAATTTACCTTTAACAATTACACTAAACTCTGGATTTGCAATATCGGATAATTGCGTTTGAGTCATAATGGCATAGTGTTTTCTTTGGATAGCTTTTTCTTTATCTTCAAAAAATACTTGTAAAACATTTCTACCATCCATATAAGCTTGGTTGGCTACTTTTGTTAAAAAAGTTGTTTTACCAACACCAAGTGGTGCAATAACTAAAGCTAACTCTTGTTTAGCTAAACCACCAGACATAATTTCATCAATACCATCAATACCTGTTTTTATTGGGTCACGAAATTCATCGGATAAAACGTTGTCAAGATCATGATACAACGTAATTGAGTCTTCAACCTCTTTAAATATTAAAGCATCTTTTAATACTTTTTCAATAATATCATAATCATCAACCACACCACGTTGCAACTTCTTGTCAATCTCAGACATTGCTTGTTTTAAGTTCTGTAGTTTACAAAATTTAACAACAAACGGTTGTACGTTTTTATTGGTTACTTTTATGTTCTCAATTTCCTGAACTGTGTCTAACACTTGTGCTTTAGCAGCATCTTGGTCAGCCATGTCCATATTGATTTGAGATCTTAAATTAGGAAAATTTAAGATTGCTTGATGTTTTTTATAATAATGTTTTAAACAATGTGTTATTTTCTGAAGAGCGTCAACATTAAAATGTTTAACCTCTAAAGAATCTATAACCGTTTCCCCAAATTTTGGGTCGGTTATAATCTCATTAAATAATTCTAATTGATAATCTCTACCTAATTCGGCAATGGATGTATGGTTTGTGCTCATGTTTATTATACTGTAAGTTCATAATTTAAATACGTTGTTTCTAATCTATCTGTTCTTTCTGATAGACACTTTTGAATTCTAGTAATCATACTGTAGATATGTTCTCTAATATCTACCGTGTATCTAATCTTAACAGGATAAATAGTAGCATCCCATTCACGATAAGCTATAATCTTACCATCCATTTTAACAACAATCTTCATGATATCTTTTGAAGCATTTTGTTCGAAGTTTTTATTTTCATAAAAAACACGAGCATTATCATTCATAAAATCCAATGTTTTGTTTTTCATGTGGTGTTGGACGATTTCTTGATTCTCATCAATAACATATTTAAAATTCATTGAGTTAATTGATTTGTTGTTAAAACCAATTACGCTAAAAAATCTTTGTACGATTATATTATCGTTTAGATAAACTGTAAATTCAAACTTTTTTTGGTCTTTGTTGAATTCTTTTTTTTCTGGAGTTGTGTTCATTTTTTATTTGTTTTTTGTTTGTTCGTATAATTTTTTTTCTTTCTGTATAATAGTAATAAAACTTGACCAGAAAACAAAGAAAGAGTCATCATATTTTGGAAGAAAATTTAATAATTCATCTTCTACCATCATTTTCATGATTACTTTTATCTCACCTCGACCATCAGGTGATAGTGCTTCGTTTACCATTTCATTAATGGCTAACTTTAAATCTTCGGTTACGTTAGGTTGTGATAAATTTATAATCTTCTCCATCACACCAAAATAATCAGTACCATATGTACCCCATTTGGTTCTACCTTCTTTAATTGTTAATAGTGGTTTACTAGTTGGGTTATTAGCTAATAATTCATTAACTCTTTCAACAATCCATTCTTTTGTTTTACCACCTTTTTTTAATTCGGGGAATAATTTTAAAACGGTGCCTTCACCTATACCTTCTAGTCCAGATATATTATCTGAAGTATCACCAGCAATCATTTTAATTAAACCAACATTTTCATAATGGTAATCAAAATAATTCATAAAATTTAATTTATTTATAACAACTTTTTTACCATAAAGATAAACCTTGGTACCATCATCTATTAATTGTAATAAATCACGATCGTTTGTATAAATAATTTTATTTTCTTTTGGTGAATTTTTTGTATAGTGCGCTATACCATCATCAGCCTCACAACCATCAATCTCAACTTGTCTAATAAACAACTCTTCAAGATATTGTTTAATTCGTATTCTTTGACGATCTAAATCATGTTTTTCATCTATAGAAACTTTTTGATTTCTATTTGATTTGTAGTAGGGATAATAAGCTTGTCGATAAGCTTTTGAATTCTCACCCTCCCAAAAAACAACAACCTTTGTGATACCAAAATCTTGGTAAAATCTTTTGATTGTGTTTACAAAGTGGTAGATGGTGCCAATACTACCGTTTTTAGTCTGTATTTGCTTGGCACCATGAAACCCTTGTTTTAATAAACCCTCACCATCTATTAGTAGGGTGTTAATCGTTTTCCTCTTGAGGTTTAGCATTGCTAGTAAAAGTTTTTCCTTGTTCTTCAATTAATTCAAAATCGTTTGTACCAAGCATTTCAACCCAATAACTAGCATGTTCTTTTTTATAAGCATCGATAGATTCTTTATTATCTAAAACAAATCCATGTGGAGTTGCGATAATTCGACCATCAGCATAACCCAAACCATTTACGTGGTTTTTCATTACGGTTACTTTTGTTCTTGTTGCAAATACAACTTTTCTACCATTCTTAGTAGCATCAATTTTTGATGTACCTGCATTTTTTTGGTTACCAAATAAGAAAACCAAAGTTGAGTTTAACCAAAACGCATCACCACCTTTAGCTTTAATTCTTGGTTGTCCAAAAGGATTATCTGGTAATTCAACCCATGGCTGATTAACAACCACCATTGTGTTAGTATATTTACTATCTTCTTTTCTAGTGCTATTAATACGTTGATTTAACCCCATACCAATCTTTTCAGCTAATACACCAGCGGTGTGTTGTTTACCACCTTTACCTTCATATGTCATTCTACATGGTACGGATCCAACGGAATCCCAGAAGAAACAAAGATCATGAGGAATACTACCTTTAATTTGTTCATCTAAAAGCATGTTGATATAATCTGTGATTTGTTCAATATAAAAGAAATCATCACGATATAAGAAGTCACCATCCCACTCACCAGTCTCATTATTAAATTCACATTCCAATCCCATTAAAAATGCGTGAGAGAAATCCCATTTCTTTTCGGTAATGATAAAAACTGGAATCATACCTTGTTGTTGTGCCGAGATAGCAGATTTAATCATGGCTGTGGTTTTACCAGTATCAGAGTGACCTAATAACATATTGATATGACCAACTGCTGGCCCTGGAATTCCAGCTGTTTCTAAAAATGCTTCTCCGCAATTTAAAAATTTATCAGCTTTATATTTTGTTGTTGTACTATATTTGTTTTTGATATCCTTAAAAGAATAATCTTTTTTCTTTACTGCCATATTATTAATTTTTATTTATTAAAAAAAAGACACTATGGGTATATTACTACATCCATAGTGTCCTGTATTATTTTATTAGAATGGTAAATCTTCAGTATCTAAACTGATTGGAGAGCCCATATCTTGTGGAACAGCCATCGGATTTGGTTCAGCGTATGTGGTGTCCTTTGTAGGTGCAACATAAGTGGTTGTACCACCCATGTCATCAGATTTAGCTACAAATTTTTTGCTTTCAGAATCCCAAGCTGGTTCAAATCCCTCAGCAACGATACGTAAAAACTCAATTGGTTTTTTCTTGTAAATGCTTTTCCAAGTCATTTCATCCGATAACCACGCTGTTGCATCATCTGGGTTTGTGCTTAATGGGCTAGTATCATCCAACATAATTTGTGAAACTTTTGGAAAACCTTTAACAACATCACGAACTAAAGAGATTGTGATATCACGACCTTCAGCATCTGGTCTAAAAATAGCTCCAGCACCTGGTTTCTTGTTATCTAAATGTTTCATCAATGGAACTAATTTGTCCATGATACCTGAACCATCGTTCACTTTATTGAATCTCCAGAATTTAACACCCTCGTGTTCTTTTCCACGCTCAATACATCTGATGATATAAAAATCACGAGATCTGTAACTGTTAGCTAAGGTTTTGTCTTCTTTGTCACCATTGATAAGAATTTTGTACATGTCGTTAAGTGGTGACTCTTCGCCATCTTGGGCTGGATCGTAAAGTTTAGTCCAATTTTTACCTATCTTAAGGCTGTGGAACTTTCCGATCTCATACCATTTACCATTCGTGTCGATTGGTAAAATTCTGATAATTCTTTCTCCAGAGTTAACTTTGTCTGGTAGAATCAAAGTAAAGTACTTACTAAGATCCACTTCTTTTCTTTCCGAATTCGGTTTTGTGGTTTTTGCTTTTTCGTAATCAGCTAACGTGTTTTGAACAGCCTGATTCCAGTCGATGTTTTTGTAATCCATAATATATATTTTTTTAAATTATGATACAATATTACGAAAGAAAAATCAAAAAGTCAAGTGCCGAGTGAAAAATTAATTAAATAATTGTCTTTTTGTTTTGGAACCCACTAATAAAACACCATATGTGCTTGCTGTAATATCAAGAGTGGCTATTGACGTTAGGTTATAAATAAAAGCACCAGGCATTCTTACATTGATACCATTAAGTAACATGTCGGTTGTATTTTCATATGCACCCAAAACAATCATTGAGTGGATATTATATGTGTGACCAGTATCACCAGAGTTTAATGTTGAAGTATTAATACTTTCTCCTTGGTCTAATTTTACTACGTATTTTTCTGATTGTATCATATCTTAAGATTGTTTAAATGGATTTTGAGCTGGCGGTGCAAAGCTATCTTTAACAACACCATCATTATAATCGTTCATAATAGTATCAAGCATATTCATCTTTGGACTATTTTCTAAATCGGTTTGTGTTTTAACACCTTGATTATTATTGTATTGGTCAATGGTTACACTATACGGATAAGAATCTTTAGTTAAAGCTTTTCTTCTTTCTTCTTCTGTTGGTGGTCTCATTAATTCGACTTGTTTAGCCATAGCTTCCATTTTACCAATTAACGCATCCATCTTACCTAAGTTATTTTCAATAGTATCAAGTTTACCCATTAACGAATCCATCTTAGTTAAGTTACTCTCAATAGAGCTAATCTTACCTTTAATTTCATTAGTATCATTAACTAAATCAGTAACATCAACTTCAGTTACTTCTTCGTCACCCATAGGTGCTTCTGTACCATCTGTAGCTGGATTTTCAGTTCCCATATCTGGATCAGTTAAACCATCTGTACCTTCAGTACCATCAGTTGCAACGTCAGTAACAGGAGTCTCAGTTCCATCAACAGCAGCATCAACTGGTGGTGCATCGTCAATTGTAGTGTCATCAGTACCTGGTTCATCAGCTTCGTTATAGAATCTATAAGATCCTTCATCAAGAGTTAATTTATCTTGGTATGCTGTAATTGTTTTAAAACGTTTAATTTCGTTTTCCAATAGGGTGTTTAACTTTTTGCTCATCTTAAAAAGGCTTTTTTTGTATGACTTATAGGGGTTTCTTCTCTTAAAAGCTCTCTACCATCTTCAAGTACTAATTTTTTTTCGATTATTTTTCTTTCAATTAAACCATCCGCTGTTTTAATATAACAAACGCCAGATTTCAAATCGCACACCTCTTCACCAACATTGGCATCATTACCAAGAAAATTAGCTATATTATTGTTTATATTGTCCATAATTAGTTTTACTATAAATATCTGGGTTTTTATTAAAGTTAAGCTAATTTAGATAATGTTGAATTTAACGAAGTAAATAGCGCATCACCTTTACCAGGATGTGCGGTACATAATGAAACATTACCCACAACCGTAAATCCTTTATTTTTAAAAACATTAATATAATTATTAATCTTATTAATCCAATACGGTTCAGTATTTGTTGCTGTTACTTTTAAATTAGGTTCCCAACCATAATTTCCGTTAATTATATATTTAGTCGCTTTAGGGAATTTTTGTTCAATTAAACCTATTAATTCAAGTTCTTTCGCATTACCACCACTTAAAGTCCAAAGACCATTAGACCCAATTGTTAATATCAGATTTTTCACATCAGGGAAAGTTGTATTCGTTCCTTTTAAAGCTGTTATTAACTCACCTATATGCCAACCGACAGTATCTAATTCTTTAGGAGATGATATTCTAGATATTGCTGGGTATATCGGGTCAATACCTTTAGCTAAAGAGTCACCAATTACAACAGTTTTACTATTAGCTGTGGCTGCTATTGGTGCCACAGAACCATTTCTGTAATATTTAAGAGCTGCTTGAACATCAGCTGTATTAGTTGCTGCTCTATCAACACCATTGCCTCCGTAATAACTTTGATCAAACGCTACATTGTGGGTTCTACCTTTATCATCAGTCCATGTTGTTGGGTGCGGTACGCCAACACTACTCCATGTTTGTGCTATATCCATTGCCGCTTTATTTAAATTATCTTGAGTATCATCAACTTGTTTATTTAGATATTTAATAGTATTTGGTCGTAATAAAGCCATACCCAATTTATCTTGGTTTTCTGGGCTATATAAATCAGTGTTTGTTAAACCAGCATCTTTTAAATTACCTTTTAATGTTTTGCCTATTATTTGATATCTACCAGTAGCGTGTAGTCTACCAACACTGTCTTCAGCGTGTGATTGGAATTGAATTACTTCCCCTATTGTATATTGTGATAAGGGTTTTGCTAAACCAGTATACCTAGTATTTTTACCATCAGCAAAATAACTATGTAAAACATCACCAGATGTATAGTAATTATGATCATCATATGTGTGAGACTCATGCGATAAAACTTTTTCGAATAATGCTGGATATTTTTGAATAGCTGTAAAAGCGCCAGTTGCATTTGGATCAAAATTATTAGCTCCAATACTACTATTACCATTAACACCTTTTGGTTGATATTTTATAACACAAATATATTTTAAATCGGAAACTCTTGAACCATCCCCTTTGTTGTTACTAGGATCTATTAGTCCACTCCCTTCTATTAATTTAAGTTCTCTGTTAAGAACAGTCTGACCAAGATTACCACCATACACAGATGCTTTTAAAGTAGTAGCCTCTTTTACGCAGTCGCAATGTGTTAAATCACCTCCCGTTATTTCACTAAGAGTTTTATTAATACTTTTGGAGCGAGTGTTACAAACCAAATCCCCAACTCTAACGGTTGCATTTGGATCTGACACATCGTAAGCTTGCCAAGCGTAATTTTTATCATCCCTACCTTTTAATATATATGTGTTATGGTTTATTGAAAAAGGAAATTCAACTCCAGATTTTTGCATAATAAAAGATATAAAAGCTGCTGACCAAGGTGAATCAGGGCTACCACAAGGGAAGTTTGCAATTGACGATCTTGCCGCTATCCAATATTTTGTTAATGCAGCAATTACGATTGGGTTCTTACAATCCTCTTTTAATGCACTAGATTCCCATAATTTGTATTCCTCATCAATAACACCAACTATTTTAGATATGTAACTATTTTGTTTATTTATATCTATACCAGATTTTGATGGTACGGAATCGGGTTCTGTTGTTGACGTTAGAGTATAATAATTATTAAGTGCTAAAGGTGACCACTTAATGCCACCGTAAACGTCTGTTTGAGCCCCGTGTTTTGTTGTAAAGAATGATATGTTCGGTTTGTATGTACCTAGGAATTTAATGCTAAGTTTTTCAGTTGTGGCTGCTTTTGTTTTATCTTTAATTAATGATCCTTGCGCAATTTTTATTGAGTCACACATAAATCTATAATCAACCCAAAACGTTAATTGATTATCTGGGTCGCTTAAATCATCATACTCTTTATCACCATAGCCACCAGGAAATTTTATTTCAAAATCTATACTAAATGAAAATGTTGGGTTGTCAGCTTTTAATTCGGGGTATGTAACTGGTATACCAATATTATTAAATATCGCTTTTTCAGCAAAATTAACATTAGCTTTTTGTTTTTTAGGTAATTTATCCCAAGCAGCTTTTAAATTAACCGCATAATCATTTTTTTGTGAATAGCTAGAAGCGATAGACCCAGAGCTTTCTAATTTTGATGTTATAAAAGTATTAAACGCATTTTCATCATAATCACCATTTGACTCTGTTAAAGCAAACTCCCAAAAAACATCATAAACGGTTTTTTCACTACCAGACGCTTCTTCTGTTGAATTAATATAATTACACCAACTTTGAAAACTTGTATACTCTGATAAACCATTACCACCACCTACTGCTGTTTTTGTTTCTGGTGTCACACCAATTAAGTTAACTTCCTTAAAAGAATTAATTGTTTTTTTGTTTGTTGGGTCAAACGTATTAAACACATCATAAATATCATACGTACCAGTAGCATCAAATTGTCTGGAAGCTGGCATGCCATCATCATATGATGTTAATATATGTTCAACAAAGAATGTGGTTTCTTTTATTGGTATTAGTTCTTTTGGTGGTGTAATTTCACTAGCTGATGATGATAGTGTTATTTTTTCATTACCATCAACAAGACCAGTATCAACCCCTTTCATTGTACCAATTAAATCAGTGGGTTTCTCATTTGGTATAACCATTTTAGTCGCATAACCTGAATCACTTACAATACCACTTAAAAACAGACCTAATGTACATTCAGGGTTAATTGTATATCCATTCCCAGATTCTTTAAATAATTTAGATAATGATAATTTTTTACTACCATCATCATATCTAGGGTCAGCATATTCAGCTGTAAAATTCATTAAACCAACAGCAATAACTGGCATCGTTTTAATTATTTCAGAGTGAATAGTTGTATTATTTTTAAAAGCTTTTGCTGTGTTATATAAAGTTGCTATAATACCTAAATTAGCAGCTGAAGCTTCAAGACTACCTGTGATTGAATATAAATAAGCTCCAATAATTTTTCTACCATCAAAATAATGAATTCTATTAGTACCATCTGTTAAGTATTGAGCGATATCACCGTAAGGGTTAATACTATTTTGAACTGTTTGTAATCTACCAGATGTATCAGGTTCACCCTGAATAGCAATTTGCTCAAAAGCCTTAACACTTTCCAGTATATTAGCTTTTTGTTGGCGCATTAAAGCTAACAATTGTTTTCTAACATCGTTTTTACTTATAATTGGTTGTCTAACCCCTTTAAAAGTTGTAACCATATTATTTGGTACAATTTTATGAGTTACGTTTGTAATCCAATATGTACCATGAAATAAGGGAACGTTTCTTAAATAGAAGTATGTTAACGGTTGTATTGTTGCGTTACCTAAACTGGTAACAGTGCACGTGTATGATCTTTTTTCTAATACGGGAAAAATATTTTTTGTTTGTGGTGTTACGCCTTTAGTGTTTACCAAATCAACCCAAGTTTTTATACTCTCTTCGGTATCAAAAAATTCGCTTGTATCTAACTGAACCCCATTAAACATTTGTTGGTTTTGTCTACCAAAGTCAACGGTAAAGCATGTGATATTTGAATCATTCATTTCATCTGGCGCATTCTCATTTAAAACTCTAACCTCATTGTTATTATCATGACCGACATCTAAACAGAAAGAATTTAAATAATCATTTTTAACTTTATTTCTATCACTTAAACCAACCGTATCAGCTCTTGAAGTAATAGACCCTAATTGGTATATGTAGCCAGGTAACCCAGTTAACCCACCAAATTTTACATTTCTTTTTTGTAAAATATCTTCACCAAATAAAGTTGTGTTAGTGTGGGTTCCAAATAAACTATCAACCACATTATATAAATCAGCATCGTTATTAGTTAAATTAGATAGAGTACTATTTAAGTTTAAATAATTTGGTATTTGTTGTGGTATAAAACCGCTTTCCGTAGCTAAACCAGATAACAACCCAGATAATGAACCTGTTGTTAAATTAACTACAGCTTGTTCTTTAGAATTTTTATTAACTTTTTCATCACCAATTACAACGGCAGTAAAATCTGTATAATAATTTTTATTGATGTAAGCTAAATTAGCCAACACTTTAGTTCCAATGTCATTATTACCTCTATCAACGACTGAAAATATTTGGTATAGATCGTATGATTTTGCACTTGTACCAGCAAAACATTCATCTGAGGTTAAAACACTATTATAAAATAATTCAATTTTATTTAAATTATCAAATTCTAATGTATTTAAATCTCTTATTTTTGATACAGCGTGAACTGGAACAGAACCATTAGTTTTTCTACTACCACCACCAACTCTATCATATAAACTTTTTATATTATAATATGTTGTTTTTTTAATATCAGCCTCAAAATTTTCATACTTTGGTTTATTAACGTAACTTTCTTCGGAATTGGGGTCTGTTTTTAATTTATAGTATTCAGCAACACCATCAAGAAATGAATTAATACCCGTTAAATTTGAATTTATCGTAGTTGTAACGAAATCCTGAAAGAATTTCTTATTCGTTAATTTTTCACCGTATGCCTCTAAAGCTGTTTTCATATTTTATTTTTTTACAATTTAAAGTTGTCTGCCTAAACCAGTAGGTTTCACCACACCACCACTATAAACATCCCCAAAACTAAAAGCAGATTCTTTAATAATATCATTTACTTTTTTAGACTCTTCTTCTTTTAATCTTTTTTCTAATAATATTCTAACCCTTTCTTGCTCTTGTTCAACTGGTCTTACATATCTTTCAAATAAAACTGCGTGCTCAACCAAGGGATTGCCTGGTAAATATTCATCATTTAATACATCTAAATCAGCTAACACACGATAAACATAAGTTCTTATAAATTTATTTAAAAAATAATACATGCTAGGAGTGTATTTAATATTTAAAAATTCAAAAAATTTTATAACAATTGTCGCATATAAATCAGTTAAATTAACATCAATCACACCACGTTTAGTATTTGGGTCATACTTAGTAAATAATTTATTTACCATATATAAACCGTTTAAATAAATAATACCATCTTTTTCTGCTTTTGTAACTGACGTATACGGTGCAATATATGTATCACCAAATAAAGCTTTTCTTGAAAAATATCTTATAGTATCAGTATCGTCAACAGTTTTTCCTAGGTCGGTGGCTATTTCACTATAAGTCATTTTATTTGAAAATAATATTTCTGGTTGGGTTATTAAAGTATGTAATGATAAATCAGGTGTTGATTCATTATAATATATTGAATTACTTGGTGAGTAATTCGTATGAACAATCGTGTCAGAGCAAAATTCATCAATAACAGAATATGTTTTATCTTTTTGTGATAAAGTTAAAGCGACATTTAAAAATTTAGATAAACCAATTTCAGCCATAAATTCGTAATTATACATTGAGTTACCAATTAAAGCCAAATTAATTTCTTCACCACTTAATTTTATACTTGTTTTGGGGTCTGTAAATTCTTTAATTTCATCATACGTAACAACAGATGATGCTAACATTAAACTTTTTAAGTTAAAACCTTTTTTAATATATGTTTCACTACCAAATTTACAAAAATCTAAAAATAAACTTTTAAAATGAGTTAGTTGTGTAAAATTTAAAGAATCTAATAAATTAGCTATTTTAAATTGTTCAAAATAACCAGTTTTATCATACTCTATATTATCACTCACTGAGCTGACGTATAAATGATTTGTTTTAAAATAATTCCAACCATAAATATTTGAAGTTAATTCATCGATACCAGATTTATTTTCGTAAATACCACCACCAAGAACACTATCCATAGCTAAATTTGAACCAACTTTAGTATTATCAAACCATAAAAATCTAGTTGTGTTTTTTAAAATGGTGTGATTATCAAAAGATGATGGATCATTAAGGAGTACCCCTCTATTAAATTCCTTATTCATTAAATATAAAGATTTATTTGGGTTATTTAAATTTAAATTACCGTTTTTTGAATTGTATATACCAGTTAAAACATCTACTTTACTAACATCAAAATATAGATTTGTAACAACTTCAGATGTGAGAAAAGCGTTTGGGTGTAAAAAATCCATAGCCCAAGATAGGGCAGCAAGAGCTGTAGATGCGCCTTTGGGATCGCATAGTGTTAAATTTTTATATTCATCATCTTTAAATTTATTGGCTTGGGCTAGACCAACTGTAGCATTTTCTAGGTCTGGATTGTAGGTTACTTTGTCATTTGAATCTTTATATAATAGTTCGGATAACTTTGTGATATTAGTATCGTTAATACCTCTTTGTATAAAATTTATATTACCTAATTTTAATCCAGAACCAGGGACATCAGATAACCATGGGCTATGTAATAAATAATTTGGTGATATACTACCACCACAAGATGGGTATAATAAATATGATGCTTTATTATCAACTTTATTAAATTTATCACGAAAATTAATTTTTTCTAGTGTCCAAAGGTAACTCAGGAAATCAGTTAAACTATCTATTTGTTGTGTTAATGTGTTAAAACTAGAGTTTAATGTCTTATCTAAGGCTTCTGGTAAAACTGTTTGATATAATGTGTGTGATGGTTTATCTATGGTATTAGTAGTTGCTCGGTACCCATAACTTAGTCTACAATCAACACTAAAAATATTGGGTATATCTAATTTAGAACCAGCAGCCCCATAAACACTATCATCTCTAATTAAATAAGATTTTGGGTTTTCATTTTTAAATGATGTAAAAAATACGTGTGAAACTAAAAAATATAAATCAAATAAATCAGTGGCTATAAGTGGCGCTACGGTTAATCTTCTAAAATCAGCGTTAAATTGTGAGTCAATATTTTTAACAGAAGATAATACAGTAATAGCTTCTTTTAACGCTTTTTTATCAGCAATACTACCACTTAAAAAATTGGCTTTTAATTTTGAAAAAGCTATGAATGCTTTTATTATTGATTTTTGAGAGTTTGGATAAAAATTTGGGTCTAATTTTTCTGGGTGTTTTTTTAACCCATTTGTTGCATTACTTAACTCTGTCTTAATATCATCTATTTTATAATTAAAATTACCAATATAACCATTTCTATAAAAAGCTGTAAATTCAATATCATTTGAATCATATGTTTTTATTGGTTTAATTATACCAGAATGTCCACCAGCAATAACGTGTGGTTTACCATCGTTTTTTAAATCAGTTGTACCACTTAAATAATCACCAAACATAACTTTATTATAGTGATTTAAGAATTTATTTTGTATACCGTAACCAACTGGTGGCATGGCAGACTTGTGTGGTATTGAAATTTTTTCTACAATATCTACTTTACCACCGTTTGTAATGTCGTACCCAGTTTTGATATCAAAATCAGTTTCAAGATCAGATGCGTTAGTTTGCATAAAATCACCATAAACACTTCTGTTTAAAATCCTAACGGATGGGTAATACAATCTTTCCAATACTGGCATTACACCACCAGTTGATCCGTATAGTGTAGGTCTCCTATATAGATCAACATGATTGTAAATATCATTACCTGTTTGTGTTGGATCATATTTTACTTTATCTTGTGTATAGTTTAAAGGAACCCCGTTAATTCTAGAAAATAAAGTTTCACTATTTTGCGGTAATATTATATTATTTCCAGATTCACCAAGAGTAAAATAAAATAACCCTCCCAAGTATAGTGCAATTGGATACGGTATTTCAATTAATTCTTGGTTTTTATTAAAAATTGTATGTAATTTTTCTGGGGGTAAGCACCGATCTTTACCAACTAGTTGAGACATATATGTTTTAATAAACATCATTCCAACTTCTGGAAAAAAATTACTTTGATTATTATTAACTCTATTTGTGAATACGTCTGGTAATATGGATGTATTTAAACTACAATACCCGCCATACACTGGGGCATTATTTTCGCCAATACCTACATTAATATTATTATATTTTATATCGTTAGCTAGTTCATTTGACTCCGCAATAAATTTATCAGTAAACGTGGTTACTGATTTAAACCAAGGTTCTAAACCATCTTTTTTATCTAAGGTAATACTAAAGTGATTACAGTATTCTGTTATATTAGTTTCTAAACTCATTATTAAATATTGTTAAATTTTGCGCTATTTATTTTACCAGTATATGTTACAGGATTAAAAACCTCAATAGCTTCAGATAGTTTTGAATTGAATGTTAATGCTGGAACTTCAGTATTACCGTATTTAACAGTTCTACCAAAATCAATTGGTAATGGTGTTGATTTTAATTTAGCATTTAAATTCTTAATAAACCCTTGAAATGGATTTGAATCTTCTTGACCCACTTCAACAGTCTTTACGGTTTCGGCTATTGGTATTAATGTTTCAAATTTATCGCAATAATATCTTAAATTACTTGTTAGGTCTGGGTATTCATCTAAATAATTTATTTTCTGTTTACTAGACATAGAATAATATAACGGTCTAACATCTTTAAATGATATTAACTCATACAAATAAGAGTTAATTATATTATCTGACACTAATTTATTTTTATTTTTAATTGAATTAGTAAAATCAGCTTGGGTATATTCCGTTGCATATAAATTAATGTTTTTGGTCACCATATCAAAAAAAATAGCATCAGACGGTGCTTTTAATCTTAAGCCGTTAATTGCTAAATTACCTAGGTTGGTGTATGTGTTTGTTGCACCATTAATATCAGTAATATCACCTTTTTTGGTTATCTTATATAATTCGCTGGCTGTAACAAATTTAGCGTTGCTTGAATCCATTTTATCAAAAACTAATTCTTCAAGCAGCGCTAATTCAAAATCAGCTAATTTTTTTGAAAACCCATCCGCTAATCCATTAGTACCTAAACCACGATAATACATACCAGAGTACGTAGCGTATAAATTATATTTGGTTATCATTTCACCCAATAATTTATCAGATTGTTTTTTATTTAAATAAGCGTCTAAATCATTTTCACCTAACCCAAGAATTGTTGATAGTCCAGTTTTTTTTGTTGCTATATTTGTAATGGCTTTTGGGTTATTTAATACTGTAATTCTATTTAAAGCTAAATAAATTTCTTCAACAAAGGCAACCTCAAACCAATCTTTATTACCATCATCTATACCAGGATAAGTTAAAATATTCCTTTTAACTTCTTTTTTTTCCCCGTTATTGTTAAATGTTTCTACTTTGTTTTTAAAGTAATTAGGAAATGGTGTAAATATTTTTTGTTTTTTATCATTTTCAATATAATCAGTAAACTTAGCTTGTTTTTTAGTTCTAAGATTATCAACCTGTAATTGTTTTATAGCGTTATTAGCGGTTATTTCTAATAATATTAAAAATGTCTGCATGTTGTTAGCTACAATTCTTAAAACATTATTCATGTTTGGTTGATAACCTAAATGCTCACCAAGATCACTAATTTGGTCATCAACAAAAGATTCTTCAATAGTTGATTGTAATTCATTTAATCTAATTAAAACTAATGATATTACCCTATCATAATTATCAATAGTATATATTTTTTCATTTGCTGTATTTTTTATAGCAACATTTTTATCATTATAATCTAAACCAAAAAATAATGTATGCTGTATTAAATCTTTATTACCCGTTGGTTTGTATTTATTATTATATAAAATATCAACATCTTTTACTACTTCACTAAAAATTTCACTTGACGTGTTGTTTTTAGCACCACTAGGCAATTCAACAGTATCAATTGATTTTATTAATTCATTTAGTGTGCTATAGTTATTTATTAATTCGATTGGTGTTGTATCTGTTAAAAATTCAACTCCAGGTTTTGGTTTATATTGGTTATTATCTTCTACTGTACAATTATTTTCAAACCAATTTCTAATATTTCTATTATATTCCTCTACCTTATATTTTATTTCTGATACTTTATCATTTGATGCGCTAGAAGTTTTTGTTTGAATTGAAGCATCTTGCAAAACTGATGGTGCTATTTTTTCAACAGCACCAGCTAAATCAAACATTGTGGGGTTATTTAATATTTCGTAATGTTTATAAGCCTCTGGATCATTACCAACTAATTCTTTAATTTCTTTGTTTTGTTTTTCGTATAAACTATTTAATATTTTCTGACCAAGATATTCACCACTATCCAAAAGAAACATATATGGTGCAACATATGCGTATATCATTAAGAATGTGTTGAATATTGAAAACACTTCGCTTTGAAATTCAGCAGTTACATTATAATTACCAGTCTCTGGATCGAATCTAGTATTTGATTTTAATAAAACTAAAGAGGTCTCCACCGCCTTACCATAATAACCTTTATAAGTTAATAAAAATCTTGGGTATGGGTACGTAAAAAATATGTTATATGGATTGTCGTTTTCATTACCTCTTTCAAATAACATTCTACCTTGAACATCAGTGAATTGAATTGTTACTATTGGTATGTGCCCAGCATTTATGGATATTCCAATATCTGTGATACCAAAAGTTTCTGGGTCTAATATATATTTAGAATTTTCTTTATCATTTGCATCATCACTAGTAAAAAAATCAGTCCATTCGGTTGTCATTTTACCTTTTAAGTCAAACGTACCATCTTTTCTTCTATTCTTTAATGGATTTAAAAAATTAATAAAGATGGGTTGCGACTCAATTGTTTCAGACTTAACCCCGTCACCACCAACAATAACTGATCTCTCACCTCTTTTAATAACTTTAAGAGATGAATAAATAACTAAATCTTCTTGTTTAACATATCTGTCAATAATCTGATTATACTTATTAACAACTTTGTTTGGATCAATTACTAAAACACCTTGGGTATTTCTTTTTTCTGAACTAAATTTTTTAAGATAGGGATTAGTCGCTACAGTTGATTTTGGTGGATTAGCTCTTTGAAATAATATTTTTTCTCCCGTTTCAAATATATTATTGTTACTCTCCATAATATTCTAATCTTTGTTTTAACTTTCTCTCATATTCCCTAATAGTTGTATCTAATGGTAATGGTATTCTTAAAACTTGACCATCTTTTATATTCCATTCTAACCCACCATATTCTGGGTTTGCCATTAATATTAACCAACTATAATAAGGTGCGCCATAATATTCCTGACTAACTTTATCCAATCTGGTTTTATTAATATCATATCTAATAATTTGGTCGGAGCTTTTTTCGTCCAACTTAATAAATGGTGGTGAAATTGCACTCTCATCACTATTTAATCGTTTATATCTATTGTAGTAACCAGCCATTATTCTCCTTTGTTATATTTACTTAGCTCTGTTTCAGTTGCTTGTTCAACAACTTCAGGGACTTCGCTTTGGTTTATAATATTAAACACATTTCTATATTTTGTAAAGATCTTATAGTTATCTAATACCGATTTTTTAACATCAACCGTATCTTTTAGTACAAGTGTATAATCAACCTCATTACCACGTGTTAAATTACTTTCAAAGAACATTGGGTTATCAAGTATGGTTTCACCACTATTAGTCTCGGTTATTATTTTAACAACAGAATCGTTAACCTTTTTTATATTTTTAGTATAATCGGTATTAAGTGTAGTTGTTTTTTTGATAGCATCATCTCTATATTTGTATATAGCTTTAAATGTACTTGTTAATGTTTTTTCTATTTTTCTGTATCTAGAATTTATTTGTCTGGTGGATCCGCTGGTAACCAATTTTTTTGGTTTATCTGCTGCTTTTATTAATTTTAAAATATTTTCTTTATCATTATCATCCAATGTGGCAAAGAATCCAACAAAAAACATGTCAACTAAACCAGAAACTGGTATTGGTTTTGATTTTGTTGCTGCAACCAAACTATTTAACCCTGGGCTTAAATCTTTTACTAACTCCGAATTAATTTCAACCCCATATTTAATAAATTTATTAATTTCAGTAAGGTATCGTTCTGTTGTTGTACCACCAACTGAAGAAGTATTTATTGTATAATAACTAATAGGTGTGTTTAGTAAAGTATTTTTATTTGCACCATAATAAAATAAATCTATTGCTTTAGGGTCTAATGCTAAAAGTTTCCGAGCAAACTCGGTAGTTTCATCACCATACATTATATCTAAATCAAATTTCTTAGATAAAAAGTTGTCGTTAACCATAATATCCAACATTTTATTTGAAAAATCAAAAACTTCGTAGTTTATTTTCTCAAAAGTATATGTCATGTTATAATAATCCGAATATGTACCAGGTACTGGTATTGGTGACGCTCCAGGTGCTGGGGCTGGTGGTTGTATGCTTTTAACAGTTGTCTCACCAACACCACCAGCTTTATCATATACCGTATTTAAAGTAATTCCACTCACACCTAAAAGAAAATTTGGGCGCAAAGAAGATGTTTCTGTTGAACCTGTTATAACTCTATTCTCTTTAATTGCAGTTGATTCAACTAAATAGTTATCTTGAGTATAACCAGATGGTACTAGTTTTTTAAACTCAGCGTCTTTTGTAATTTGTTTAAAGAAGTAAGGGCCGTTACCCATTGACAATAAATTAATTTTATCAGCGTCACTATTTTCTCTATTATAAACAAAATCTCTAACTTTTTTTAACGTGATTGTTCTTGTTAACCCCGTTTTAAGCGTCTCAGCTGTTCCGAGTAACATTTTTTGATACTTTTGGTAAGGATCGTAGCCAAACACGGTTTCAGCTGAATACTCCCCTTTACCTATTTTAAAATCATTAGGTATAACTTCAAATCTCTCAATTTTTGTTTCATCCGTTCTTAAATCATATCCTTCTGTAACAACAGACAAAGCAGATAATAATACACCAAATTTAGCTGTATTTTCTTCAGCTGAAGTTAAAATGGTATCAATATGATCTGTAATTGTTGCTGTGTAATCCATTAATTTACCCACAAGATAATCAGAGAAAATTGCTTTATACGGAACTTCAAAATATTTTAAATACTCGTTATAGGCTTGTTTAGAGCTAGTATCGTAATGCCAAAAATGGGCTATATCTAATTTTAACTTGGCAGACATTTCGTTAGATAAACCATTAATCATAAAATCAATATTTTTACGATGGTTACTAAAATCTTTTAAGAAAATACCAGCAACTTCTGGTTCTGCGTTTACACCATTAATTTTACCGCCATTTAAATTACCAGGATTAAAACGTGTTGCATCATTAAAAGTGCCACTAGTGCTTACAACAGTTTTACCATCTCCAATTTTATATAAATTATTTTGAGGGTATAAATGTAGTTTTAATGGTGCAATAGACTCAGTACCTAACGTTTGATTGTTAACTGCTGCTAATTTACCAAATTCTGAAAATTCAACATAATTTCTTTCAGCCGCCTCATTTTTAAATACTTCATATAAATAATACTTACCACCAGATGATGTACCATCTGTTCCAGATGTACTAGATGTGCTAGATGTTCCTGAGCTACTTGCTGTACCAAACGTACCGAATTTATCATCTTGATACGCAAGTTTACTTAAATCATCAAAATACCCTGTATCAGAGTTAGATGAACTACCATCTGTTCCTCTTGCTGAAGATGTTCCGCTTGATCCGCTTGCTGAAGATGTTCCGCTTGACCCATCAGTTCCACCCGATCCATCAGTTCCAGATAACCCAAGTGGGGCTGAGTTTACTGTTACTAGCGTTTTGTTGTAATTTTTATTTAAAGCTAATTGTAATAGTAAAGTATTCTTATCGTAGGGTGTGTTAAATTTAAAATTATTGGTTACAATTTTACCGTAAGTTTTATACAAGTCTTGAAATAATTCATAATACGATATCTCGTAAGAATTAAAATATGTTTTACTCATATATTTGTCGGAAGTTGTTGAGTTACCTGTGGTTGTTCCAGTTGTGGCATCACCATTCTCATTTATATTAGGTCTTGTTTTACTAAACTCTAATCTAAATGGTTGCTCACCATAGTTTCTCCAAATAACTTCATTCCAATGCGTTGTACTTGTAACTGGCGCACCCGATCCGTTTAAAGTATTTTTAGCACTAATATTAAGTTCATCGTCAGCTTTTCTAACATAAAATTTACCACCTTCAGATACAATATCGTATGGTTGGTAAACTGTACCTGAACTAAAAGTTTTAGCACTTAATATATCATTATTATAAGCTCCACCAGCTGTTGTTGGTTGTCTTCTCTTGGTTATTATACCGATTGTACCGTAAGGTATATCGCTTTGGAAATCTTGAGGTACAATTCTTTCAGCAGCCGCAACAATTGGAATTAAATCTAATGTGTTGCTATCAAAATAACTTCTTTCTAAGTTAATTAAATTTCTTTCATCTTTATCGTTATTAGCAAATGTTCTTTCATCATATATGTCAGTATTCGCATAATAGTTAAACGATAGAGCGTTTTGTAATTCATCAACATGTTTTCTTAAACCAGATCCACCAATATATTTAAAACTTAATTGAATATCTGCAATCATTGGTTGAACTCCAATACCTTCTGGATTTAAATCCCAAACTAATGGTTCGTAAGAAATATTTAAATTACTAATAACAATTTTAGTGTTGTAAAAATCACCAATTCTTAATATACATATTGGTGGTTTACCAAATGCAGTATTATTAGCGTCACAACCATCACTATCATCTTTCTTTATTGTTTCACCTGGTCTTAAACATTGTTGTAAGAATGTTAACCTGGCATTTAAACCTTCTGGTGTCATAGCGTGAAAAGCTGGACTGAAGTATTTTAGTTTTTGTTTTAAACTATCATAAACAATAGGTGCATCTTTCTTTAATAATTCAAAATAATCACACTCATTTATTAATTTATTTAATATTCTTTGTGCAATTTCTCTCTTGGTTACATTTCTATCATTAGTTGGTACATCACCTGGGGGTGTAGTATATTCATCTACTGGTTCTGGCACAACTTCTACCTTTGGTGGTGCTGGTTCTGGTGCGTCAACTATAACACTAATTTGAACACGTCTAGCATGTGAAGTAACAATTGATAAAGCACCACAAACAACATCTTCATAAGGTCTATTTAATTTTGCCTCTACTGAACCTATTTGTGTTTTTGGTATACTTGGTAATAAATTACTAGCTTTAACTTTTTCAGCTATTTTATCACTCTCAAAACAACAGTACGTTAAATTCGTACCATTTATATCACCAACTGGTGGTGCGGACACTTCAAAATATTTATTACTACCTGCTGTTGTCTTTTTATAGTTTTGGTAAACATTTTCTTTATTACCTTCTTCAAATATACTTGCAGCAAGTACAGCATTGGGGTTACCATTAAATAATATTTTAGACCTTTTACCATTACCTTTATCACGGTATACGGTAAAATAGGTTGTTGTAGCAAAACCTTCTGCACTATACATATAAGCCTCTGTAATTTCATCTGTCCCGTCTTCACTAGCATATATCTTACCTACTTTAACTAACACATTAAGAATTAACCATACAGAAACTGATATAATTCTTCTTTTAGCTAAATCCTCATTATATGTTGATGTTGAGGAATCTGGCCCTAATGGTGAAGCGTATGCATCTAAGGTTATTGTTAAATCAAATTGTTTGTATTTGGCATCACTTAAGTCTTTTTCAATGTCTTTGTATTGTTTATTAAAACCATACCAATTACCTTTATCAACACCAACATTATTTGGATCTTCACTAAAAAAATAATTTTCTGCCGAACCACTACCAATTGTTTTGTTATATCTTATCCAAGCATCTGATACTGAACCTGGAAACACTTTAACTTTTTCAACACTATCAGATCCTGTTAATGTTCCATTACTTAATTTTTGATATTGATCAAAATAATCTGGGTATCTTTCAATTCTACCAGTGTCATATATCGTTGTTTTTTTGTTATATTTATCAATCGGTAATGGCACATCATTTTCAAAAAATAAAGATCTACCATTTATTGACGGAACAGGTACTGCTTGGTCATTAGTGCTATCAACCTTGATTGTTTCTGGTTGTTTAGTTACTGTAATTTTTTCAATTTTCTTTTTAATTGCTTCGTTAGGTATTTTTACATTTAAACCAGCAATAACTTTTTTAAAGTAATCAATATCAGATTGTGAAAACTGATTCCAAATTCTAGCCAATTCAAATATATCAAACTCAACACAGCCAGCCCAAAATGCCGCTAATATTTCATCAATTTCACCATCAGTTAATTTGGCTAATTCTTTTTGTGTTAATAGATTTAAAATAGATGGATGATCTACAACAATTTTCCAACTAAGTGAACCACTTCTTTCTGAGTTATTATATGTATAAATTGGTTCTGGTCTACCTAAGAATTGATGTGTTGTCCAGTTTGCGGTTGTATCATCAGTAAATGTAATATCGTATGGTGGGAACCACATAACTCTACCACCGTTAAAACCTTTTTCACAATTTGGTAAATCGGTAAATTGGGCAGTATCTCTCCATGCTAAATTCTCCAAAGAGAACATGTATTTTCTGGCTCTTTTTTCACTAAAAGCCTCAGTTTGTGCAGCGGCAAACCCCCCTTTTTCTCTTCCATAACCATCATTAACGTTTAATTCCGATGGGTGTATATTTAAATTACCATATCTATCTAATACGGAGTTTCTTTCACGTCTAATTAATTCTTTGTATCTAACCAAATCTGTTATTTTAGAATATGGTCTAGCTTTAGTCCATACTCTACAAAGCTCAGCTTGGTAATACATTGAGTCTTCATTTCTTTTACCGCTAACATCTAAACCAGGTATAAGATATCTATAGCCTATAACCTCACCCTGCTTATTAAATTTATCAATTTTAACAGGCGCTATAGTTGCATTTCCTCTTGATGTAAAATCATAACCATCATAAAATTTAGTCAGTGTTTGGTCAATTGGTGAACCAAAACCATTAATACCCTTTTCAAGTAATTGACTTGTTTTATAAAGAATAGAACATTCTCTAAAAGTATTTCTACGATTCTTAATATAACTTAGTTTATTATCATCCGTAAATTTAACATTTATGTGTTTACCTAATTTAGTTTTATAATCATATACAACATCTATTGCGCTTGAAGACTTCCAAACAAAATCAGTTTCTAATGAACCATATTGTGAAACCTGATCATAACCAGGTTCTTCATATACTGATGTTGTATTTGTACCAGTATCAACTTGGTGAGTTATAACTCTAATTAATTCTTCGTTACTTTTAACTTGATCACCATCAGCATCTTGTAATAAATAAAAAGGGTCTTCGTTTCTCGTTTTATTACCAATATAATAAAATCCAGTTGGGGCTTTTCCAGAACCAACACCTAGAAACCCTGTAATACCTTTAAAAAATTGAGCAATTTTAGATCCAACTTCAAATACACCACTTTGATAATCTATTAAATAATCTGGTTGGTACTTATTCCTTTTAATGGTATTAAATAAGGCATATTTTTGACCGCTACCAGTGTGATTTAAATACCAAATATCTTTATCACTTCTGGCTGTTTTACCAATTAAATCGGCAACAAACCTACCTATTGCGGTTTTAGCTCCTGAATCGTATTCAGTTGTATTACCAAAACATTTTGGTGTATAATCAACATTGATATCTTTAATAAATGAAATTGGTGATGTAATACCAGCTAAACTAGCTAAAAATTCAGCACCTTTACCAATAATATTACTTGGTACTGTAATATCATAATTAGCTTCAAATAATGGTTGTTTACCAGTTAATAAATTAAGAGCAGTTAAGGGATTTGTCATCGCCTCATCTAAATAAGTTCTACCAATAGTTTCTCTTTCAATAGCTCTTTTAATTCTACTCTCAAGATTAAATTTAAGTTCTAGAGCCGCTATATTCATTAATAACGTTTCATTTTCTAATATTGGTGTTGCACTACTATTTAAAAAATAAGAAATAGGATCTGTATTATAACCACTTATGATTGATATAGGTGATGTTGTTGTTCTTAATGATAAAAAAGAACTTGGTGTGTATTCTTCTGGATTAATAAATGTGTAAACACCAGAATTAAACGCATCAATATAAGGTTTTGTAAATGGGTCTGGTTGTAAACTTATTATTGTTGATTCGAATGTGTTATATTGAACAGGCATATACCTGTTTTGTTGTAAAGCTAAATCTAAGGTAACAAGAGCTGTTTGATTAGAATCAATACTAACACTAGTTGAATTTGGTACGGATAAATCATTAATAATCGTTAATTTATTAATCGTATCTAATAAAGATGTGTAAGTATACGCCCCATCACTTAAATCAAAGTAGATTGAATTATTTTCCGAAGGATCATTACTATCATATGGTTTATTTTTCTTAAGTAATTTAGCTCTTTCAATATTTGCTGCCGTATCAACCGTACCTGGATCAAAAACAGATTTATCACCTATAACAGTATCTAAACCTCTACCAGCTAAATATTGCTGTGTTAATCCAGCATTACTTGTTAAATTACCAATACCAGTTGTGATATCATTAGGTGTTTTAATATTTTTATTTAAAATGGTTTGTCTTGGTGTTACAGAATCAGCTACAACGTCACCAGGGTTAATAACATTAAAATCGTTTATAACGGTATCTAGACCTCTACCAGCTAAATATTGTTGTGTTATTGCTGAACTACCAGTCAAATCACCAATACCTGTTTTGATATCATTAGGTGTCTTTAAATTTTTATTTAAATCTTTTATCCTTGGTGCAACAGAATCTGTGACAACATTACCAGGATCTTTTAATGTAACTGAAGCTTTATCTGTTTTAATTATAGCATCTTTACCTAAAGCGTCTAAATATGCGGCATACATAGCCGCACCACTTAAATCAACTAAACCTAATACAATATCTGGTGGAGTTTTTAAGTTAAGCTTTAAAACTTCTTTTCTATAATCTTCTGATAATATTTTAAGACCCATTTTTTTATTTAAATTCTATTTTTATATTAATTATTAAGCGTATATTGGTGTTATAGGATCGTGAGTTCCACTCCTGTAATTACCAAAACCACCGCCATCAGCTTGGGATATACCTTTTAATCTAGCACCAAACATATCTGAAGCTCCATTAAATTGATCATGTGTTATAAATCTACCATCTGGTGTTTGTAATGTTATACTACCTTCATGTCTAACAACACTAGAACTACCAGAGCCACCACCAGAACCACTACCGCCACCCATACTAGACATGGCTTCTTGAAAAGCTTTTTGTTGAATAAATTGATCCATGTTATTTTTAAATGAAGTGGTATTTAAGTTACCACTTTTATCATAATCACCAATATTAGACATAGCGTCTTTAGCGGCTTTTTCGTGAATGAATTGAACCATATCACCTTTACCAAAATTACCAGTATATAAGTTACCATTTGAGTTTATAGCAATCTGACCATCATCAAAAGCCCCCATTTCTCTAGCAGCATCAGCAGCATCAATAGCAAGTGAGGTTGCGGTTCCAACTCCAGGTGCAACCAAATCTAATAAACCAGCGGCACCAGAAGCAACTTGTAATCCAGCACCAGCCCAATCGCCTTCCATAGCATCTTTGACAGCAAAACCAAGACTAACTAATGTACCAATTATTGGTATATGTTTTAATATCGTTTTACCAGCAACACCCATGGCGGCTTTTTCGCCAGCCATACCAATTTTTAAACCAACTTTACCCATAGTAGCCCCACCATGTGTAATCATGGAACCGCCTAACTTAGATAAACCTTGACCCACAACTTTACCACCAACTTTTGTAGCTAAACCAGGAGCCATTTTAGCTAAATTAATAGCGCCTTTACCAGCCTTACCATATTTTAATAAACCTTCACCAGCTGTTTTTGTGCCATCATCTGGTGGTAACATTTGTTCTTGTATACCAGAACCCTTGTACATTGCAGCTAAAGCACCTGTCTTGTCAGAGTCAATTGCCTCTTGTTTCATTCTCATAGCCGAAGCTCTCATTTTCTTACCACCAAGAGCATCTGGCAATGCATGACTAATACCCTCCATTATGGTAGCTATACCAATTTTTAAAAATGGCATTATACCTTTTAATACCGCAACTAATACATCAGTAAATAACACTTTAAGTGTTTGCCCAACATTCTTTAAAAAACCATCTTTATCAGCCCAAATAGCTGATATTTTTTCAAATATACCTTTAGCCCAATCAATTACTTTTTTGAAACCCTGAGTTAAGCCTTCGCTACCCATGATATCTTCGCTTATGAATTTAGCTAAACTAGTACCAGCTTTTTCGACCATTGCTAAGAAACTATCAAAATCTTGACTACCAAATAATTTTGTGAATATACTTGAAAACCCCATGATAAATCTATCGTAAATCATTTCCAATCTTTCCATCATATTTTTACGACCAATTGCCGCCTCTTCATTTTTCTTTCTTGAATCTAGTATGGCTTTTAAACCATTCTTATCAGTCATGTTTGCTAATAAAGTTTCAACACCAGCGGAGTTTCTGATTACATATTGACCTTTCTCATTTAAACTCACTAAATTAGCTAACGCTGGTCTATCATCTTCAGATATCTGCATAAGATTAAATCCAGATTTTTGTAGCATAGCCATTTTATCAGCAATCTTTCTTTGTTCAATAGCTGTTTGTACTGCTTCTTCATAGTTTTGACCTAAAGTTTCAGACGCTATTTTTAATGATTTTCTTTCTTCTGGTGGAATAAAATAATTTCCTTTGGAGTCTTTTTTAACAATTTCTGAAACAGTCGCTGCAAATTTTTCAGCCAAAGCTGTTGGGTCATTCATTGATTCAAAAGCTAACTGCATAGGGTCGCCAAAACTAGCAGCAAATTTACCACCTAATGTTTGCATTCTAGCGGCAGCTTCAACAGCTTTTTCTGGGTCAAAAAACGCATCAGCAAATGCTTTAGTTGATGCTACGATATCAAATCTAATAGCTGTCGCTTTTGCGGCTAACTTTGTTAAATTTTCTAAACCTTTACCAAAACCAATACCCGTTAAACTTTTAACTAACCCATCGTATGTTTTTAATACTTTAGTTGTATTAACATTATATCTAGCAGCTAAACCTCTTGCTTTATCGGTTAGGTTAATTGTTTTTTCAAGTGAAATACCTATGTTTTCAAAACTAGCCGCCATTTCGGAAGCCGCATCAACACCAAGACCTGTGCCCAAACCTAATTCAACTATTTTTCCAATTTGGGCTTCATTGAACATCATGTTTTTACCAGTTATTTCACTAAATTGTTGCATAACAGTAACAACATCTTTCATGCTACCACCAAACTTCATGGCTGATAAAGTTAACCCAACCATGTTATTCATTAAAACTTTTGATTCAATAGCTGTTAACCCTATATCGGCAGATAAATTACCAACAGCGCTTTGCATTTCTAAGAATACATTGAAAGCTGCTTTAAGTGGAGCTAAAAATAATCCAATTATTGTTTTACCAATTGTAAGTAATCCACTAATTATTGAACCAATAACGGGAACTGCGCCAACAATACTACCAATACCATCTATAATACCATCAGCCGCTGCACCAATTTGACCACCCTTGGCGCTAAGTTTACCAAGAACTGGTATTGTTTGGCGCATCTGTTTTAAACCAATTAAGTTTTTTTGATTTTTAATTTGGATTGCATTGTATTGTTTTTTTAATGATTTTGCTTCGGAATCTTTGCCGAGTTTTTGCGCTTCATGTATCTTTTTTTGTATTCTGATTAAATCTTTTTCAGTTGAGGCTATATCTTTTTTTGCTTTCCTAACTTTATCAGTTTGAGACATTATCTTAGCACCAGAACTAACCATCCTTTTCATTACGTTAGCACCCTTATAATCGGATTTTAACATATCTCTTTTGGTTCCAAAGATATCCATTTGTTGTTCAGCAATTTCTTCCTGAATTTCTTTAAGACGTTCCATGGATATAACGTTGTTCCTAAGTGCCTCTTCCCAAACACCAGCACCAGTCATTAAGTTATTAAATAAATCTCCTTGAGCCATTAATTAAATTTGATTAAATATTTTGCGCCACTTATATTAGTTATGTCAGATATCTTATATGAAGTTTTATTAGCTGTTAATTCATTTATGGAATTAGTAATACCAGCAGCATTTTTAGATGTAAAAAAAGATAGGTTAATACTCATTTCTAATAATTTATTACTTGACATAACTGAATTAATAGATATTTCATCGGAAAATAAAAATTCAATTTCTCTACTAGATTGTAAAGATAATTTATTATTAATTTTAAAATTTCTACCATGTTCTGGTTTATAACCAGAAATAGCGGTAAATGTTGTATCATCTAAATCATCAGTTAAAACATTATATCTTTTTAATAATCTATATATTGGAAAAACATATGACTCATAGTCACTTGGTAATTGAATTAAATCACCAACAATAACTCTATCAGAACTACCAGAAAAAGCAGATTTAATGTTCTTTTCAGCACTTTTTGCATACGCACCAGCTGAACCTAATCTTGTTAAAGTAGTAGCAGCATTGCCACTTTTAGCTATTGCATCAAAATCCTGTTTAGTGTATTGTCCAGGTTTTTCGTCTATTTCATTGATTGTACTAAAATCATTATCCTCGATCATTTTAATACGCTGTTTTATTTTTTCTATTGACATGAGCTTTTATTGTTTATTATAAATAGTTTTAAATTAAAAAAACCCACGAAATTGTGGGTTTAGTTTTATTTTCTTTTAGAGTTAGCTTTTGCTTGTTCTCTTTCTCTATGGTCTTTAACTTTTTTGTTTTCATCCATTAGAATATCAATAAAAGCCCTTCTTTCGTATACTGGCATATGTAGTATGTCAGCGTAACTAAAATTACCGTGTTTTATAAGAACATAGAATTCGTAAAGAACGTCTTTCTTATAAGTCGAGGTAGGGCCAAAGAAACTTTGAGGTAATTGGAAGTTCACCAAAAAAAAATTCACCACTAGGTGCTTGTATGTTAATGTCCAAATCTAAACCAGGTTCATTGTCGTTAATGTACTTTCGTAATTGACCTGAGTCGCTAACTGGCATTTGATCAATGAATCCTTGAATCTGTGCTCTGTCCCTTGTCCCTTCAATTTCAGTGATCTGTGCAGCTAATCTCATTGTTAATAACTGTGAAATAGCATTGGTACCTAATTTTCTACGTCTAGCTTCATCTTCTTTAACTAATTTATCATCTTCATCAGCTGTTAAGTATCTGAATTTAATTTTCTTCTTAGTTTTAGGTAAAAAGAAATCACATTCCCCATTTTCGTCAGGTTCAAGTGTAATCTCTTTTGAAATGAATTGACTTAAATCAATCTCTGTTTCAAATTTACTACCAGTCTTAGGGTCTGTAAGTTCAACTGGGTACATTTCACCGTAACCCGTAGCTCTTAAAAAGAATAAGATTGCATTTTTATCCCCAGAAAGCATTTGACCTGGTTTAATATCCTGATCGATAACTTTTCTATCCAATAAAACATCAATAACTTTACCATTCTGTAAAAGGTTTGGTGAGGTTAAGATATTTTCATCAGCAGCGGTCAAATAAGCCACTTTAACGGTTGATTTTTTATTTTTGTAGAATCTACCTTGGGAAGGTAAACTAATCACGTCATGCGCTGGTTCCATCATTGTATCCATAATATTTGTATTTATATTTTAATTATAATCTTTTATTAAATAGTGTAAACTATATTTTTTATTTTTTTACCGTTTATTTGGATTTTGACGTTACACCCAAATATAAGTACTTATAATAATAATAATTAATTATGGCTAAAAAGAAAGGTAAAATAGGTAAATTATTTAAAAAAATGAAAGGTACGTCAAATCTTGAAGTATCTTTTGCTGATTTGCTTGATAAATTGGGAGTTAAATATGAGCAACACTTTGTATTTAAAAAAAGAGAATATGATTTTTTATTGAATGATCATAATATATTAATTGAAACACATGGTTGTTTTTTTCATTGTTGTAAGGAACATAACCCAGAAGCTAAATACGCATTCCAAAGAAAAAATTTAAAGAATGATCAATACAAAGTAAAATTGGTTAAATTTGATAAAACCTATACTTTATTGGTAATTTGGGAACATGAGATAGAAAAGAAAAAATTACTAACCGAAAAAATAAATACCTTTATTGAAAAGTATACGGTACTTAATGGATAAAAAAAGACCCGCTTGCTGATCTTACGGTAAGCAAAACGGGTACTGTTATATAAAATTTTAAAAAAGTATTAGTAAACTAAGATACATCTATCAGGTCTTAGAGTTACCGTGATTTCAGCGATATCTTCAGAGCTATAATCTAATGAGCCAAAGTCAGCGTTTGTGATAAACGTTCCTTGTAGAATCCATTTTTCAACAACAACACCTGTCGGATCTAACATCTCCAATTCAATATCTTTCTTATAACCTGCTGCATAACCCATACGTCCTGTAACAGACTCGGCATGTAAACGCACCCACTCCATTAAAGCTTGAGCGGCTGAAGGGCCTATAGGATCTTTAAAAGTTACATCGATTGATTCCCAGTTAAATCTACCTGCAACATATGTTGAAGTATTTAAGAATGGTATCTCAACTTCACCAATAGTAATCTTTGGTCTTGAAGATGAAATTACAAACCACTCGTTAATACCTAGTGAACTCGGAAATCTTAAAATAAACCTGTTCTGCTTTTTTGGTTCGTAAGGAACAGGCATTTTCATTAATAAATTAGCCATAATTTTGTATTTTTTTAATTTGTGTTATTTCTTTATATAAATATCTAGCAATATTGCTTTGTTCTGATACTTTTTTATTTATTTTTGCTTTTATTATAAATAGTTCAATATTTTTTTTAAAACGCTTGACTTTACAATTTATTTTTCCTAATATTGTATAGGGCCTTTAGTTATGGTTCTGTTTAATGGTTCTTTATATAATAACAATATTAATAATAAATACTTTAATAAACATATAAATAGGCCCTATATTATATAGGAATTTTTTATTGATTTTTCAAATTTTAATTTATAAAAAAACCCAGTTTTTACGCTGGGTTCTTTATTTTTATCTTTTTTTTAAATTAAACTACTCAATTATAAGTTATCGAAAGATACACTTGTAGGTGTTACTACGAATTCTAATTCAATAAATTCTAATGTAGGTGTTGGTTTAATATAAATTTTACCTCTTAAAGTATTTCTATCAGTATCTTCAACATCATTTACCAAAGAAACTCTAAAGTCAGTTAAACCTCTTTCTTTTCTGATATTATCCAAGATAGGATTTACCAATGATAAGAATTGACTTCTAACTTGTGCATCATTTGGATCAAATAATAATCTATTAGCTACAGCTACAATTAATTTTCTTGCTTGTAACAATAATCTTCTGATATTTAATCTATTCATTGCACTATCTTTAACTTGTAAGTTTCTATTACCCCAAATTACAGTTCCAACGTCAGAGAATGTAGCGATAGGGTTAATTCTACCTGGATATAATATATCTCTAGACTCTTGATCTAATTGAATACGAGCTCTAATACAACTTACTAAACCTCTATTGTAACCTGCTGTTGCAAACCAAGGGTGAGCCACATTATCAGTGAAAGCTAAATTCTTAACAACTTCAGCTGTTGGTGGAATAAACACGTTAGCGTTATTCTCAACATCAGAAATCTGAATCCAAGGATAGTATATTGCTGTGTAATTCGAATCAATTTCAGTTGCTGTTAATTCGTCAATAATATCAGCTGGATAAAGCCAATCTTCACTATTAGAAGGATTAGAGTTACCAATTAATTTCATATCTGGTAATGTTGGTAAGTAAATTGAGTCCATTCTCTTCTCTTCAACAATCTCAATAGTATCTCTAACTAAATCAGTGTTATTGATTATGTCAATACCTGGAGTTGCTAAGATATTAATTGTAGTTTGTTCAGGATTTTCAAATGTCTTAACACCATAAATTGTAGCATAATAATCTGAAGTACCAAACGTATCATTATATTCTACACTTGTAAATGTATCAAATCCGCTTTGAACAAATCCAGTTCTACCAATTTTATATTCGTCAGTATTTGTTCTTTGATCTCTATAAACATCAAAACCATCAAAACCACCAGAGAATAAAGCTGTGAACTTTCTAGTCTTCATATCGTAATATGGGTGTGTTGGTGTTGAAGCGATTAATACAGGGTCAGTAAATGAACCATAACCAGTTGCAAATACAACATCACCACTAGCATCTACAATTGCACTAGCGTTAATGTCCATATGGAAACCTTTTGTTTTTGTATCCCAATCTAAACCATCATTATATGTGTTATCACCAGGAGTTGCTGATCTCTTACCCTTAAAATTTAATAAATCTTTATCAAAACCATATTCAGTATCTGTAAAACCTAAGAATACTTTTCTAATTTTATCACCAGTTGAATAAATTGGTAATGCAAATGGCGGGTTAACAATTAATTCACCAGGTGCGTAATATTTTGTTTTGTAAGGTAACTCTGGAACACCAATATAACTAGAATCAGTTGAACCAGTACCAGTAGCTCTAAAATCATAACCTTCAAAACCAGAAGCAACTCCATCAATTGGAGCGTTTTCAGCCATTTCAGCAACAATATAAGAACTCTTTAAAGGATATTTGTTATCAATTGTACCAATTTTTCTACCAATGTAGCTATCAGATGTCTCATCCATAGAAACACCTAAGAATCTTTCTAAGTAAACTGGTGTTTTATCAGAATCACCAAATGATCTTAAATAAACATCAAATGTTTTTTTATCTAAATCAACATTACCTATTGAAACTTTAATTTCTGTATTAGCGTTACTACCATCAGATATAGAAATAAATCTAAATAATCTTTGTGGTAAACCACCTCTTAATTCAGAAACAAAGAAAGGTGTTGCTGGTGATTGGAATTGGAATTTATAATGATCCCAATCGTTTACAGTTAATAATTCATAATGTAAACCTTTAATTTCACCAAAAGTCCAACCTTTTCTCAATATTGAATCGTAAACATCCTCAACAAATAAGTAAGTATCTTTATCAGAAGCTGTAGAACCTAATACGTTTTTAATGTAATTCTTTTTATTCTTATCTAATGAAACAGAATAAACAAAATCAGTTCCACCAGTTGTTGTTCCTGTAATATCAAATGTAGCAAAAGGATTCGATCCCGCTGCTGTAAATTGATCGTAACCAACTGTTGTTGAATCAACGTGGTAACCTAATTGATTAACAATGTAAGTACCTCTACTTTTTAATGTAGAAACTAATTTTTTGTGATATTTTTCATTAGGTGTTGCTGTAAACTCATAAGTTCTTAAGGTAGTTGTACCTGTAATAGTGCTAACACCAGACGTACCAATGTCGTAGTTATATAAAGCAAAACCGTAACCAGTATAAGTGTCAGTTGTCTCATCATAACTAAATTCATTAATTAAAATGTTATCAGTTCTATCACTAGTCGGAATACCAAGTGGTAATTCATAACCATCAACAAATACAGGATTTGCAGGCCCAGAACCAGTTAAAGTTTGAGCGTTTCTATCAGTAGTTAAATCAGTAACCTCAGTTGAATCTAAAATACCCCAATAGAATGCGTTATTTTTATACCAATCCTTAGTAGTATAACTAAGTGTTGAAAAGAATCTGTAGTAAGCTGTGTCGAATTTAGTTGAATCAATACCGCTTAAAGTAGCAATATGATCAATTAATTCAGTAGAAGTGCCCGCAAGTTGGAATGGATTTTGAACTCCAGCTGTAATCGTGGTATCAATTTCAAAATCAAATGTAACATCACTTGATGTAAACTCCAATGTAGTTTTGTCAACAGTACCGATTGTTCTGATAGCATAAGACATACCGCCTTCATAACCAGAAAGACCTAATACACGTGTCACGTATAATTGGTTAGATTGACCCAAGTAAGATTTTGCTATGTATGGTAATTCATACTTAACAATTTGAGTATTTTTAAATTTTTCTGGGCTTGTACCTCCAAAAGATAATTTAAATTCATCATAATTTCTGATGAACATTGGTTGGAATGCAGGCCCTTTCTTAGTTTCACCAACTAATCCTAGGGTTGTAACACCGATTGTTTCAGTTGTGAATGTTAAATCTTTTTCCGATGTATAAACACCTGGTGATGCATAAACTTTGTTTGCCATATTTGTTAATTTTTAATTTTTTTTTATTTACCTTGTTACTAACAATAAATATCTGTGTTTTTTTCAAAAAACAACAAATACACTTTACTTTCTAAAATAATTTATTTATCACCTCTTTAATTTGATAGTTATTGGATGATTAGCAGAACCAACCGCTTTAGATTGCCCTGTGATTTCATAAGTACCAGTCTCAAAACCACTAACACCTAACCCCGCTAATTTTGATATTTTTGTCCCAGAATCAATAGTTAGAGCTTTACCCTTATCATCATAAGCGATCCCACTTAAAGACATTCCTTTTAAAATAGGCCCGCCAGAAATAAATGAAATAACCACCAATTCTAATGTTGGTGAAATATAACCCAAAATAGTAGAAGTTTTTGCTTTAGTAACATTTCCACCACCCTCAACCATAGTAAATGTCCTATTTATTCCAGGAGTTACCTCAAAATCCTCAGGATCCAATATAAAACCTTGTAACATAAAAGAATATACTTGAACATAAAATCTTTTATTGTCTAAATCCGTGATTTTACTCTCATCTGAGGTGTCTTCTAAAACTATTGGTATATAATGACCATTTACTATTGTGTAAGCTTGTCTGCTTTGGAAATTCTTTAATATGATTGTATTAAATTTATTAAGGTCTTGTTGTCTATAAGCAAATATTCTTACATCATATGAAATATCAATTGGTACTGGTTGTGGTATTGTGTAAACATCAACACCTTTTCTATTACCATCCCAAGTAGGAACTTCAGCGTAGGTATAATTCCTACCTTGAGGTACATTATATATTAGGGCTGGGTTTGATCCTGGTTTAGTATCTGGTTGTCTTACTATATTTACAAATGGTATTTTAACATTCTTATATTCGTCAGAAAATTTCCATGTTTTTGAAAACTCATTCCATTTTTGAATACCCATCATAAATACAGGCACTCTTTCACCATTTAATGTTAAAGCCATTGTATCAGTTACAAACTCCTTAAAACCAGCATCTAAATCAATATGCATAACACCTCTTGGTAAATAAGCATCTTTATCGATTATCATATCCTTCATGTTTTCAGCGGCAGCACTTTCCATTCTGAAATTTTCAGTATATTCGGTACTTTGCCTATCCCTAGTTAGGTTTATCTTTTTTTTATATTTTCCTGGTAAAGCCATTTTTATAAACCGTTAAATTGATTTGGGTCAACTGTTACACATTGTACGGTGGTAAAATAACTTCTAAAACCATACATAGTACTTGCATTATCCACATTTATTTCACCATCATCAAACACTTCAAAATATTTCATATCTTTTTCACTGGTTGAATAACCAATAATATCACCATACGATATTTTAACATTTTTATCACTTAATTCTTTATTTAAAACAGTAAAAACTAAATTACCATGTTCTTGATATCTTAACGAACCATTATCACCATATGTTTTATTTTCAGCATCATCTAATTTAGGTAATACGTTCAACTCAACGGGAGATAAAAATCTAATTTCACGTGATTCACTCTCCCCATAAACATCATCACTGTTACTATTAACTCTATCTATTCTATATAAAACAACCCTAAAATTAGCATCTTCATTAATTACCTCCATAGCCATATCCAGATCAGTTTGATAATCAATGTCATCATAATACCTAGAAAGTCGTGTGATTGGTATGCGATTCTTACGTTCCATTTAGTTTTTTTATATAAATAGTCTAATAAGAACCTATATTGACTTTTAAATAAATATTTCGTATTATTGTAATAAAAAATGAGAGATCAGATATTAGAATATTGTGAATTTGAAAATAACGTTAAAGAATTATTTATACCTAAACAATTTGATGATTGTTTATTGGGTATTTGTCATAGAATGGATGAGTCATTTACAACAGCATATGATTTAAACAAAATCATAGTTAAAATTATGAAAAAGAATAGTTTAACGTATGATGAGGCTATTAGAAACTTTAATTTAAACATCTTGGATAAAAATCCAACAATATCATTTATTTTAATAACAGATCAAAATCAGGATTTACTTTCTGAGTATAATAATAAAATGTTATTCTTAGATGGTTTTGATGACAATTCTATAATTGGAGTTAGAATTAAATCTGGGTGTAATATTGTGGCTGCGTATGACGATAGTATGTGTATTCAGTCATTAATAGATGGTGAGGACATGGATGAAACGGATGCTATTGAGTTTTTTGAATACAATACTCGTGGTTCATTTGTCGGGAATGACACACCAGCCATTGTAACATTATTTTAATATGAACATACCAATAGAAAAAAAAGCATTAGATATATTAAAAGAATACAAAGGTAATAATGATTATATTTTAGGCATACAAAATGATTATTTTAAAGCCAAATCATTCATACCAACAAAAAAACAATCAGAATATATTGTAAGATTTGGTAATATCGATTCAGTTGTTGTTAACAAATATGTTGAAGTACAAAGGTCTTGCAGAGAATTTGTTCAAATTCAATTATGTTTACTATCACAACCAGAAAAGATTTTTATAAATAAGTTACTTTCTAGAAGAGGCGATTTACTTCATATTTGGGGATGTTTTGGTGATGATTGCAAAAATTACCAAGGGATATTCATCGCAAAAGAATGTATTAAAAAAAATAAAGAAATCCCTAATATTGATTTTAGTAAGTATGAGCGTGATCCTAAACCTCACCAAATTACAGCGATTAATAAATTATTAATTAACGATAAGTACATACTAGCTGACGACATGGGTTTAGGTAAAACTACGTCTTCTATTATCGCAGCAATGGAAGGTAATTTTAAAAAGATATTAGTTGTTTGTCCAGCCTCATTAAAACTTAATTGGAAAAAAGAAATTATGAATTACGATAGGGTTGAAAACATATCTATCGTGGACTCTGGTGATTTTAGAGTTAATAAATGGACTATTGTTAATTATGATATTCTTAAAAACTTTCACCACCTACCACAAAGAGGTGTTAAGATGTCTGACTTACCAGTGTCCCCAATTGACTTTCATAAATTTGATTTAGTTATTGCGGATGAAGCGCATTACCTAAAAAACTCAACATCTAATAGAACCAAGATATTTAACGATTTTGCTTCTAGAATTGAAAATCGTTGGCTTTTAACTGGTACCCCCATTACAAATAAACCTATTGATTTTTATAATTTATTATTTTTATGCGACTCACCAATTGCAGCCAATTGGGTTCATTATGTTAGACGTTATTGCGCTGGTAGGCAATTCAACAGAAAAGGTACAAAGCAAAAATATTGGATGACATCTGGGGCTTCTAATTTAGATGAGCTTAGAGATTATGCTACTGACGTTATGTTAAGGAGAACTAAAAAAGACTCAATTGATTTACCACAAAAAACAATCAAGCCAGTTTATTTACCAATGGAATATTCAATCAGCTATAACACATATTTAAAGGAATACCAAGACTGGGTTGATAGTACCGAAGGACAGGAAGAGAAACCAAAGATTAGTGATCACTTAACTAAATTAATAAAAATACGTCAGTTACTATCAAACGATAAAATTGAACACACTATCAAATTAGCTGAAGATTTAATTGAAAACGACAAAAAGGTTATTATATTTAGTTGCTTTACCCAAACAATAAACGCAATACACGAACACTTTGGTAAGAGTTCTGTTATTATTGACGGTTCTGTTTCATCAAAAAATCGTGATCTTGCCGTTGAAAAATTTCAAAACGATGATAAGATTAAAGTATTTTGTGGTAACATAGTTGCCGCTGGGGTTGGTTTGACATTAACAGAAGGTAGTATTGTTATCTTTAATGATTTAGATTGGGTTCCAGCTAATCACGCACAAGCTGAAGATAGAGCGCACAGAATGGGTCAAGATAAACCAGTTCATATTATATATCCACTGTTTGATGAAACTTTAGACGTTTTAATGTTCCAATCGTTACAAAGAAAAATGAAAATTATTACTCAGGTTATGGGCGATAGTACAGAAGTTGATGATACTTCTGTTGGGCGTGAAGTTATTGGTAATTTAATGAAACATTAAGAATGAATATTGGACATCCCCTCTTTGAGCACCAATATCACCTTCACCTTTAGGTGCTACCATTATATTATACTCTAATGGATTACCTTTTGGTTTTGCTAAAAACTCATCATACGTTAAAATAGAATTAACATCAACACCATATTCATCAGACAACCTTTGTTTAAGAGTTTGAGCACCATTTTCATCTTTATAAATTAACTTACCTTTATCATCCACTTGATAACTAGGGTTTTTGCCTGATGTTGTTTTAAGGAATAAATCATCAAACATACTTTTTGGTACAGTAACAGCTTGTTTTTTACCTTTAATATCTTTTATTTTGTTAAGCTCTCTTTTATTAGCGTCTGTTGAAAAGTTTACAATCATATCATCATCATTGAAATTAATGATATCACCCATTTTAGTATAAGCATATGATTTTATGTTATAACCTTCAGCTTTTAAATTTTTTGTAATATTAAGGGCGATTTGATGATATTTCTTAGTAAAAAAATCACCCGCATCATTCCATCTAAATTGTATTTCTTTAGTTGGGTTTTTTAATGCGATTATTTCAAGCTCATGCTTTAATAATTTTTCAAATCTTTCAGGATAATTTAATAATAAATTTAATATTCTTGTTTGTTTAACAAACACATCTGGAAACATAACATAACTACCTTTTCTAGCATAACAAATCATAGCACACGTACCAGCACCAGGACAAGTGTTTACAATATAAAACTTTTGGTCATCAATATCATAAACTAAACCACGTAAAGCTGGAATACCAATATTTACAGAAAATGAGTTATCTGTTTTAGATTTCTCCATCTTCATATTAATACTCAATAAATCATTTGGCATTGCTGTTATCTTTTTAATGAACCCATCAACATCAATACCACCCTCTTCATCAAACGGGATAGTTTTTGCGTGAATGTATGGTTTATCTAAAGCTAATTTTTCACGATCAGACGGTTTTTCTTCACTATTCTTAACAATACCGTTTAAATATTCTTTTAGACCATTTGGGTCGATACATTTTTTAGATACATCACTAAATTCATTCCAGTCAATTTCGCTTAAAGTAAATGGATTATCTAAAATACCAGCATTTCTTCTAATTTTATTTAAAGTTTCGTTTAAAGTTATTTTTTTATTCATTGATGCAACTATTTATCTATAAATATCTATCTTATGAGAATAAATCCAGAAGAAAAGCAAAAAATATACAAACAAGCCAAACACAGGCTTGGCGCTCCAATTAGAAAAATTCAATTGGAAGAGGAGCAAATGGATAGTTTGTTAGAAATTGCTACTGAAGACTATGTTGAGTACATTCAAAATTATATTACTGAACACCAATGGCCCGCTTTAATTAGTTTGGATATTACTGAAGCTGATTTAACAAGAGCTTTTATCACTAGAGGGCAAGACTTTGTAACTCAATACACTTATTCTTATTCTAAAATTGTTGGTTTGGGTGCTGGTGAAGGTGGTTTTGTTCTCAAAAAGGATTATGTTGAACTTAAAAGAAATGTTCAGATATATGAAATACCAGCTAATCGTGAAATTAATGAGGTATTATGGTTTACACCATCAACAATAGACCAATCAATTATCGATCCATTTATTGGTGTTTGGAGTAATAACTTTGGTGGTGAGTATATTGGTTTAGGTAGTTATTATATTATGCCAGCTTTTGATATATTAATGAGAGCAGCTGATAGAAATTTAAAAAATAGATTAATTAAATCAGAGTTAATTTATAAAGTAACCAATGCTCCAGATGGTAAGAAGTTCTTACATTTAATGAACACCCCAGGTAGTAATTTTGATTTCAGAGGTTCATTATTTGCACAAGGTAAAGTATGGTATTGGTATTATGATATTAATGGTAATAAAGATGAGTGTTTACAAAAAAATAAAGATATTATTAAATCACCAGCTGACGTTCCATTTGATAATATGTCATTTGATGATTTAAATGAACCATCTAAAGTGTGGGTTAGACGTTATTTTATCGCTTTAGCTAAGGAAACATTAGGTAGAGTTAGGGGTACTTTTGGTGGTAAAATACCAGTCCCTGACGCAAATATGGAAATAGAATATCAATCACTATTATCAGAAGGTAAAGATGAAATGGTTACATTAAAAAAAGAATTGGAAGAAAGATTGGCTAGATTAAGCCCTCTTGAAATTCTTAAACGTGTATCAGAAGAGGCTACTTATGTTAATACATCATTAAAATTTAGAGCATTCCAAAAACCAATTAAAATTATTTAATATATGGCAAATTATAGAACAAGAATTGATTTAAGTAGACAGGCTGAAGTAAAAGAATTAACTTACGCTGAATTGTCTGATAATATTGAAGAGGGTAAAACTATCCTATATAAAAAAGAAGATGGTGCTCTTGGTGTCGCCTCAAAGTATAGTGGCGTAATCTACACTGGTTACACTGGTGGTGATGTTATGCGTGGTTTAACAATACCAGAATTACCAGCATCATTTCCTGGTGCGAATAAAGCTCACGTGTTATCCATGGTACAATTTGGTGTCGTTCCTATTATAAGGTGGGCTCTGGTTGATACTGATGGCGATTTTAACGAATTATAAAAAATATGTCAATTACAGGTTCAACATTAGATTTAAGTAAACAAGCGGAATTAACAACATTAACAGACGGTCAGTTAGATGATATTGCTGATGGTAGTGCTATTATATACAGAAAAGAAAGCGAAAATGCTGATAATTTAATATTTGGTTTACTTGAATCATACCCAGCCCTTGGTTTTGCTAGTAAAAACGGTACTATTACGGATTTACCATACCCTGGCACAGAAATTAAAGGCTTAATAGTTCCACCAATACCAAACACTTTTCCTGGTGATGACAAAGCCTATGCATTAGGTCTTGTGGAGGTTTTTGGTGAATTTAAATTAAAATGGGTTCTGGTTGATACTGATGGTAATTTTAATAGAGTTCCACCTTCATATTATTATACAACACGCAGTGCGGCTGTATGTTATAATTATGTTGCCACTTTAAACGATTTATTTCTTAATGGATCATTACTAGTACAAATTTACGGATGGGATGTTAACACACCCAAAAAGTATAGTATAGATGGTGGTAGTACATTTAGTGGTATTGTCACAGAACAGTACGATGGTGGTAATTTATCTTATTTTACCATATCAAATTTAGGAACAACAAACCCAACAGGTCAAACAATTGATTTAGTTATTACCGATTCTGATGATAATATATTATACCCAAACGAGTATTCGGCAACAGGAACAACTATTATCGCCTCACCCGTATATGAAGTTTTAAGTTCATTTGAAGGTTTAGATAATAATGGTTCATTTGATGTTAATTTAATTAAACTCCAAGATAATTCATTAACAAGCGATGGTGTAATGGAAGTAGTAGTTACCGATATTCAGATTGGATGTCAATATTATTATGAAATTTGGGATTACAACACTTCTACGCTTTTGTTTTATCGAGATTATTCAACCTCAAAAACCTATCAATTTGGTGTCTATACTGGGTCTACAGAATTATTTGCCATTGTTTCTAAAAAAACACCAGGTATAATTACCATAGAAGGTATTGATAGTAATGGTGATACGTTTAAAGATATTGAACACTACTCATTACTGTATTCAAAAGGAGATCCAAATCCAGCTAATTTTGTTAATGTAACACCTGAAATGGGTTACACCGATATAAATTACACGCCAAGTGAAGCCAATGGTGTACAAGAATTGTACATGCAAAGATATGGATATGATTGTATTTATAAAAAAGTAACAAACTTTACACAAGTTGATAATTCAGTTACAACAACTCAGATGTTAATGTTAGATTATACTGGTGATTCCATCAATAGCTTTATATTTGATTCTCCAGTTATTGGAAATATAACTGTTAACACACCATTAAACCCAAATACTTATTTTAACCCAGTTCAGATAAAAGCGGCTGCTTTTGGCGGTGGGTCTTCTATAATACTTTCGTACACTTTCTTAGGTTCCCCATCAACAGGTGATACTAATGAAATATTATTTTATGATGCGGTTAGTGGTCAACCAATATTAACCGCTGGAGTCCAAACAGCAACTACAACACCTGGAGGTTATGTTACAATTGATCTTAAATACCTAACTTATTGGACTAATAACTCAGGGCAGTCAATTATGATTAGATTCAAGTATACAAATGTTACCACATCTGGTGGTAGAACTTATTATTCCGATTTAATACACATAAAAAATGATTAAGACCGAACTAGAATATGGCACATATTATGATTTTATCGTAACAAAAGACGATAGAGTATCAACTAGAGATTATAATTCTTTAAAGTTATTTTATATTGATGTAACTGAAGATCTTTGTACTACAATTGGTCTTAAACAAAGTGAAGATGTTATATTAAAAAACATATCATTAAATGGTTATGATAATTATTTCATACATTTTGGTAATGGTACAATCGATCCAGAAATTGAATATGTTGTATCAAAAGACGATACGTTTTGTTTACATGAAGTATCTGGCTATACTAAAAATTTAAATTACGATATTATACCAAAACTAGGGTATAATCAACTTTCTGGTGGTTTTTATCAAGGGTTTTTTAAATTACATGAATACCCAGTTGAGTTTATGCCAAATAGAATGAGAAAAGGGTGGACAACAAATATGATGTTACATTTACCAACTCTAGGTTATGGCGTTAACGCTACTAGTGGTACAACATTAAATGATGTGTTTAATAATCCAGGCTTTATTTATTATTTGGGTACTAGGGCTGAAAACAAATATTCAGATTTAACACCTATTGAGGTTAATATATTAAAAAATGATTACTTATTTACGTTTGTTGATATTGATAATCAGTACACTAGAATTGGCACGTACCAATTAGATGGTATACCATATGAAGGTTATTTTTACATTAAAGATGGTATACCTCACGCTGGTAGAAATGAATTAGATTTAACCATAACAGGTGATACTCAATTAACTTATTTCAATAAGTATAAAGATGTTATCGATAATTCTTTTGGTGTTAGGATAACCCCAGATGGTAGAATTGGTTATAGAAAAATATACGCTACAGACCCTTGTTATACTGGCGCAACACAAGAAGTTAGCGGTATTACTACCAATTCATTTGTTGATTTTACTCAGGACTGCGATAACTTTACCATGGGTAAAATTATAACAAAATATTTTACAATTGAAGATTCATATACTAAATGTTCGGTAATTTCAGACCAAGAACAAATATTAGTAAACGAAGGTAGTGACGTACCAGATGATTCAACTTACATATTATTTCAAGATGGGAATATTTGGTCAGCTCAAGATGATAGTTTAATAATTTACTCTAGCAAACCAAAGGACAAGTATGTTTATGTTACAGTAACATTTGAAAGGGATTTTAGTTATGATACAAAGTGTGATTTAACTTATGGTGATTATAAAAACGGAACATTAACAATTAGTTTAAATGGTTTTACGGTTTATAGGAATCGTAATTTTAAAGAGGTAATACCGCATGAATTAGATACCGAAGCAAAATACCAAGAAGGTGTACCATTTAATATATCATTTGGTGGTGGCTCCCAAGGTTTATACGAGGCAATTTATTTAGACCCGAATAAAACAGTAGATGGTATTATTGATAAATTCTTCGCTGGTACATTTAATGGTGGTGTTAAATTTATTGAAATGTATTCTGTACCTTTGTATATTACAGAAGTTAGAGATATTATACAAAATAACTTACAAAATTACAATTTGTACCGACCAAAAGGTGGTAGAAGAGTATTTATAAAAAACCAAATATAATGATTTTTACAATTAGACAAAATTCAAAATTACCATCATTACGAATGAAATTATATCGTGATGGTAGAAATGATTATAATCGTTTCGAGGATTTATTAGAAAACTCAGTTATAACCTTTGCGATGAAAGATGAAAAAACTGGCATTTATAAGGTTGCTAATAAAGAAGCTAAAATTATTTTAAAAGATCCTTGTGATATTAATAGTAAAAAAGAGTATTATATTGTATATGATTTTACAATTGACGATACCAATAAACCTGGTATATATTTAGGTCAATTCAAGGTAACTTTTTTAAATGATTGTATGCAAACAAACGGAGATTTAATAGTCCCTATTTCTGAGGAATTGTACATCCATGTTATTGATAGTTTTATCAAAAGCGACATAAAATACATCAATTAAAAAAATCACAAACCAGTAAATTTATTTTTATTGTTAATAAATTTTGTTTTTATCTTGTTTTTTTACTATCTTTGTCCTAAAGTATACTAAAATAATATGAGTGAATATAAAATCCCTATTGAAGAAGTTGAGAAGTTTTTATTAGGTCATGATGATGAAAAGTATATCGTAAATATAGAATACGATAACAAGACCAACTTAATTTATAAATTTAAACAGTTACCTGATGGTACAAAAACCACAGAAAAGGAACCACTTAAGGCGTTTCTATGGATGAAGAATTTAAACACTCTTAAAGAAAGGTTTAATTTCTATGACAACAATACCTTAAAAATTAAGTTAGCTAGAGAACAATATGGTATTGAAATCAAATCATTGGATCATGGTGACCATGAAAGATTGGTAGATGGTTACAAATATTTACTAACTTGCGACCAGGGATATGATAGAATGTTAGAATTCTTTAGAAAGGGTGGTTTTTACAGGGGGATATACGATAAAACAAACGATATTAATACAAATTTTATAATTTTACCACCCGTTGAACAGTACTTGGTATCAACTGGTAAGAGATTATATAAAGGTTACGAAGATTATAACGATATTGAAAAGTTTGTATTTGACTTAGAGACAACTGGTTTAGACCCTGAAACATCAAGGATATTCTTAATTGGTTGTAAGACAAATAAAGATTTTGAGGTATTATTTGACTGCGAAACTGAGGGTGAAAATGCTGATGCCACTGAAGTTGCAGCTATTGCTAAATTCTTCGCTGCAATAGATTATATAAAACCCGCTATCATTGGTGGTTATAACAGCGCTAACTTTGACTGGAATTTTATTTTTAAACGTTGTGAAAAGTTAGGTGTGGATATTGAATCTCTGGCTAAAACATTAAAAGAAGATTCTAAAATTACAAACAAAGACCAGATAATTAAATTAGGTGGGGATGTTGAAAAGTTCACTCAAACAAATATGTTTGGTTACTCTGTTATTGATATTATACATGCAACACGTAAAGCCCAAGCCATTGATTCTAGTATGAAATCAGCGGCTTTAAAATATGTTTGTAAATATAATAAAATTGCAAAAAAGAATCGTGTTTATATTAAAGGAGATAAGATTGGTTCATATTGGAAAACCAATAAAGATTATTATTTTAATAATATAACTGGGTTATATTGCGAAAAAAAACCAAGTATTATTACTATGGATGTTATTACTAGGGATTATGTTAAAAACAATCCCGATATGGTCTTTATTTTTGGTGATAATGATGAAAGAGAGGGTATGGGTGGTCAAGCTAATGAAATGCGTGGTGAGCGCAATTCTATTGGAATACCAACCAAGAAAAAACCAAGTACAACAGATGATTCGTATTATACTGATTCCGAATTTGAATTAAATAAAAAGAAAATTAATTATTCAGTTAATTTAATTTTAACTCAAATTAATAATGGTAAAACAATTGTATTACCAAGTAATGGTATTGGCACTGGGTTAGCACAATTAAAAGAAAAGGCACCCAAAACATTTTCTTTCTTAGAGGCTACCATAAAAGCTATGTATGATTATGTTAATAAATTTGAAGTTGTTAATGGTGAGTACATTGTTAAACGGTATTTAATGGATGATTTATGGGAAACCGCTGAAATTGATAATGTATACAACCAATCATCTTTCATGTTAGCCAAGATGATTCCAACAACATACCAAAGGGTATCAACTATGGGTACGGCTGGTTTATGGAAAATGATTATGATTACATGGTCATATGAAAATAATTTAGCACTACCAACGCAAGACGATAAACGTGACTTTGTTGGTGGTTTATCTAGATTATTAAAAGTTGGGTTTTCAAAGAATCTAAGGAAGATGGACTTTAATTCACTATACCCAGCTATTCAATTAGCTCATGATATATTCCCAAGTGTTGATATTACTGGTGTAATGAAGTCATTATTAAAATACTTTCACTCCGAACGTTTTAAAGCTAAAGATTTAGCTAAACAATATAAAAAACAAGGTAATCATCAACTTGAATCACTATATAAACGTAAACAATTACCTTTAAAGATATTCATTAACTCAATGTTTGGTGCATTGGGTGCCCCAAATGCTTTCCCTTGGGCTGAAATAAACATTAGTGAACAGATTACATGTACCGCAAGACAATATCTTAGGTTGATGGTTAAATTCTTTATTAAGAAAGGGTATCAACCAACTGTATTAGATACGGATGGGGTTAACTTTATGGCACCTGATAACGGTGAGAGTGAATTTGTTTACATAGGTAAGGGTAATAATGATGAGGTTGAAGCTGGTAAAGAATATCGTGGTGTCTATGCGGTTGTAGCAGAATTCAACGATCTTTATATGAAAGGTGAAATGGGATTGGGTTTAGATGGTATGTGGCCCGCAACTATTAATTTAGCCAGAAAAAATTATGCGTTATTGGAAGATGATGGTAGCATTAGTTTAACTGGTAATACTATTAAATCTAAAAAAATGCCAGTTTACATTGAAGAATTTTTAGATAAAGGTTTGGTTCTTTTATTAAATGATAAAGGTTACGAGTTTGTTCAATATTATTATAAGTACGTTGATTTAATTCATAACAAAAAAATACCATTGGCTAAAATAGCCACAAAGGCTAGGGTTAAAAAAACAATATCTCAATATACTAATAGAGGTATGAATAAGAACAACAAACCATTACCAAAACAAGCCCATATGGAATTGGCTATTAAACACAACTTACAAGTCAATCTAGGTGATACATTGTATTATGTTAATGTTGGCACTAAAAAGTCTCATGGTGACGTTAAAGAAGATAAAAACGGTAAGATATATGGTGAATTAATTGAAGCTTCTATTATTGAATCAGCACCAGATACATTAGGGGAGTACAATATTGAAAAATATTTATCAATGTTTAACTCAAGGATTAAAGGTTTACTGGTTCTTTTTGACCTTGAGGTTAGAAATAAAATATTAATAAACAAACCCGAAGATAAAAAAAGTTGGATGATGTCAGAACTAGAATTAGTTAATAATCAACCAAGTAAAGAGGGTGATCAAGATACTTTAGATGAATTATTTACACCATCTGACATGGAAATTGAATTTTGGGATAAATTAGAGTACCAACCAGATTTTTGGTTCCAAGAAAACATACTATTTACATTACCTGGATTAGGAAAAGAAGAGTTAGTTTAAAACAAATAACATTTGCTAGATATTTATAGTAAATAAATTACAACATGGATAAGGATATTAATGAATTTGTAAGCGCTGATGGTGGTCTAATTAGTAGTAAAGTACCAAATGTTGACCCAAAAACAACAGCTGCTACAACTACCGATAAGAGTATGCGAATGAGGGCTCAACCCTTTATGTACACAGTTTATAGACGTTTTTTTAGTGAAGGTGAATTACCTCACACCAAAAAAGCTGATGAAATGAAGAATGACCCAAAAGGGTTCCATGATTATTTGAAATCAATTAAAGAAGGTGATGCGTTTGAGAGTTATTTCCAAAAAGATGATTCACCTGAGGCTAAATTAAAAGAAATTAGTAGATCTAAGGCTTATGATATGATGGAAACATTATTATCTAACAGAACTAACACTATTGATGTTATAAGAAAAACCCCAGTAACTATTGATGAGATTAAAAATAAAGAAATTTTATTGGTTGATAAATTAACTAAAATAGCTGAAACCATCAAAGAATTAATGTCTGAAGATGAAAAGAAAGTTATTTTATCATACTTTGGTGAAAAAATAAGATAATGTCAAACTCTAAATTAATAGGTAAACAATTCCCCGTACCAGATAAGGTATTAAAGGAACTTGGTATAAATCTAAAGAAATTTTCTGATAAAAGAAATTCTAAAGGTTTTAACCGAGCTATCTTTATTTTAGAAAGACGTGCATGTACTTATGAACAATTAAAAAGAATTAAAAATTATTTTGATTGTGTTAATGATGAAAATTACAATGATATTGAATATTTATTAAATGGTGGTGAAGTTATGAAAAAATGGGTTGATTTTACGTTAGACCAAGCTAGAAAAAGTGTTCACGGAACTAAAAGTGCTAGAAAAAACGCTGGAATGGAAAATCAATTTAGATCTGACTCTGAAGAAACTGTAAATGCGGTTACACCAGAATTAAAAAGTACTCCATCATTTATGTCAACATCAGACTTAATGGAAGAATTAAATATAATAAAAGAAATAACAAAAAAATTAAACTAAAATGGCAGACGCAGTTAGAATCCCAGCATCAGAACAACTAAGAACAGTTGCAGTTGCGGAAAGAGAAGGTAAACTAATACCTATTAACGAATATAAACCAACATCTTTTGAATATGGGGCTTCAAATCCAAACGCATTAAGTGATGGTGATGAAAAAGGTAAAGGTGAATTAGCTACTATTGGTAGTAGAACCGATATTATAACAAGAAACAGTTTATTTGGTGTGAATCAGTATACTCAAACAGCACAATATACAACACCAGAATAACTTTACATTCATTTTTATATGACTATTATTGAAAATGCAGGTGATGATAAACTGGAAATGCTAAGATATGCAATCAAAAACAAATATGCGATTACATTCTGGTATAAAGGTGTTAAAGTCAGCGATCCAAATAACAAAAAATACACGAAACAAAATTTTAGACGTGTAGAACCTTTTGCGTTAGGTAAAAGTGCCGCAACTGATAAATGGATGCTAAGAGCTTACCAATTTCAAGGTGTTACCAACACCAAGAACGATGCTTGGAAAACTTTTCTTGTAGATGAAATAAAAGACGGTAGTGTTCAAATAGTTTATGATAACACTGGGACTCAATTAAAAACAATTGATAGTCCAAGATCAAACTATAGAACGGATGGTTCAGATAAAAAAATGGCTGTAGGTAGTATTAAAGATTTTTTAAAGACCAGCGAACCAGCTGGTAATAAAGATCCTAAATACGCTAACATAAAGTATAAGGGTGATAAACCTGAAATTGAAAATAAACCAGAAGAAGAGATTCAGTTAACTGAATCTTCTGGGTTTTTAAAATGGGTATTAAAATTAAATAATGGATAATAAAGATAAAGCTAGTATAATAGCGCAAGGTATTGCAAATGCTAGAAAAGTAATGGAAAAAGTTGAGGGTGGTTTAGTTAAATCGTCTAATAACACAGTTAGAGGTTTAAGTGAATCAGATGTTGATCGTATGTTAGACAATGACGCTGTAAATTATATGACAGAAAGAAAAGTCCAACAACCAACTGCGGCTTCAAACATGAGAAATTTACATAAATCAAAAATGCCTGCGGATATCTTGAAATCGTTTCAAGAAAACCCAATCATTGATCCAACAGCCCCAGTGGGTATGGAGAGTATAATGCAAGAAATAACAAAAAAAGCAGCTCCTATGGAAGAAGTTGTTAAAAAAGTTATAACAGAAACCCAACAAGCACCTCAATTAGATGCTAAATTAATTGAATTTATAATTAAAAAAACAGTAGAGGAAACCTTGGAACAAGTTAGTAAAAGAACAGCTATCGATGAAACGATTCAAATAAAAATTGGTGATAAAACATTTGGTGGTAAATTAACTGTGTTAAAAGAAAATAAAATAAACGAAAATAAAAAGTAAAATTATGACAAAAGAAAAAGTATTAGGAATTGTAAGACACGTATTAACATTTGTTGGTGGTGTGTTAGTGGCAAAAGGTTTAGCTACAGACGTTATGTCTAATGAATTAATTGGTGCAGCCATGACATTAGTTGGTGGCGTGTGGTCAATCATATCAAAAAATAAATAATTAAAAAAATTAAACAAATGAGTAATAACATAATTACATTTTGCAAACAAAAATGTTGCCCAGTAATTGAGATTCAAGGTAACGATATCATTTTAGGCGACAAAGAAGGGCCTGAAGGAATTACCACATGGAGTAAAAATCAATTTGCTGACTTTGTTGAGGCAGCTAAAGAAGGTAAATTTGATCAAATTATCAAACAAAATTAAAAATAATAAATTAACTAATTAACGGTAATTATAACTAATTGCCGTTTTTTTTGTTCCTATTTTTTTAGGATTTGCACTTGTTTTTTTGATATAATTTTACTATTATTGGGTAAAACATATACATATAATGTCAAAAATTAAAATATTAGTAGCACCAGGTGATAGAGCTGGTTCAGGTAAATTTAGATGTGTAGATCCCCATGTCAATTTACAAAATAACTTTTCTAGCGATTATTTCGTTGATATTAATCACAATATTGATTTCAGTGACGTTAATTACCTTAAAAATTATGACGTTGTGTTTATTCATAGAATACCACAACATAGAAATAAAGAAGCCGTTGATATTATTAACAGAATTAAAAAGTTAGGTATTAAGGTTATTGTTGATACAGATGATCATTGGAATTTAGACCCATCTCATGGCTTGTATGCTATGGCTAAAAGAGATAATATACCTGGAACTATATTAGATTGTATTAAATTAGCTGATTTGGTTACCGTACCAACAGAAATTATTGCAAAAGAAGTTTCAAAATTCAATAAAAATGTTGTAGTTTTGCCAAACGCTATTGATCCAAATGAAGAACAATTTAAACCAAAACCGATTAAGTCAGATTTGATTAGATTTGGGTGGTTAGGTGGTTCATCACATGTTAAAGATATTGAATTACTACGTGGAATTGGCTCTACTCAAAAATCTATCAGTGAAAAATCTCAGATAGTTTTATGTGGGTTTGATACTAGAGGAACCGTACAATCGATCAATCCAAATACTAATCAGGTAGAACAAAGACCAATGAATCCACAAGAAACAACTTGGTTTATGTATGAATTATTTTTAACAAATAACTATAAAAATTTGGAGCATGATAAAGATTATTTAACTTATTTGGTTAGCTTTGCCGATGACCCATCTTATGATTCAACAAATAAACCATATAGAAGAATTTGGACTAAAGCTATTAATCAATACGCTAATGGTTATAATAGTTTTGATGTGGCTTTGGCACCATTAAATGATAGTGATTTTAATAAGTACAAATCTCAATTAAAAGTAATTGAGGCTGGGTTTCATAAGAAGGCTTTAATTGCTCAAAACTATGGCCCTTACACCATTGATTTGATTAACGCTATTAATAAAGGTGGTGAATCTAACCCAGATGGTAATTGTTTATTAGTTGATACAGCTAAGAACCATAAACAATGGACTAAGTACGCTAAAAAATTAGCTGATAGCCCACAAATGGTTATTGATTTAGGTGAAAAATTATATGAAACCGTTAAAGATAAATATGATTTAAATAATGTAACAAAATTAAGAAGTGAAATTTATAAAAATTTAGTAAAATGATAACAATAGAAACAATCCAAGAAAACAAAAAAAAGTTTTTAACCACGGTAAAAGGTTATAACATTTGTACCAATGAGTTAATTGATAAATTATCTGATATGGGTCTTTTTGACGCACCAGCATCTACAATGCTTAGTTTACACAATGCATTCCCAGGTGGTTTAATTGATCACTCACTTCGTGTTACTGGTTACGCTCTTAAATTAAATGAGTTGTTACCAGACCATCTTAAACAAACTAAAGAGAGCGTTATTCGTGTTAGTTTATTGCACTCAATTGGTAAAGTTGGTTTATACACACCATGTAAAAGTGATTGGCATATTAAGAACCAAGGTAAGATGTATGAATTTAACGAATCGTTAACATCTATGTCTATTGGTGAGAGGAGTTTATTTTACATTATGTCAAATAACAACGGTAATATGATTACGGATATTGAATATCAAGCCATTACTAATTACGACAAAACAGCTTCAGATAAAATGTCTGAATGGCACACATCTTCATTAGGTGAAATTTTAAAAATGGCTATTAAATTAGCTATAATGGAAGAAAAAACAAAATATACGACAAATGGATAATTTAGATAAACTAAACAATTTAAATGTTTACGATTACTTAACCGATGAAGAAAAAATTCAAATGGCTGAAGTATTAGATCAAATTGGTGGTATGAATGATTGGGTTTTTGACTCCACAGATAATTCAATGAAACTTAAAATATCTATGGTTAATAATTCAAATAACCCTGATCCAATGTATCAAAAAATTGGTGATAGTGGTTTTGATTTTATGGCTAGTCTACCAGAAGGTGCTATTATTATAGCAGAACCTCTTAAAAGAGTGTTGATTCCAACTGGGCTACATTTTCAAATACCTATTGGGTTCGAATTACAAGTTAGACCTAGAAGTGGTTTAGCGTTAAAAAATGGTATCACAGTTTTAAATACACCTGGTACTGTTGATTCTGGGTATCGTGGTGAAATTAAAGTTATATTATATAATACAGGTGATGAATCTTTTACAATAAAAAATGGTGATAGAATTGCGCAAGGGGTTATAGCACCAGTTCAAAACAAAAAAACAACCATATTTACACGTGTTGAATCATTAGATGATTCTGATAGAGGTGTTGATGGGTTTGGATCAACTGGAGTATGATAAAAGATTATTTCAAAATACAAATTGAGTCCTATCCTAGATTAACGGATGAGGTATTGGATCGTGTTGATTTTAAAACAGTATGGTCTGGTAAAAGAATGGTGTCAGGTGATAGGGTTTTATACGCTTTAGTATATGTACCAAACACTGATGATTTGAAAGCAATTACCTTCTTAGAACGTGAATTAGATGAAATCAGTTCTAGATTTAATTTTGTAAGTTTTGAAAATGAAGGCTTACCTATATTATCATTTATAGAAGACGTTAAAAAAAGAAATTAATGGGATCTGAATTAAATAAAATATTTGAAGAAATTTATTATATTAATTTAAAAAGTCGACCAGATAAATTAAAATTTATAGAAGACCAATTAAATAAAAATAATATTATTGCAACTAAGTTTGAGGCTGTTAATGCAAATGACGTTAAAAGATTTCATGGTAAAAAGTATGAGTTAAATAAATCTAATTACGGTAAAGTGGGTTGTATGGAATCGCATAGAACAATATGGCTTGATTGTTTAAAACGTAACGTTAGCTCTGTTCTTATACTTGAAGATGATGTGCAATTTGTTGACAATTTCAATCAATTAATGAAAGAAAAATTAAAAACACTACCAAAAAATTGGAACTTCTTGGCTCTAGGTTATAATAGAAATAAATCATTTTTATATAAAAAAAATTTAATTAAATATAGAATGATAAACAATGATTGGGAAACTTTTGATGGTATAAGTGGTTCTGGGGCTTGGGGTTTAAAAAACAACATGATATCAAAATTATTAAGCGCAACTGATGATAATATTAAAGGTGAAAATTTTGATTTATTTTTAACCCAAAGTAAATTTTTTGAAGAAATAGATTTAATATTATACTCAACAATAGATCAACTTATAATACAAAAAACAATTGGGTTTAGTGATGTAAATAAATCAAATAAAGTAAATGATGATGAAGTGAATGAAGTAAATCATAATAATGTAAAGTCACTTAATAATATGCTTTTAAAAGATTTTCAAACAGAATAAAAAATATGGATAGTAACGATATAAATATAACAGTTGTATATTCAACAAGAAAAATAGACTCTGATTATTTTGAACATGTTAAATCAACATGTGCGTCACCTAGTATGGAAATATTAGCATATGAAAATAATGGTGAAAAATCTTTAACGGAAATATATAATGACGCTCTATCTGTTGCTAAACATGATATTATTGTTTTTTGTCATGATGATTTAATTTTTGAAACAAAATATTGGGGTAAGAAAATATTTAAACATTTTAAAAGAAACCCAGAATATGGTATTATAGGTTTGGCTGGGACTAACAACTTAATTAGCGGTCAATGGTGGGCTATTAGAGAATCAATGCATGGTATAGTTAATCATAGCGATGGTATAAAAAAATGGACTAGCATGTTTTCAAAACCACAAGGTAATTTAATTAAAGAAATGATTGTGTTAGATGGGGTGTTTTTTGCTGTTGATCGAACAAAAATAAAACATTCTTTTGATGAAGATTTTAAAGGATTTCACTTTTATGATCTATCATTTTGTTTCCCAAATCATTTAGATGGTGTTAAAATTGGTGTGATTACCGATCTTCTAATAACCCACATGTCTGTTGGTCACACAAATCAATATTGGGAGGAAAATAAAAAATTATTTGAAGATAAATACAAAAACAATTTACCAATTAAATTAAAGTGAAACTTATAACAGAATTAAAAGATAAACATAAAGGTGAGGATATATATGTAATCGCATCTGGGAAATCAATTGACTTTATTGATGATAGCTTTTTTGATGGTAAAATATTAATTGGTGTTAATCAAGCGTATAAAAAAATTTGGTGTGATTATTTAGTTAGAAAAGAAACAAAGTTTTTAAAACAAAGTATAGAAGAGGATTCAATCATTATTGTATCAGAATATGATAGCGGAAATTTAAATTCAGGTAGTGGTAAACTAAACACTAATAAAATTGAACATGATAATTTATATTATTTTGAACATCTAGATAATGGTCACACTCAAATAGACACATCTGTATTTGGTACGGATAAAATAGTGGTTAGCTTCTCAACTATAACATCAGCTATTCATATCGCAGCTTACATGGGAGCTAAGAACATTATCTTAGTTGGTCATGATTGTGGTACTATAAATAGTGAAATGACATTTAAAGGGTATTACAATAGCATAAAAGACACTCCATGGCAAGAGTGGAAACAATATAAAGCTTGGTTAAAAGCTATTGAATCACAAACTGTCATAGTAAAAAATCAAATTAAAAAACATTACAATGCTAATGTAATTTCAATAAATCCTTTTGTATCATTAAATCTTGAAAATAATATCTATCAATGATAAAATATGTTATACCAGCCAGACGTAATTCAAAAGGATTACCATTTAAGAATAGAAAATTATTTGACTATACAATTAAAAGTATACCATACGAATTTTTAAATTCAGTCATTGTAACTACTGATGATGAGGTTATTATTGATAAATGTAAGTCGCTTGGTATAAATTACGTTTCCAGAGATCCGTTATTAGCTTTAGATGAGACATCAACAAAAGATGTTATTATTGATTTAATAAATAGAGGTTTATTAATTAATGACGATATATGTGTTATGTTATATTTAACATACCCAGAAAGGACTTGGGATGATATCTCAAAAGCTATATTATTTATGGAGGATAAAGAGGGTAAAAGTTTATTATGTAAAAAAACCATAAAAAGTACACACCCATATTTATATATGTTTGAAGGTAAAAATTATACTGGTACTCAGTTAATTGAACATAATCTTTACAGAAGACAAGATTACCCAAGAGTTTTTGAAATATCACATTTTATTAGTATATTTGAAATCCCTGAAGTATTTAATTTAAATGGTAATTTATATAATAAAAAAACCATCTATTATCCTATAGGGGATGTTACAGATGTTGATACTAACGAAGATTTGAAAACTATAATATTTTAATGGGAGTTTTTATAAGAAATAAAAGTAAAAGAGTTATTGGTGTTGATAAACCTAAGAAAATGGTTATTGATAATGAGGTAAGGGTTGAGGGTGCTATTGAAACTGTACTACCTGGTAAAAAGAGTTTAAAAAGTAAAATTGGTGAATCATCAAAACCAGCACCTATTTTACTTAGTTCTTTGGTTAAAAATGTTGAACCAACACCACCTCCAATTGTTAAAAAAACAGTAACTAATTCTTTTGATAAAGGTGTTAAACCAGATGTAAGGGTGTTTACAAATAAAAATAATGATAGACCTAAAGAAGAAAAAAATATTATACCGCAAATTAACCCTAGTTTTGAGTTAAAAAGCGATTCATTACCAAATAAATACGCTTTAACAACAATATTAAATGATTCTTTTGCTGAATATTTTTATGTGTTTGTCACATCATTTTTAGAAAATAATAGATGGTTTAAAGGTGATATTATTATTATGTATAATGATGATTTTTCTTTTTTATCTGATAGTAGTATTAATAAAATATCAAAATTATACCATAATATTGTATTTAGAAAAATAGAAACCACTAAAGATTATTTGTATGTTATAGATGAATTTAAAAAACGTGTAAACCCAGCATTTCATAGATTTACAGCATCAATTCTAACTATAGAAACTTTTAATATTACAGGGTATGATAAAATATTATATTTAGATGCTGATACGCTAGTTATTAATAATATTAAAGAACTTTTTTTAGCTAAATCAGATATTGTTGTAACTAATGACACTTCCGATTATATAACCACCAATCAAATAAAATTAGCCAATGATTCAAATAGCCAATTAAAATTAAACGGTGGATTTCTTTTAGTTGATAAAAAATTTATTGAAAAAAGTGACCATGTTATGAACATTTTTTCAGAATTTAATAAAATACCTGATATTACATTTTTAGATCAAAGTATACTTAATTATTATCTTAAAAGATACGATGTTTTGTTTATAAACGCTAATTATAATTTATTAAAAAGATGTTTTAATGATTCTAATAAAGAATTATTAAAAAAATACGCTACAGATATAAAGATAATACATTATGTTGGTGAAAAGCCGTGGCAAGTAAAACAAAAAGATTTTGAAAAAAACTACACTGAAATTGAAAAATTCTGGTTAAATTGTTATAATAAATGTAATGGGGTTATAGGTGTTTCACATCAAGAGTTAAATGTTATATCGTCTGGAATTAAATTAGACGAACTTAGAGAGATTCTACCAGAAGTTAAAACTGGTAAAAATATGTCAGCTAATTGGGGTTATAAATTTAGTAATGTTTGTGATATAGATTTTTACTTATGCTCCACAAATGAAGCTAAATTATTTGAAGAAATTAACAATGATTTATTTAAACCAAAAGTTAATTGGTTATTAACCACAAACGTATACAACAATTTTAAAAAAATAAGAGGGTCTATTCCAAATAACATAGATCCGTTTTATTTTATAATGGATAGATCTGAGATTTTTAAACAAATGTTATATAATCGGTTAAATAATAAAAATTTAAACATGCCAACATCAGGTGTTGTTATGTTATTTTTATCATCATTCATGGATGTTAAAAAAATTAATATTATTGGTTACAATTTATTTAACGTTAAAAACAATGACGGATCATTTAAACAATTTGGTAATAGTAAATTTATTAACCCATATGTTGATGATAAAAAACCACACTCAATTGAATGTGATATAACTTATATTATTTTATCTTTAAATAACCTAATAAAAAATAACGCAGAAATTAAATTTTATCAATCCGAAATTGTTAATGATGTTTATAACATGATTTTAGATGAGCTTGGTACTAACCAAATAATTAACGAAATAAAAAATAAATACAAGTATTAAAAATGGGTAAAGTAAAAATTATTGCCGAAATAGGTATAAATCACAATGGTGATATTAACATCGCAAAAGAATTAATAATGGTTGCAAAAGCCGCTGGTTGTGATTACGTTAAATTCCAAAAAAGAAATCCAGATGTGTGTGTACCAGAAGACCAAAAATTAAAAATTAGACAGACACCTTGGGGTGAAATGACTTACATTGATTATAAATGGAAGACCGAGTTTTCTAAAGAGCAATATTTAGAAATCGACAGATTCTGTTATGAATTAGGGATTAATTGGTTTGTATCAGTTTGGGATATAGATTCAGTTGATTTTATGAGAGAGATATCAAAAGAAACTAAAATGTATGATGGTACAATGAAAATACCATCAGCGTTAATTACTGATTTAAAGTTATGTGAATACGCTATGGTAAATTCTAATACATTTATCATATCAACTGGTATGAGTACCGAAGAAGAGATTAGACAATGTGTTACCGCATGTACTCCAGATGTTATTATGCACACAAACTCAACTTATCCATGTCCTGTTGATGAATTAAATTTAAACTATATTAATTGGCTTAAAGGATGGTACCCAGATAAAGAAATTGGTTATAGTGGTCATGAGTACGGTCTTGTAACAACTTTTGCTACAATTCCTATGGGTGTCACTTGGATTGAACGACACATTACATTAGACAGAGGTATGTGGGGGTCTGATCAAGCATCATCAATTGAACCATCTGGTTTATTTAAATTAGTTAAAGGTATTCGTGATATAGAAAAAGCCCTATCACTACCAGTGGCACCAAGAGTGGTATTTGGTAAAGAATTAGAAAAACAAAAATCATTAAGAAAATAAGATGAACATATTTAAAACAAATTATAAAGGGGTTTTAGTAGAATTACCAAAATCAATTCACGAACAAAGAACAGTGTCTAAGGTTGAAACCATTAAAGACAGAATATTGATGGGTGACTACGAAAGAGTTGAAAGCGATTTTGCTATTAAGTATTACGATAATAATGACGTTGTTTTAGAGTTAGGTGGTTGTTTAGGTATTGTGTCATGTATAATGGCTAAAATTGTTAAAAATTTAGTAACTGTCGAACCAAACACTAATTTAAATGATATTATTAACAATCATAAAAAAATAAACAACGTTGATTTTATATTAGAAAACACAATTGTTAGTAATAACAACACTGATATTGTAGAATTTCATGTGAACCCTTTTGTTTTAGGTTCTGGTTTATATTCTAAAAGTAGTAATATTATTAAAACAAAAACAACAACTATTAGCGATCTTGAGAAAAAACATAATTTAAAATTCAATACACTCCATTGCGATATTGAGGGTTTTGAGTTTGATTTCTTAAAGAATAATATAAATGAAATAAAAACAAAATTTAATAAGATTATAATTGAAACTCATTACTGGATGAACCTTGCTAATGGGTATGATGTTTTAGCGTTTTTAAACGGTAATGGTTATGAATTAATTAATCAACATCAAGGAATATTTTTTTTAAAACTAAAACATAATAATGGATAAACATAAAGACTTTTGGGAAAAATGTGATGAAACGTTTTCACATATTGATATATCTGGTCACTTAGGGGATATTAAACAATTACAACAATCATGGGAAAATAATTTTGCTAATAAATATGATTTTACCAATAAAACTGTAATTGATTATGGTATTGGCGGTGGGTTATTTGGTAAATACCTTTTTGATAAAAAGAAAATAAAAAAGTATATTGGATTTGATATAGCACAAAGACAACTTAAACATGCCGCTATAAATTTAAAAGGTTATAAAAAAGAACTTTTTGATTCTAATGTAAAATTAAATTTTAACGATTTAAATGCTGATATTTTTATTTGCCAAGCTGTTATACAACACTTCCCTAATGAAAAGTATATGATTAATTTTTTAAATGAACTTAACGATTCTAATATTAACGAAATAATGTTACAAATACGTTATAGCAATAAAACAACGTTTAGTAATGATTATGATACAAGAGAAGGCGTTAGATTATCCTGTCAAACCAATTCAGATTATATATTAAAACATTTAAAAAACTATAAACTAGTAACTAATAAAAAATTAACCAACAAATCAAATTACGAATTTTTATTCTTTGAAAAAAAAAATAAAAAAATTTACGTAGACATTGATAACACGATTGCTGAAACCAATGGTATGGATTATGAAAATTCAAAACCAATAATGGATAGGATTAATAAAATTAACAACCTTCATGATGATGGTAATACCATTGTTTACTGGACGGCAAGAGGTTCTGTATCTGGTATTGATTATTCAGAATTAACTAAAAAACAATTTGAAGAATGGGGTGTTAAATATCACGATTTAAAATTTGGTAAACCAGCTTATGATTTATTTATTGATGATAAAAATATACATAGTGATACATTTTTTAAATCGGTTGATACAATTAATCACGATTCTAATTTATTTATAACATGCCCTTCGGTTAAAGTACCACATGGTGGTATTAGAGTCATATTAGAATGGGCTAATAGATTAAGTAAATGGCATAACGTAACTTTATATATTGCAGATGGTGAAACTAACTGTAAATGGTTTGAAATAGATCCTATTGTAAAAATAGAGATTAATAAAAATAACATTGTTGATTATAATTGCGTAATTATTACAAGCCCACATTCAATACACCTGCAAGATCTAATAACATCAAATCAAAAGTGTTTTATTTTTATGCAAATGGCTGAACATTTATTCAACCCTAATGATACTGAATGGCTTAAAAAATGCACAGATTTTTACACATCAAAACACCCTTTGTTTTCAATATCTCAATGGAATATTGATATGTTGAAAAATGAATTTAAACGTAGTGGTGAAATTTATTATATTGGGAATGGTGTTAATTTAGATGATTTTACTATAAGTGAAACTCCTAAAAAAGATAATATTATATTAATTGAAGGTTGGGAGCCAACTAACCCAAGTAAAGATATAGATAATTTAGCTCCAAGAGTAGCAGCTAAACTTAAAAAAATGAAATATAAAATTTTAGCATATTCTAATAGACCATTAAAAACTTTTGCTGAAATACCTGATGAATACTATCATAACCCTGATTTAAAAACAATGAATGATTTATATGATAGAGCCACAATATTAGTTAAGGCTACTAAATACGATGCCAGAAGTTGTGCACCAATGGAGGCTATGACTAAAGGTACACCAACTGTTAGAGCTATAAATTATGGTGACGATGATTTAATTAATGATTTTAATTGCGTTAAAGTACTTTATAATGAACGACAATTATATGAGGGTATTATTAATTTATTAAAAGATAAAGATAAATATGAATACATGTCTTCACATTGTTTAAATTATGTTAAAACGATTACTTGGGATTTTTGGATGGGTGAAGTTAATAAAATAATAAGCAATTAATAATAAATTTAAAAAAAAATAATAAGCAAATGTTAAATAGCAAAGAAATTAATAAAATAAAAGAAGATGTTTGTATTATTGCGTTAAAATATCTTGAACCATATTGGGAGCTAACCCAATTAGATATAATAAATTCTGGTTTATCAGTTATTTACGTTGATAGAGAAGGTGTTGGTTCTATGAGTAAAGCCTTCAACACATGTATACCGCAATTAATAGAAAAATACGGTGATAATTTACCCAAGTATTTATTTTTTGTTACAAATGTTGGCTTTAATATAAATACAGTTAATAGATTAGTTGAATCTATGGATAAAACAGGTTTTGGCGCTATTCACCCATCCCATGAAAGTGATCATGCGTCTCACAGAAATAATGGTACAAATGAAATTGTAGAAACAAAATATATAGAATGGACAGCTCCAATTGTAAAGACTGAGCTTTTTTTAAAGCAAAAATTAGATGAAAATTATAGATATTGGTATTTTGATTTAGTATGGAGTTATGACGTTAAACAAATGGGCTATAAAATAGGTGTTGATCATGGAACTTCGGTTAATCACACATATTTATTAAAGGAGAACAAAAAACATATAATAACAAAATTAAGAAGTGAATTAAGATGGTATTGGAATCCAATTGAGGAAAAAACATTAATCTCAAAATACGGATTAAATTGGAAAAAACTACTTTGGTAGAAAAATAAGAATAAAAAATAAGAATAAAAAAATGACAACATTAGAATTACATGGAGTGGCATACGAATTAGCTTTTTGGAAAGAATTCGTTAAAACAGATCGTTTTATCACTGGGTGGGTTGGTAAAGAAAAAACCCCAGAATTAAATAATAAAGTAGCTGAATTTATATTAGCAAATAAAAACGATAATATACTAGATGTTGGTAGCGGTGCTGTATCATTATTAAACGGATTATCAAATAAATCAAATTTAATTGCAGCTGATCCGTTGGGTGAGCTATATCAGATAGTTTTTGATTATAAAAAATATAACATACCAGCTCCATTAACATATCCAGCGGAAGAACTTCCGTATGATAATGAATTTGATATTGTCCACATATCAAACGCACTAGACCACAGCCAAGACCCAAAATTAGCTGTTGAAAAATTATTAAAATCAACTAAAAGTGGTGGATATTTAATCATTCAAGGGTTTGAATGCGAAGGTACGTTTGAAAACTGGATTGGATTTCATCAATGGGATTTACAATATAAACCACATGGTTTAACATTAACTAATAAACATGGTGAAGAAACTATATTATTAGATAGTACCGATATTACTATTGGAAGTAGTGATGATATTGGTGGTGGCAAAAGATGGTTAATATGCGTAGTAAAGAAGAAGTAACTAAAATTATAATAGACTTTGACGGTGTACTAACCGATGGTAAAATTTTTTACACACACGATGGTAAACAATTTAAAGGTACAAATACTCGTGATGTTAGGGCTATAAGAGAATTAATTAGCCATGGTTACGATGTTACGATTTTAACAGCAAGTAATTGGTCTGGCTCTAAAGATTTTGCAAAAAAAACTGGGGCTGATGTAGTTATTTTAAAAGAAAAGATAAAATTTTTAGAAACATTTAATGGTGGTTATATAGCAATAGGTGATGATGTTTGGGATCACCCATTAATTGAATCTGCCAGTAGATTTTTTGCACCAAGAGATTGTGATAAGTTAATAAAAAACAATCCTAAAGTTGAAATATTAGATTGTGATGGTGGTAGTGGCGTAATAGCTGAGCTAGTTTGGTTATTATGTAATAATAAATAAATGTAAATATATACTATGGGTAACCAAAGAAGAAAGAAAAGACTAACCTCTGAAGAAGAATTTGAGGTTTTAAATGAAATTAACCACTCACATAGTGGTAACATTTTAGATAGAATAAAAGTTGATATCAAGTATAAAACACAGAACCAAAAAATTTTAGTAAACGAGATTAAGGATAAAGAGATTGTAATATGCTCTGGTTTACCTGGAACTGGTAAAACATTCTTATCATGCGCTGTGGCATTAGAGTTGCTTAAAAAAGACCCTAGGTACCGTAAAATCGTAATAGTTAAATCTGTTACAACATTAAGGGATGAAGAAATTGGATTCTTAAAAGGAACCATGAAAGAAAAGATGGAACCATTTATGTATTCTTTCTTACATAACTTTGAAAAAATAATTGGTAAAAGTAATGTTGAAGCTTTAAGAGCCGCTGGTATGATCGAAGAAATGCCAATAGCCTATATGAGGGGTATTAACATAGATAACTCAATTACAATCATAGATGAGGCTCAAAATATCTCAATTGATAATATCAGGACAATTATGACTCGTTTAGGCGAAAACTCTAAAATGATATTCTTAGGGGATGAAAATCAGATTGACATGAAAAAGAAAGGCGAAAGCTCTCTTAATTTTATTATTAATAAATTCAAGAATTTTGATGAAGTTGGGACTATTAGTTTGGGTGAAGATGATGTCGTAAGAAACCCTTTAATAAAGAAAATTGAGCAAATTTTTAGAGAAAATTCAAATCAATAATTTACTTTTTCTATTTTAACCATATTATTGTTTAAAAGACAGTAATATGGTTATTGGAATTACAATTAATAATATCCTTAGGGATCACATCACACAATTAAAAAAGGTTTATTATACCGTCACAGATGAGACGGCTATAGAACCTATAAACCCTTTTGATTTAGAGACTTCATTTCCAAACAAACAGTCAACTGAAATTGTTCAAGAATTTAAAGTTACTGATGATACTTTTTCAGAAGAATTAACATTAAACGAATTAGATGAAACTTTTAATGTATATGAATTTATATATAAAGAAGCTTCGTTTGAAATATTTGGTCGTTCAGAAGAATCTATTGACGGTTTAATCCGCATGTTAAAAGAGTGGGAGAAAAAATGGAAAGTTAAATTTGTTTTATTAAATAAAGAATCCCCAAGATCAAAATGTGCCACTCTATTTTTCTTATCTAAAAATGGATTTGATTTAGATACCATTTATTTCCCAACAAAAGATAAAGATTTTTGGAATAATGTTGAGGTTTTAATTACAGATAACCCTAAAATATTAAAGTGCAAACCAAAAGATAAAACATCAATCAAGATAATTAATGATTTTAATCTTGATATAAAATCAGATTTTAGTATTATTAGATTAGATAATAACACAAAAGAAATTAAGAATATAATAAAAACCATAAAAGAAAAAATTAAATAAAAAAAATGGAAAAATTAGATGAAACGTTAAAAAACATTGATTTAGCGATTGAAAAAATTAAAAACAAAGAAAGCAAAATTGTTTTCTTATCACCAGACACAAAAGGAACTGCTAGAGCTAGTGTTGCTTACATTTACAGACAAGCGTTAACTTTGAAAAATAATGGCTACCACGTTAGTATTTTACATGAGAAAAATGACTACATGAAACCAGGTTCTTGGTTAGGTGAAGAGTATGATGCTTTAGAGCATAGCTCAATTGAAGATAATAATTTAACTGTTGGGCCTCAGGACTACATTGTTGTCCCTGAAATTTTTGGTAATGTTTTTGAACAAATCCAACAATTACCAATTGATAAAATTATTTTAGTACAATGTCACGATTATCTTTTAGATAGCTTCTCACCAGGTAAGTCTTGGTTAGATTTTGATGTTAACGAATGTGTTACAACATCAAAAACTTTAAGTGATATGATTGGAGAATTAGTTGGTATTGAAGGTGTTAAATTTGTTAATCCAGGTGTTCCTGAGTTCTTTAATAAATCAGACAAACCTCAAATGCCGATTGTGTCTATTCATTGTAGAGACCAAAGAAAAGCTGCTAAGATTATTAAAACCTTCTATTTGAAATATCCGTTATATCGTTTTATTTCATTTAAAGATATGCATAGTATGGGCGAAAAAGACTTTGCTAAAAATTTAAAAGAATGTGCATTATCTGTTTGGATTGACGATGATAGTTCATTTGGTACATTCCCGATTGAGTCTATTAAATCTAATGTCCCAGTAATTGGTAAAGTGCCTAATATCATCCCTGAATGGATGAATGACGATAATGGTATTTGGGTTTATGATGAGAATCAAATCCCTGATTTAGTTTTTAATTACATTAAAAATTGGATGGAAGATTCTTTACCTGATAACTTGTTAAAAGTTGCTGACACATTAAAAGATAAGTATACTATCGAAATTTTTGAAAAAGCAACGGTTGAAATGTATAATGATTTATTTGAAAAGAAATTAACCAAATTAAATACAATAAAAGAAAACTTAGAAAAAACTTTAGAAAAAAATGAAAACTAATATAGACTTAACAGTAGTAATCCCTGTACATGCTGTTTCAGACCCAAATTTTAACCAATTATTAGATGCGGCTTTAATGAGCATTGAAAATAATGAAGTTCACCCAGAAAAAGTAATGATCGTAAGATGTGGTTGTGGTGATGTGAAAGAAATTGTTGATAATTTAGATAAATCTAAATACACATACAGCCTTGAAATTATTGAAAACACAACAGGTAAATCTTTTCAAAATCAAATGAATTATGCTGCCACACAAGTGACAACAAAATACTTTAGTTTATTAGAATTTGATGACGAATTCTCAATCAATTGGTTTAAGAACGTAAAAATTTATAGTGAGGTTTACCCTGAAACTGAAATGTTTTTACCAATCATCACAGATGTTACAGCTGAAAACAAATTTGTTGGTTTAACCAACGAAGCTGCTTGGGCTTTTAATTTCTCAGACACTTTAGGTCAGATTGACCATGAAGTTTTACTTGAATTCCCAAACATCAATCCCGATGGTATGGTTATCAATACAGAAACATTTAAAGCTATTGGTGGTTATAAACCATCTATGAGATTAACTTTTAATTACGAATTTTTATTACGCTTCACAAACAACGGTAGAAATATCATGGTAATTCCTAAAATGGGTTACAAACACATGAATATGCGTCCAACGTCATTATTTTGGGAATACAAAAACAGTTCGGATGAATCGGTTAAAGTGGAGCCAGATGAGGCTAGATTTTGGATGGAAACAGCAAAGAGCGAATTTTTTTACAAAGAGGATAGAAACATAAACTATGAGAAAAATGCTACAGCTTAAAGATGTCAAGACCAAAGAAAGACCGCAATTATTATGGTGTAGATCAAGAAGCTGCGGTTGTTATTTTCTTAAACGCTAAAACAGTAGCGGAAAAAGAAAAGATTTATAGAGAATTCTTACAAGAACCAATCAATAAAATGATTGAAAGTATTATTAGAACTTATAAATTATATAGACAATCCTATGAATTTAGAGATCTACATGCAGATACTTTATCATTTTTAATGACTAAATTTGATAAATTCAAACCAGAAAAGGGAAATAAATCTTTTTCATATTTTGGCACAGTATGTAAAAATTACTTATACAATGAGATGATGAAGGAGTATAAAAAAAATACGTCCTTCATTAGCATTGATGAAACCGAACAAGATTTTTTAAAAAGAGACGATTTATTATATCGAATTGATGACGGAGAATTAGATTTAACAAATTTTATTGATAAATTAACATTTTCGATAAAAGAAGAATTAAATGAAGAGGGGTTAAATGACAACGAATTTAAAGTTGGTCACTCATTAGTTAAAATTTTAGAGGGATGGAAGGAATTGTTCACTCAAAATGAAACAAATAAAAATTCAACTAAATTCAACAAAAACCTTATTTTATTGTATATTAGGAACATGACGGGCTTAAATACTAAAGAAATTAGAAATAGCATGAAAAGATTTAAATCTTTATATGTCATTTTTAAGGGTAAATATTTAGAAGAATGATATTTATAGTTAAACAATATCATTATGATACAGAATCAAAAGAAAAAAAAGGTTGACGTAACCGAAGAAAGCATGAAAGAACTCATGCAAGAAACATACAACGAGATTGTTGACGAGCGAAATAAAGCTCTCACAGCTTATAAAAAATTTAGTAAAGACATCAACGAAAACTCTGACATCGCACTAGTAGGTAAGATTACTAACGATTTACTTAAAATTATTGATGGTACAATAGAAAAAAAACTAAGATTAATTAAAATACAAAGCGATGTTCTCTATAAAAACGGTAAAACAACAGGTGAAGCTGCACCGTCAATGACTATAACTGAGGATGATCGTAAATGGGCTGAAGAGTTCATGAAAAGACAACCAGAAACTAATAACGAAAAAGAATACGAATAATAATGGGTCAACAAAGCGAAATTTTTACTAAATACAGGTCATTATTTAACAGTAATAGTGTTAAAAAGGGTGAAAGTGAGACCAGTAGAAAGTTAGACAATATGGATTTTGTTGACTTTTTATTTGAGATGGTTCGTGCAACCAAAGGTCAAAAACAATTTAAGAATATAATATTAAAAGGTAGTTTATCTAAATTAAAGAAAGCTGACGAATTAAATGATATTATAATAAAACAACTATTGGCTGATTTTGGTTGTGATGAAACCTTATTAATACCCACAAAATACACAACGAAGGCTACTATTGGCGTTGAATTAGATAAAGCTGAAGTTGACGCTTTTGGTTTATTGGGTGTTGATCCAGATAAAAAACCAGGTAATTATATTTACGAGGGTAATGACCCTAAGAAACATATGAATTATGTTTTTTATAGGGCTCAAGGGGCTACAAGCAAAAACCCTTTAACTGTTAATTATAAAGATAGGGTTTTATATACGATATATTCCGTATCACCAAATACATTTATGTTTAAATTTGGTGAATTTTATGAAAATAGATTATTTGGAGAATGGCTTAAAGATTACGTTACTTTAATAAATCCGATATTTAATATGGTTAATTTTACGGCTATTTTAATTGATTTATTGACTGGTGCAATATCTTTAAAAGCTAAAAAAAATAAAGACGAAATAAAAAAAGAAAGTGGTATCATTAAAGCTCTTCAAAAATTATTTGGTTTTTGTTCAGAAACGCCAACAAATAATGGTGATGCTTCTAAATCAGCTAATGATTTATTAAAAAATCAATTAGCCAATAATCCAAAATCTAATGGTGATGGTCAGACTGGCACCCAGGTTGGTTTTGGTGACCTAAACAACAATAATAATACTGGTGGTCAAGAGGAAACGGATCCGTTTAATTTTGATGCAACTGATTTGGATGAAATTGAAAGGGATGCTACTTTAAGATCTTCTGGTAAAATAAGATTCTCAACATGTGGTGATTTAGATATTGATATTAACCCAGATGATATTATAGCTGGTTTAGATGAGTTATTTGCTAACTCTAATGCTAGTGAAATATATAGTTATGGTGACTCAAGTGTTGATAATCAATTACCAAATACAAGTGATTTGCAAAACGCTAACATTGATGGTGCCCCTTATGACAATTCAAAAATAGACGCAAATGTAGATAAGGCTGCTGATTTTTTTGATAACGCCTTAAACCAAGGGGCTCAAAAAGCCTTAGATGGTGGTGAGGATAGTATTAAAATTAACTTACCAAGCATGAATGCTGAATTACAGTTAAACATATTAAAAGCTATACCATACGCTTTAATGCGTTTAATTTTAACACCTAAATTATTACTAGTACCCAAATTACATTCTGTGTTAAGTGGTAACACAAGTAAACAACCAGTAGAAGATTTCATTAAAAAAATGAAAATTACAATTTCTAAAATTGGGGAAAAAATAACTAATTTATTAATACAAAACATATTTGATTCTATTAAAGCCGATTTAATAAAATTAGGTAAAGATTTGATTAAAGAATATCTTAAACAACGAGGTCTTGATTTTACTGCGACTTATCAATCACTATTAATGTTATTAAATTTATTTAAAGGTGGTGGTGGTGGTTGTGGTGGTGTGTTAGCTAAATTATTAAAATTACTTAACTTTGTACCACCAATACCTCAACCCCCAGTTCCACCACCATTAATTTTAGTCGGTGGGGCTATGAAGCCTGGTATGAATAAAGTAGCCTTAGTTAACGGTATCAAATCAAAATTAACTGAAAAAGGTATTGAAACAGCACCAACATTACCAGATGGTACACCAAACAATATGATGATAGCAATTGAAGTAACTGTGGGTGAAATGTTAACACATATAAAGACAAGCTCAACAGTACAAACATTCGGTATAGGGCCTACAGGCCCTGTTGCTGGTTACGGACAAATACAATAATATTATATTTATGAAAAACGAAAAATTACAAGAGCTTATAGATACACATGGTAGCAAATCAAATAAAGATTTAGCTAATATTTTATTAACTTTAAAAGCTGATTTTGAAAATATAAAAAAAACAATTATTGAATTAACTGAAACTCTTGAAGAAGTTGAAGTAACTTACGATCACGTTTATAATGAACTGCAAAAAAGGTTAAAATTTAAAGATACGGATGAAAGCTGATTACGTTATAGGTATTTGTGTTAGTAATGACGATCCTAAAAATTTAGGGCGAATAAGAGCTATCCCTTTAACTGATTTGGGTACAAACGCTTCGTCAAACCAAGTTAAAAATTATGTAGTACAACAAGACACTATGGCTGAGGCTTCTAAATTATACAAACCTTGGGTTATGACATACTCAACATCTGTTAATGGAGACGCTTACAGAGAAAAAGATAAATTTTTATGTGAACCGTACTTACCTAAAAATATTGGTTTAATACCAAATTTTGGTCAACTAGTTAAAATACTAAAGTATGATGAAAACACACAACCCAATGAATTTATAGGGCCTTACACCATTGATCAAATCACATTAACAGAACAATTTTATGCTATTGTTAGTAACTTACAAAAAAATAATGATTTAGCAAGTGTAATACCTAATAAATCAAAAACATGGTTATCTGGTTATAAAAATGAACAAGTAATTGTTGGTGGTGATGAATTTATTGCACGTTTAGATTATATTGGTTCGGATAAAACTAAAAAAACAACATACCCATTCATACAATTATCACAATTTAGTAATAGTTCTAAAATGGTTTTATTAACAAAATCTGTGGACGTAACACCAGACCCTAGAATAGATTTTATATGTCAATTATATATTAATTACACACCAAAAACAACAGCAACTGATAAAAATATTATAGGTACAATTTTATTATTTGATGCTAAAGTGTTAAAAAATTCACAAGGTACTATTGGCTTAACTAAAAAAACAATTTTACCTAAAAATGAATATATAACAAGGGGTTCCGATAATTATTTAGTTAAACATTTAATAAATAGTAATGATTTTTCAAATTTTAAAGCTATAGTTGATAACATATTAAGATCCTACGAAAATAAAACTGAAGTAGCTTATTTTAATATGAATGTAACATCAAATACTCAAAAAATAGAAGATGCTAAACACACAATTATTGTAACCAATAAAATACCAGATAGCCCAAATAGTGGTGGGGCTACATCACCCAGGAATATTGTCAGCGGATTAAAGAATTGGATATTTAGATTAAAACCAGATACTAATATTAATAATTACGTTGGTACTTTTACACAACCAAATTTACCAAATAATAATATTGAAACAATTAAATATAATGATTTTGTTGCGTTAGATTCTTTTATAACAAAGTATAAAAATTTTATTCCGTATGGAGCTGAATTAAAAAATAACACCCCAAAATTTGAAAACCAGACTACCTTCTACCCTGAACCAACAAATGAAAAACAATCAACGTATATAACATATAGTGATAAATTTATATTTCTAAGTAGCAAAAAAAATCCAGATAAAATAAGCACTACCAACAATACTGATGGATTATCATCTGAAGATGTGGCTAAGCTTTTAAATAGGATTGAGGATCCTAATAAAGTAAACCCCGATAAAACATATGGGGTTATTCGTGGTGAAAGGTTAATAGATTTACTTAAAAATTTACTTGTGGCGTTTAAAAATCATGGGCATACGGCTGGAGTTCCAGTGGTTGGTTCTCTAGCTCAAACATCAATAATAGAAATTGATGCGATTTTAGAGAGTATAAACAAAGAATTAGATGTTAATTCAGATGGTATTATAATTAATCATAACTTTAGACATAATTAAAATATTTATTAACATGGGAATATACCGCACATACTTTGACAAGAATAACACTATAATTAAAGATTCTGATGTTAACACTGGTAGAAACCAGGTTTCTGAGTTATATTTTGGTGAAAATATCAGCAGACTTTTGTTTTATTGTTCATTTGATGAGCTTAAAAATAAGGTAGATGGTAAAGAAATTATATTGGAAAATAATGTTAAACATTATTTAAAAATAAAAAATACATCCAATTTTGATATAACAGCTTATTTATCAGATAGTAATGATTTGGTATTTAGTGATAAATACAGATCATCATCTTTTGATTTGGAGTTAAGATCAATGAAAGAATTTTGGGATGAAGGTATGGGGTATGATTTTCAGTTAAGCCCAATAGCAAGACCCCAAGATAGAGATTTTAGCAAAGAACCGTCTAATTGGTTTAACGGTACTTTAGCCAAAACATTTTTAAACCCAGGTGGTACGTTATCAGACAACATAATAGGTACACAACATTTTGATAAAGGGAATGAAGATGTTCTAATTGATATTACTAGTTTTGTTAATGACGTTCTAATCAATGGTATAACCACAGGAATAACCACAGGAATAACCACAGGAATAACCACAGGAATTACAACTGGTATAACTACTGGTATAACTACTGGGTCTACAATTACAACGGGCATAACCACAGGAATAACTACTGGTTATACAACTGGAATAACTTATAATTACCAAGGATTCTGTTTAAAATATACCGATACTTATGAAACGTTAATTTTTGACGATTTAAGGTCTTATGTTTTAGGTTTATTCACAAAATACACACAAACGTTTTTTGAACCGTTTATAGAGACTGTTTATGACGATCATATTAACGACAATAGAGTTGATTTTTATTTAAATAAAGTGAATAACTTATATCTGTATGTTAATGTGGATGGTGGCATGAGCAATCTCGATCAATTGCCTGTGTGTAAAATAAATAATATCCCCTATACAGTTAAACAAAAAACAAAAGGTGTTTATTATGCTGAAATATTTGCATCTGGCGACACCTTTGATTCGTATGTTGAATATAACGATATCTGGTCTAACATTAAAATTAACGGTGTTAATAGACCAGATATTAGAATGAAATTTATACCTAAAGAAGATACCGATTATTATCAAATAGGTTCTGATGTCATGGAACCAACAAGATACGGTATATCTTTAAGTGGTATTAAACGTGAAGAAAAAATAGGTCAGGGTGAGAAGAGAAAAGTCTACGTTCATTTAAGAAAACCATATACTGTCGAACAAAATGATGTTTTATCTAAAGTTTATTATAGATTATATATTAAACAAGGTGCTAATCAAGTTGAAATAGTTAATTGGCAAAATATTGATAAAACTTATAACTCAAATAGCTTTACTATTGATACAACATGGTTAGTTCCACAAGTTTATTATATCGACATCAAAGTTGAAAGAAATGGTGAACTCAACCAATATAATGAAGAGTTGAAATTCACAATAGTAAGTAAATTCTAATGGTATTAACGTATATAAACCCACTAAATAAAAATTACTTAGGTGAATACACTTACGAGTTTCTTTTTTCAAAGAATGTGGAGATAAACTTTGGTGACGACTGGGATGTTAATCCTTCTGCTAGTGGTAGTTTAACACCACCGCCAATTGATGACATTGAAATTGTCGCTTTGTTAAAAACAACTGAAATTGAATTAGATTTAGCTATAACATCAGATTATTTTTCAATGTACGATTGTGTTGAAAATGTTGTTGCTATGGGTTGGGAAAAAGAATCCCCTGAGAATGATATTAGATTAGTGTTTCACTTTGGTGAATCATTAGAAAGTGTTAAAAATAAAATTTATAGTAGAGATAAAATAATGGAAATAGTAAAACAACCAGAAAATGAATAAAAATCAATTTATAAACAAATTAAAAGAAGCGGTAACTAAAGGTGTTATGGATGTTGTGGCAGATCCACGTAAATTAGATCTAATAAATAAAAATTTAGATGCTTTAAAAGTAAAATTAACAGACATGGGCTTAGTTCAAGAAGAAATTGATGAAGCCTTGGATATGGGTAAAGATTACGATAACTCAACTGATTTTTACAAAGATATTATCGATCACTTGATGTATAAAAAATTTCGTCTCAGTTATTTTAACCCAGTTGAACATGAAAAACCTCGCTCATTGGAACCAGAAGATACCGATCCTCAATTAAAATTGGATTTTCAATCAGATAAAAAAGACGTTGAAGTGAAAAAAAACGAAACAAAACCAATATCTCAAATGTCGCAACAAGAATTCAGTGAATTTGAACTTAATATAACTGGTTATGGTTCTAGTGATTTATTATATGTGATCAGCCGAATCAAAAATGCACTTGGAAAAGAATATACTGAAAATAATGGTATAGGAAATCCATTAAAAGAACCTTATATTTTATTACAAAACTTAAATAAATCAAAAATAAATGAAGAAAAGTTTGTAGATTCAGAAATTTTTCGTATCATTGCAGAGTCGGAAACACCGAAAATCTCAAAACAAGAGATTATTGATTATTTAAAAATTAAATAAAATGAATACAACTAAAGAAACTGAAACACCAGTTATTACCCCAACGATCAATCCTACGCAGGATCCATCTAAGATTAAATTTCCAAAGCCAGCTATAAAACCAAAACCTCAGGCTTAAAAATTTGCGTATTAAATAAATTATTCTTATCTTTGCCCTATAAATAAAATTATAGGGCATTTTTATGAGAAAAATAAACATAAACCTTGAGGGGTATTCGAATATCATCAATCCTGATATTCTTAAAAGAGTAGCAAACAGAAATCATACTATGGCTAAAATGCCATATTACGATAAAAAAACAGAACCGACCCAATTACATGAGGAACTTATAACTGAAAGTAGATTCAAGGAGTTATCAGATTCCTATTCTAATACTTTCAATTCACCAAAGGATAGTATAAATCCAATGATGGTTATGATGCAAGCTGGTGGTAATGGTATGCAAATTATGGATATTGAAAAACCTAAAAGAAAAGAATTGTGTCGTTTAGTTGAAAAAATAATTAGAAACGACTTCAAGTTGGGTAAAGATGAACTTATTTTTGATTTAGAAATAGTTGATGTCGGTGGCTGTTCTTTCCCTGAAGAAATGGATACCGATAAAAAAGTGGAAGAGGATTTTGAACAAACTAATGATTTAGATGTTCTTAAGAAAAGAACCATAAACGCCCTATCTCAAGGAGCCGCATTAAAATCACATTATATTTTTCATTTACACCATAATGAATTTGAAAAATTATGTCCAAGTGTTACACCCATTTATCAGAAAGCTTTAATAGCTAATGATTTAATATACTTTATGTTAAGCGATGATGATTTAAATGCTCAGTTAGCTTCTGGTGATGATTCAGCGAATGCTGGGTATTGCAAAATAAATTGGGAAGGTGATGTTCCTGTGTTAGAGGCTAAAGCTATCAGCGCACCAATATTAATTCATGAAATTACCAAATGTATAATTACATTTTTGTCAATCCCAGGTATCCAAAATATGGATCAAGAGACTATTGATGAAACTGATTTTGTTATGGCTGAACTTTGGGATATTAGATTTGGCCCTACAATTTGGGTTGAATTTCATGATTGTATTGATATTGATGATTATGATGTGAAAAAATTAATCATTATGGAGCTATTTAAGCTCGAATCTAAGACGTTTATTGACTTTATGACTAATGTGTTTAATAATAAAGAAAAAGCCAAGAGAGAGGTTAAAAACATAGTTAAAGATATACGTAGAAAGATTGTTGATTATACTTTTGAACAAGACTTGGATAATATTGATTTAGGGGATTTGGGTTTATTATAAAATAAAAACTATTTATATGTAAACTTAATTAGTGAATATTACAGATAAAAGACAATTATTAGTCGAATACACAAAATGTGCGAAAGACCCGTCCTATGCTATTGAGAGTTACTTTGAAACTTTCGATAAAACACAGGAGGGGTTTGTTCCATTTAAATTATTTGATAAACAAAAAACGTTAATAACAAATTACGAAGAAAATAGATTTAATCTAGTTTTAAAATATAGACAAGCTGGTATATCAACAGTTACAGCAGCATATGCCGCAGTAAAAACAGCTTTTGCGTTATCAGATAACCCAGAAAGGGTGTTAATTCTAGCCAATAAACAAGAAACCGCTGTTGAATTCTTAAATAAGATTACTAGTTTTATAAAACAATTACCAAGCTGGTCTAATGTTTCATTTATCAAAGCTTCTCAAAAACATGTTAAATTATCTAACGGATCTGAACTTAAAGCTGTAGCAACATCAACAGATGCTTTGCGTGGTTATACACCAACAATGATGATTTTAGATGAGGCTGCCTTTATCGAGGGTGGTCAATCTTTATGGTCAGCTTGTTTGGCTGCAATTGGTACGGGTGGTAAAGCATTTTTAATTTCAACACCAAATGGTTTAGATGAAATTTATTACGAAGCGTATGAAGGTGCTGTTAGTGCCACTAACAAATTCAAAATTACCCATTTAAGATGGTGGCAAGATCCACGTTTTAATAAAGACTTACGTTTGATTAAAACAAACGATATGATTACTTGGATTGAAAAACCTGAAAAAGAAAAAACGGAAGATGTTATTGAAGGTGCTAACGTATTACATTTTGATGTGATAATGAAATTCATTGAAGATGGTTATAGACCTCACTCAACATGGTATGAGAATATGTGTAGGGATATGAATCTTAATAGACGTATGATCAACCAAGAATTAGAATGCGCTTTTATTGGTTCTGGTGATAACGTAATTGAAGGTCAGGTATTAAGAAAGCAAGAAGAAATGAACGTACAAGAACCATCATTTAAAGATAAAGAATGGGATAATAACGTTTGGGTTTGGCAAATGCCACAAAAAGGTCATAGATATATTTTAGCCCTTGACGTTTCACGTGGCGACTCTGAAGATGCTACTGGTTTGTGTATTATTGATTATGATACCTTTGAACAAGTATTGGAATATCACGGTAAAGTACCACCCGATATGGCAGCACAAATTGTTGACCATTATGGTAGGATGTACAACGCATTATCGACATTCGACATTACTGGTGGTATGGGTATTGCAGCGACAAATAAATTAAAAGAATGTGGTTACCCTAAAAATTTATTTCATTATGATAACACAAATGATAATGATGTTTATTTCATACCATCACCAGATGCCACACCAGGTATAAACTTTGCGTCAAAAAATAGAAGGAGTCAGATTATTGCCGCTTTAGAGGAGGCTGTATCTAGAGGTGGTTTTAAGATTAGAAGTGAAAGATTAATAACCGAATTAAAAAAATTCATTTATAAGAACGGTAGACCTGATCATATGAAAGGTTCTCATGATGACCTTATTATGGCTTTAGGTATGTGTTTATTTGTTGCCAACACATCATTTAAAAAATTACATGAATCAGATAACATGACAAAAGCCATGTTAGATAGTTGGAAAACAAATATAAATTCAGCTCCATTAAAACATGAATATTTATTAGAAGATACAATAAGCGCACAACCAAAAGACGGTAAAATATATAATAAACCGAAAGAATTTCAACATAATAACAATAATTTAGAAAATACACGTGACTTTTCGTGGCTTTTTGGTACTATTGGTAAAAGATAATAACATTCATTAAAATGGCGAACAATAAACGAATAGTAATATCTAGAATTAGAGCAACGGGCTCCATGAGAAGTGCCCTACCTAACACTAAAAGTATAGACAATATTGATGGTCGAGCTTTAAAAAAAAGTTATTGCTCTTATGATAATGATAATGTAACGACCTACGTTCAAAAAAAGGAATGGGTTATAAACTTAAACGATTATTTATTTCCACCATATGTGGAATGTGAATATGTAATGTAATATGGCAGATAAATTAACAGTATTTCAGAGATTAGGTCGTGTATTAGGTGGTGAAGCCAATACTCCGACATATATAATCGATCCTAAATCATTTAGTGGTTTAGAAGGGTCTGAATTAGACCAGAAAAAATTAGAAGCCCAACAAAGTTTCTTTTTACAAAATCAGTGGAAAAAAATTGATAATGAACTTTATCAAAAAGCGGTATACTATGAACCAACAAGAATTGCATCATACTATGACTATGAAGCTATGGAATATACTCCAGAGATTGCTGCTGCTTTAGATATATTTGCAGATGAAGCCACAACAGCTGATGAAAGCGGTAAAATTTTAAGAATTTATTCTGAGAGTACTAGAATAAAAAAGGAATTAACTGACTTATTTGAAAACGTTGCGGATATTAATACCAACCTAACTAGCTGGGCTAGAAATTTATGTAAATATGGTGATAACTTTGTTTACAATAAAATTGTACCAAAAAAGGGCATTGTTGGTGTAAGTCAATTACCCAATGTTGAGATAACTAGAACTGATCCAGGTTTTACACAAGTAACATCATATGATAGTGACGCTAAAGCGCAAGCTACAAGATTTTTCTGGAAGGATAAAAATATAGATTTCAACTCATTCGAAATATCTCACTTTAGATTATTAGGTGATGATAGAAAACTACCATACGGAACATCTTTATTAGAAAAAGTAAGAAGAATCTGGAAACAATTATTGTTATCTGAAGATGCGATGTTAGTTTATCGTGTAACAAGAGCCCCAGAAAGACGTGTTTACAAAATTTTTGTTGGTAACATGGATGATAAAGACGTTGACGCTTATGTTGATAAGATTGCCAATAACTTCAAAAGAGTTAATATGGTTAATTCTAGTAATGGTCAGCAAGATACTCGTTACAATCCAATGGCTGTGGATCAGGATTATTTTATTCCAGTTAGAGACCCATCTTTAACAATGCCTATTGAAACATTACCTGGCGCTCAGAACCTATCTGAGATTGCGGATATAGAATACATCCAAAAGAAAATGTTAGCAGCTCTAAGAGTACCTAAAGCGTTTTTAGGTTTTGATGAAGCTACTGGTGAAGGTAAAAACTTAGCTATTTTAGATATTCGTTTTGCTAGAGCTGTACACAGAATACAAAAAGCTTTAATTCAGGAGTTAAATAAGATGGCTATTATCCATTTATATTTAAAAGGATATGAAGATGATTTAAATAATTTTACATTATCGTTAGTATCACCCTCAACACAAGCTGATATTCTTAAAGTTCAAAACTGGAAAGAAAAAATACAATTATACAGAGATGCTGTTTCTGATGCTGGTAACGGATATAGTGCAGTTTCAATGACATGGGCTAAGAAAGAAATTTTAGGTATGTCTGAGGATGAAATTAAATTAGATGTTCAGAGACAAGCTGTTGAAAAAGCTGGTGCTGAAGAAGTTAAAGTATTAGCTGAAACAATTAAACAAACTGGTATGTTCAGAGAGATTTACAAATCTTATAAAATCAACCCAGATAATATGACTAGCGGTGCTGGTGGTGGTAGTGAAGCCACAGAAGCTGGTGGAGCCACTGGTGGTGGTGATGTTACACCTGGTGGTGATTTAGGTACTGATTTTACAACACCTTTAGAAACAGGTGGTGAACCTGGCGCTGAAGCTCCAGCAACTCCAGAAATACCTGCGGCTCCAGAACCAACTGGTGGTGAAGAAACTTTAGCTGAAAGGATACAAAGTAACATGGAAAAAAGACGAGGTAGAATAAACGAATCTATAAATAAAACTATAGTTGACATAGATAATTTACTTAAAGACTAATTTTAGTCTTTTGGTTAATATTTATTTAAAATTAATCATTATGTTTGGTACACTAAAAAACAATATCTTATCTAAATTAGAAAATACTTACAATGTTAGCGGTGAAAACGCATTCAAAGAAGAATTCTATCAGTACATTAAAGTAATAAAAGAAAATAAAGACCTTAAAGAATTTTATACTGTGTATGATTTATTCAATCAGGTTAGTTTTGATGATTCTGACATAGCTAAAGAATTTGTTGAAGAGTCTATCAGTTATTTAAAAAAGTTTGATAAATCTGATATTAAAAAACTTGAATCATTAACCGAATCAAATGATGTAAATAAAAACACAATTGAATTTAAATTAGATCAGTTAGTTTTTAATGAAAGCATTGGTTTGAAAGATAAAGCAACATACAAGATTGAATTAATTAAACAACTAACTAAAAAAGATTCAAAATCATCCGATTATAAAGAAGTTTTCACTACTTTACATAAAAAAATTAATGATAAAGTATCTCAATTAAACCCAGAACAGACAAAAGCCTTAGATCTTTTTATTGAAAATGATAATCAGAAAATAACAACATATTACAACAATCTAATAAACGAAACCCATTCTGTGGTTGAAGATAAAATACTACAAAGCGAAGATATGGATGTTATTAAAAAACTAATTGAGGTTAAAAAAAGATTAGATAATCTAAAGTCCGAATCACCGTCAATAGCTGAAATTGAAAAGATTATAGCGTTAAAAGAATCATTTAGCTAAATTTGTTTTTTTAATATTTTTTTATTATTATTATATTAGTTTAACAATAATAAAAATTAAAAAAATATGAGAACAAAATGTTTAGCAAATTCGGTAAAGAGAAGAAACTCTTCAAAACAGACTCTTTTAGAGTTAAGTACGGCACAATTGATGCCACAAAATTAAATGCAATATATATTGATATTGAATCTTGGATACAACCACAAGAAATAGGTAACTTCGATTCTAATATAAGAATGACCAGAAAAAACATAATTACTAAAATAAAAGAAAATTTAGATAGTGACTTTTTTTTAAGTAATTTTATAGTTGATTTAGACTTAAGATCATCTGGTATGAGTTTAACAAAGAAAAGTTTTATGTTTATTGAAGTAACTGTTTACCCAAAAAGATTTATCAAATTTAATTCTGAAAATTTAATAAATAAGGTAAAAGAAATAGCTTTAATAACAATAGGTACTGTACAAAATAATAATAATTTCAAATTCTATTCAAAAAAATAACATGAATTTAGACTTAGACCCTGAAGATATCTTAGAATCATTACAGAATGACGCTGATCGTGAGCACATTAATAGCATACTACCCACAGTAGAATCTTGGGTTACATCAAATAACAAAGATTTCTTTTTTAGTTTAAGATGCGTTGATACTATACCATCTGGTTTATATTCAATGACATTTAATGACAATAATGGTTTTGGATTATCAAAGATGGATTATAAAAGTGAAGAATTCTTCCATTTACCATCATTACCACACAAAGAAATAATAAAAGACCTTGAAATTTTTTGGAATAATAAACAAAAATTTATTGATTATAATTTAAACCCTAAAAGAGGTATTATATTACATGGCGACCCTGGTTGCGGTAAAACATCATTAATATATCTGTTAGTTGAAACAATTAAAAAACGTGATGGTATTTCAATTTATTTTGATGTACCAGAAAATTGGGTTGAGATAGCTAAATTAGTTAGAAAAGTAGAGAAAGAGAGACCAATTTTATGTATTATTGAGGATATTGATTTAGTTATTTCAAAATATGGCGAAGAAAGTTTTTTAAATTTTTTAGATGGTCTAAATTCAATCACCAATGTTGTTTATGTTGCAACAACTAATAACTTAGAAAAAATCCCAGATAGAATTAAGGACAGACCGTCTCGTTTTGATAAAAAATATATAATTAAAAAACCAACTGAAGGTGATAGAAAATTATATTTTGAAACTAGATTACTTGATACTGATAAAAAGAAATATGATCTTAAAAAATTAGTTAAAGACACCAAAGACTTTACTATGGCTCATTTAAAAGAGGTTTTTATATCATTATATATTTTAGATAACCCATATGATGAAGTTATATCTCGTTTAAAGAAAAGTAAAATCATGGATAACGCCATAGGATTTGATTTAAATGGTGAAGAAGATTAACATTTTATCATCTTACGCTATATTTATATAAAAGATATTTTAAATGGCTATAAAGATTTTAAAAGAAAACGAAGAAGGTTTTGGTATTATTATTGACCACGATGCTGGCTCAATAAATAAAGAGGTTAATGAGCGTTTAAATGAAGGTACTGTAAGTGGTATATTAGATTTAACCAAACCAATATACTATTATGCGACATTACAAAAATATGGCGTTGAAAATAGAAACGGTAGAATTTATCCAGAAGGTATATTAAAAAGAGAAGTTGAGAGATATCGTGATGTTATCAGAAGAAACGCTAGTTTCCATGAATTAGACCATCCACAAGAATCTGTTATATCATTAAAAGGTGGTTCTCCTCATAGAATTGTTGATATGTTCTGGGAAGGTACTGCTTTAATAGGTAAATTAGAGATATTAGTATCTGAAGGTTATAGAAAAAGCGGTATTATATCATGTGATGGTGATTTAACAGCTCATTATTTATCATATGGTATGACTCTAGGTATTTCATCTAGAGGTGTTGGTAGTCTTAAAAAGATTAATGGTAAGAATATAGTTCAAGATGATTTTGAACTTATTTGTTGGGATGTTGTATCTTCTCCATCAACACCAGGGTCTTATTTATATAAAGATCCTCAGGATTTTTCTAAGTATGATGAGACATTAAATACCGAACCGACACAATCTACTGAGATACCTGGTGATAAACAGAACGAGTTTATGTCAAAACTTAGCTCTTTTTTAAATAAATAATTTGTTTTTTATAAAAATAATGATTAGTTTTGTATCAATATAAAAAAAAATAACTTATGGATTCAAAAAATTTCTATTGGTACACGGTAACGGTACAGTTCGTTGTTGAAGATGAACAAACAGGTAAAATTAAAAAAGTAAAAGAACTTTATTTGGTTAAGGCGGCATCTATAACAGACGCTGAAACTCAGGTTGCTAAAGACTTAGACGGTAATATGTCTGATTATAGAATCTTAACAGCTAATGAGTCTAAGATCATTAGAATCATTAAACCAGATACCGCTGAGCTTAATGCTTAACGATAAATTAAGTCTTTTTTAAAAAAACTTTTATAAAAACCTCCTTTTTAGGGGGTTTTTTTATGCTATTTAATGTATTTATTGAACTTTACTATTTTAACTGATATTTATTGTTAGTATTATCGACAAAATAATTATTTAAAAAAAATAAGAAATGAGTAAAAATAGCATATTAGCCGACACTCTAGCAGAAATCCAGGGAATTAAAGAGAGCATCTCTATGAACGCAAATCACGTTTTAAAGAGTACACTTAAAGAAGACTTAGAAGCTATTGTTAGAAAAGGCTTAAACGAAGCTGAAGAAGATCAGCCAAATGATATAGTTGGAGACGAAAATCCAACTGATCAAGTTAGTGATGTTGTTAGTTCAGACGATATGATGTCTGGTGACGCAGGTATTGACCCAACAGCAGGTATTGATGCAAACGCATCAGCTACCGAAGATGGTGTTGAAGCTGGTGATCCAGAATTAATTGACCTAACAGATAGACCAGATGATGAAGTTATTAAACATTATAACCTCATGAGCCCAACTGACGAGATCGAAGTCGTACAAACCCCAAGCGGTGGTATTCAAATTAACATTGAACCTTCAGGTGCAAAAGAAACTGGTGAAATGCCAGCTGAAATGCCATCTGATATGGAACCTACTGAGCCAACTGGTGAAGAAGGAACTGAAGAAACTGGTGAGATGCCAACTGATATTACCCCTATAGAAGGTGGTGAGGATGATGAAGACGAAGTAAAAGAAGCTGTTTATGAAATTGAGATTTCTGAAGAGGAAGAGCAAACTCCAGTTGCGGAAGTAACAAACAACAATGCTGAAGAGCATGAAAAAAATGTTGAAGAAGATGTTGCTCATACTCCATCAAAAGCTCACATGAAACACAAAGAACAAGAGTTACATGAAAGTTTAGTACTTACTAGAAAGAAATTACAAACTTTAATGACTGAGAACAAAAATAAAGCTAAAGAATTAGAAAATGTTAATGCTTTAATTAAGGAATTTAAGAATTCAGAATCTGATTATAAATCAGCAATCAAAAATCTTAAAGGTCAATTACAAGAAGTAGCATTATTCACTTCAAATTTAACGTATGCTGTTAAGTTAATGACTGAAAACTCAACTACTAAGGATGAAAAATTAGATATCCTTAAAAGATTTGACTCAGCAAAAACTATGACAGAATCGAGAGAAGTTTTCAACAGTTTAGAAACGTTGTTTAACGCAAGTAAAAACACAGTTGAAAAAACAATTGAAAATAAAATCCTTGAAGCTTCAAAATCTAGCGGTTCAGCTAATTTAAATGAATCGACAGTTTACCAAAATCCACAAATTTCAAGAATGTTGGATATCATTGGAAAAATTAAATAATAATAATAAAAAATAAAAACAAACAAAAACAAATACTAAAATGGGAGCATTATTAGAATCAGGAAAAGTTGGTAACGTGAGCTTAAATCATTTAAAAGCTGTACGTACTGACGTTATTAACAGATGGGACGGTTTAGGTCTATTAGAAGGCTTAACTGGACATAAAAAAGAAAACATCGCACAATTATATGAGAACCAAGCGTCTTATATGTTGAACGAGTCAACTGCATTGGGCGTTGAAGGTTCATTTGAAACCGTAGTTTTCCCAATTGTGAGAAGAGTATTCTCTAAATTATTAGCTAACGAAATCGTTTCGGTTCAAGCTTTAAACTTACCAATCGGTAAATTATTCTACTTCGTACCAAAAATCGGTAGATCTAATTTCGATGGTACAGGTACTAACCAAATGGCTATGGGTGAATCTTTTGATTCTAACGGTAACCTTTATGATGGTTTTTACGGTGAAGATGGATTTTACGATAAATCTAAAGGTGTTAAATCAAATGATACAGCTGCTACTGTAACAACTGCTAACCTTTATTCATTTAGCAAAACTGGTTTCGCTAGTAAAACAGGAACTAGTATCGTTTCAGGTACAACTGAAATCGTTAAAATTACAATCGGTGCAGCTACAACTACACGTATTGAAGATGTTGAAGAGTTCTTAAGTACTTTAAAAGTTACTGACGGTACTGATGAATTAGATTTCTACTTCCCAGCTCAAAAATACGGTTCTCCTTTAATGGATGCTACTGGTGTAGCTTACATCGCAATTAGCGCAAAAGATGCTGAAACTGTAGCTTTAGCTGACTTAGATGTTACTTATAACACATATGGTAACTTAGAATTAGCTGACGAAATGGGTGAGGTATCATTCGAATTGAAATCTGTAACAGTTTCTGTTATCGAAAGAAAATTAAGAGCACAATGGTCTCCAGAATTAGCTCAAGATGTTAGTGCATTCCACAACATTGATGCTGAAGCTGAATTAACAGCTTTATTATCTGAGCAAGTTGCTGCTGAAATCGATCGTGAGATCTTACGTGACTTACGTAGAGGTGCTGCATGGAGATTATCTTGGGATTACAAAGGTGTAACTGGTCGTGGTATTGACACAACTAATGCATCTGCATTCTACACACAAAAAGAATGGAACCAAACTTTGATCACTGCGATCAACCAAGTTTCGGCTCAAATTCACAAAGCTACTTTAAGAGGTGGTGCTAACTTTATCGTATGTTCTGCTGAGGTTTCAGCTATCTTTGATGACTTGGAATATTTCCACGTATCAAACGCTGCTCCAGAGCAAGATAAATTCAACATGGGTATTGAAAGAGTAGGTTCATTATCTGGTCGTTACCAGGTATACCGTGACCCTTACTTCCCTGCTGACACAATCTTAATGGGACATAAAGGTACTTCATTATTAGATACTGGTTACATTTACGCACCATACGTGCCAATGCAATTAACCCCTACAATGTACAATCCGTTTACATTCGCACCAGTTAAAGGTATTATGACTCGTTATGCTAAGAAAATGGTTAATAACCGTTTCTATGGTATCATCAAAGTTAAAAATATCGTTAGCTTCGGTATCGATGGTTTAAGATAATCTAAACCATAAACATTAAATAAGAAAGGGACTCATATGAGTCCCTTTTTTTGTTTGTAATAGTTTAATCTTTGTATATAATCTTCTTTCCTGGATTCCGATAAAGGTTGTTTAGCCCTCGGTAAAAAATATAATTCTTCACCAAGTGATGTTATAATCTTTACAGCCGTATTCAAACAAAGATCAACATCATTAATCGAAACATATTCGTGAATGCTATGCATATTATAATATCCGACAGAATAATTTAAACAAGAAAAATCATATAAAGATTTTAACGCAGATACATCAGTATATGGGTGATAACCTAATTTATCTATTGTGTATTCTGGTAAACACGCTTCAAATATAGGATCTAATTTTTTAAAAAACTCATCTGCCGTTGAAAACAATTTAACACCATCAGAGTAATGACTTACCCAATTATTAAATGGTGCGTCAAATTGTATAGCATATCCTACATTCTCAAAGAATTTGGGGTCAGATAAGTAAGAACCAAGACAACCAACCTCTTCTGAAACAAAAAACGCAGCTTTAATATTATCAAATTTTTCAAATAATTCTAAACAAACAAATATACCAGCTTTATTATCTCCACCAATACCAGTTGGGGAACCATCTGGTTTTACAGCTGATAGCGTGTAGTTATTCTCAACAACATTAAATTCAGTTACTGGGTGAACGGTATCAATATGGGCAACAACACATGGAAAGTAATCTGATTTACCTTTAGTAGCGTAAACATTACCATATTCATCAACATAATTATCTATGTTACGTTCATTGAAAAAGCTAACAAGATAATCTCTCATTCTTTCCTCATCACCTGAGAAGCTGGGTACCGATAAAACCTCAGTAAGTCTGTTTATATTTATCATTTAAATAATTTTTCTGTATCAAAATTTGAAATATTCAAAGCATATTGATTAACAATCGGTCTACCAGTGTTATAAGCACCTAAAGCCAATTCCCATGAACCATATTTATTTTTTAAATATGATAAAATCTTCATACTTAAATAAACATTAAGTTTAAGGTTATTAAGCAAATCATTTTTTGTAAGTTTTTTATCCGCAAAACTATTTGCTGTTGGGACTTGTATCTGCATAGCACCATAAGCGTTTGCCGATGATGTTAACTTTGGGTTGTATCTCCAATGACGTAAACCATTATAACCACTCTCATGATGAGCCACCCCAAAAGCTATGTTAGTCGGAACATTAAATTCCTCAGAAAACTCCATCAAATAATAATACATCTGTACTGATGTTGGTATACAACTGTTTTCTAGCTTACTGATACCTTCTATTGGATTCTCTATTCTATTTACTTCAGTTTTCCAACCTAAAAAAAGTATGAATCCAAATATAAGTACCATTAATACGATTAATCTACTTATTAATTTCATAACTATTTTGTTTTAATTGCCTCTTCTTTTAATTGAGTGGCTGTTTGGTTAAATACACCATTTGTTACAGTGGCATCTACAATCATCAAAGGCTTACCTGTTTTTATATCCATGAATAATGTATTTTTTTTACCATCAGACCACATAGTGATGTCTTGATCGGTATAAACTTTAATACCTTTATCCGTTTCATTTATTCTATTGAACACTGTGTTATAATAATAACCTATTACAAATCCTGAGCCAATTGCCATAAGTATAATAGAAATAGCGCCAATTTTTTTAAGCACACCTGTAATATGTACTTTAATTTTTTCGATGGTAATATTAGTACCTTTTAAAATTTCTTCTTTTGTCATAATAATTTTTTTTAAGTTAAATAAAAATGCCAGAGCATAAACTCTGGCACAAATATAGATTGTTTTTATTTAACAACCAAATTTTTTGACAATTAATCTGTAAGTAATTGATTTACAGCGTTTATCACAGTACTAATTTCAATTGTTTTAGAACACTCGAACATTCTATCAGTATTTTTATGGTCTGGACACCATTCCCAATCACCAGGATTTAGCCAATGTCTGTTAAAACAACCACCACATACATTTGGATTATCATTAGAAATTCTAATGCAATCGCTAAATTCCGTATATGGGTAACTAAACCCAGATATCATAATTGTTTTAGTTCCTAGAGCCCAAGACATCCAACTTAACCCACTACCAACACCAATAAATAATGATGCGTTTTTAATATCTAACATTCTTTCATCCATTGGTAAGTCACCAGTCATATTTATTACATTTTGTAACGTACCACCTAATTTAGAATCATGCCAAGCATCACCTAATTTTTCTTGTGTTAACATAACAACAGCATAACCTAATGAATTAATATGATCAACAACAGCTTGCCAACCACCTGGTTTATTCCAATATTTAGCATGTGCTGATGCGTGTGGTGCAATTACAACATACTTCTTATCAGTCGGTAATTTACTTAATGAGTTTTTCAACACCATATTAGGTTTAACCTCTTTATACTCCAAACCAAGAATAGCACTTGCTGTTTCTTGTAACGGTTTAATTCTAAAGTTAATAGGTACTTTATCATATTTTATTTCTTGACCATCATAATACCAACCTACTGTATACATGGCGTATAAATCATACACAACCTCACCTGGTTTAATGAATGTAATATCTGGATAACCCTCAACAAACCAATCATTTTTCCATGTGGATACTGTTAATTTGCAATTATGTTTTTTCTTAAATTCATTAAGTATAGGCATCCAAGCTAAGGTGTCACCAATAGCACTAGAATCTAAAGCGATATAAATATGTTTATTGGTTGCGTCAAATTTATACTCATAATACAATTCATTATCTCTATAAACTTTTATCACCCAATTAATATAATATTCTTTTGAAGCCTTACACCAATGATTAGTTCTAATAGTTGTTGAATATTCTATCTTATTAGTATCACCATCAATAAAATCAACACGATATTCATTATTACTTCCACCTTTAATTTCAACTTTAGGCCCGTTAATAAATGAACAGTTTATACTATCTTTCAATTTAATACCATCTCTGATGGTTATAGGCGTTTCTTCGTAAATTTTCATTAGTTTATGTTTCATACTTTTTTTATTTTTTAAAATTTCTTCATATATGTTTAATAATTTTTTTGTAACATTCTTAAATGAATGATTTTCAGCTGTTTTTAATACAGCTTCTTTTATTCTATCATAATTAACTATTGAAAATCTGATAGCATCCATAATTTGTTTAATATCCCTCTCTATTCTAATTAAACCAGATAACTTAGTAGCTGGTTCGAATGTAGCTATAACTGATAAACCACAAGCCATAGCTTCTAGTAATGTTAAATTAGGGTGCCCAGCTTCTAAGATGGAAGGGTGTAAGAATATTGTATGATCTTGGTACACCTTTAATAATTCCTCTTCATTTAAATCATATAATACAGTCAAATGTTTATATGATTGTTTATATCTTTCAAAGAAAGCTTTGTTATTTGAAGGCCCTGCAATTGTGATTGGTAAGTTTAAATTTTTAGCAGCTTGTATAGCATAAGAAAACCCTTTTCTATCAAAACTATTATCACCAGCAAAACCATTATTTGCAACACAAAGTAATTTATGTGATTGTGGTGGTGTATTTGAAGGTTTGAAAAAATCAGTATTTACACCATGTTCTAGATAATGTAATTTAGGGTGATTATTAAAATATGGTATTAGAAATTTGGCTGGAACAAAACTTAAAACAGATTTATCAATAGCTGCTAAATTTTGTTTAAATGTTTCAGAATCTTTACCATAAACGTATGCGTGGTGATCGTGCAACGTAAATATATAATCATAACCTCTTTCCTTAGCCTCTAATGAAAGATTAGCTACGTGGGTGTGAATTATATCGAATGACTTATCAACATCGTTTAGATACCTTATATGACTTTCGTTACCCTCATCATTAGATACGTTATGATACTCCCATATAATTTTTTCAACCGCACCCCAACCATTTGGTGGAATTGCTATTAAACCTGGTGTTACTTGACAAATCTTCATTATTTAAAAAATATTTTATCGTATATAGAAATTAAATTATTATTTTCATCAACACTTCTAACATCTAAAACTGGTGAATCTCTATGATAAATAAAAAAAGCATCTGGATCCATTAAATTTGTTTTCTCAAATGTCAATAAATCAACTAATGGTTGATCTCTAATCACAGTGTATAAATAAAAAGGTATTTTAGCTAATGATAAGTAAATTGATAATGATGAAAAATGCATGTGTCTTTCTTTAGCGTATGCAAAATCCTGTAACGCACTTAAAAAATCTTTATTTAAATCAGTCGGTTCAAAATGTGGTAGAAATTTATGCATAACTTCAGTACACATCAATTTATTACTACTGTATTTAAATTGCAAATCTAGATTTAAAATAAAATCTTCATCAACACCTAAACCATATTCTTCAGCATAAAATTCTGGTACGTATTTATCTGGAGATATTCTAAACCCAAAGTTGTAATATCTACTTACATTTAAATTTTTAACGTAATCATGGGGATTGAATTTAT